TCTCCATCAACATGCATCATTGCCAATGCATGTGGAATAGTATGACGTTTACAATAATCCTTAATGTCTTCAACATCAAGAGTTTGTAAAAAATCATGTACGTTTTTATACTTGACCTGCATACTAATTCCTATTTCTGAAAATTGAACTGATACTGTCAACACAAACGTAAATTAGTTGTGATATGATCAGTACCAAGAAAAAAGTTAAAACGGGGTGTGCCCTGCAAATGTAAAAAATTCTTTCATAGTTTTCCTTCGTGTTTTAGTCTGCGATACTCTTCACTTTCAATTTGTGTATCACCAACACTGTAATGCCAAGGTTGGTGGCGACCAAACGTGAAAAACAATGTAGTCACTGGTCCGTTTGTAATTTCAAGTATTTTGTGGTAATAGTTTCTATCGCCACTCGCGTATGAAAAAGGTCGTCGAACGCGGGTGAACTCCTGTGGTTCACAGAACAAATCTTTTCCAAGATATTGTTCAATATAACATCCACTCAAGACAACCGTCTTGAAGTTCCACGGATGACTGTGAAGATGTATATCACGATCATGTTCATAGATTCTATGGATATACAAAGCAAAATTCTTGGTTTCAATGATGGCAAATCGTTTGAAATGCAATCGACCTGTTTTGCTTCGAATTTCTTTTACCCACTGTAGAAGTTTCATACTAGATACTATAATCTATGATTGGAGGCTTGTCAAGATTAGCCAATAGAGTCTTGGTTCTCGTCAAGTTATATCTGGCTTTATGCAATGCCTTTTTGAATCCATCAATATTATCACGTTTGGTTAACCAGTGGTGTTCACTTAACTCTTCACGTCGAATCATGATTTGTAAACCTTTGACTTCGCCTTCGTATTTTACGATCTGATGTTCGTATAACTTGCGAAGTCGATCTTTTTCACTAAGACCTTCGGTGTTTTTCCATAATTCGTATGCATTCATACTTATCGATCACTCTTGAAACAATTATCAGGATCGACACGTCCATAATTCGGTGTTCCAAGTCCGGTAAGTCCCATATAAAGGAACGTAACCTCCTTGCCGATCCACTTGTTCTTTTCCTTCAAGATTTGAGCACGCTTCTCATAACTACCCTTAAACACAGCATCAAATGTAACGTTCTTCCACTTGAGAGTCACATTGGTAGCAGCACCCTTCCAGTTACCATCACCATCTGTGATGTCAAGAATCGTACCCTCGTCATCATCTTCACTCTTGACCTTCACAAGATTCTTGGAACGCTTGTGCTCATAAGGAGCATCCATTTTACGAAGAATGCCACCCTCCTGTTGGTCATTGAGAAGATCCTGAAACAACTGGTTCATGTGGTCATTCGACTTGACAATCGTGGTTTCGACTTCAACAAAATACTTGGAAAGAGGAATCACAACCTTGTCGATCCAATTCTTGCGTTCAGAGTATGGAGCTTCCTCGTCCAAAATATCCGATTTGCCACGGAAATTGTAACCGTCATAGATATAAAACTTGACCTTCTTCTCACTTTCTGCCAAATCGGAAGGATCAATATTTTTCGTCTTACGAATCAACTTGCTGATTTCGTTCAGCTGTTGACGAAGATCATTATTGAACAGCTCACCGTCGAGAACTGCATTGGGATATTCCTTGAAGAAAGGTTTGAGAGCGTTCTCAACGTGCGGTACACTGACATACTTCTCACCCTTTCTGGTAAACAACCCGTCCTTGGTAGCAATACAACGATTGCCATTGAATTTACACTGCATTGCCCACTTATCCTTGGCAAAGTCCGGTTGCTTGGTGAGCTTGTTAAGAGGTTGTGCCAACATAGGTTCCACATACGTAGAAACGTCAACGTCCTTGACACTTTTGTGGTATCCAGTCTTCAACTGTTTCTTGTACTTGGCTTCGATTTCAGCCGTTGCCTGTTCGATTGCGGTGGTCTCATTTGACCGCCCAACATTCTTGGCTTCAGCATGACTCCACTCGGAAGTCACCTTTTCACCATCGGTGAGTCCAGCGACAGTACGATACTTGCTACCGTTCTGTTCCATGTACCAGACACGAATGTTTCCGAGTGAATCCTTGGTGTAGAGCGTAGAATAGGTCTTGATCATGATAAGAATGTACCAGAGTTTTTTGAAAAGTCAATAGGTTTTTTGGACTTTTTTAATCCAATATATCATCCCTATGTAACTGGTTATACAGTTCTATTGCTTCTTTTTCATTTCTGCAAATATGACCTTCAAGGAGATATGCTGTTGATCCCTGTGGTATTTCTTTTCCGGTTAGAAAAGATACCATGTCTTCTCCAGTAATAAATGGTCCGTTTGGTTTATGTTCCAATTGTGTTAACATTAACGTTCTTAGTTTTTTCATAACGAGGCGCAGTTTGAAACGATATCCAATATGGCTTTTCTATCTGAATAGTCAACATAATATACATGTTGATAGTGTTGATTTATAAAGTCTTTTACCACCTGATCAATCTTTTTTGCTTCTTCGTATGATTGATATCGACCTTCTTGGTTGTAACGTTTGTCCTTACGTTCCAAGTAGATATTAACACACGGATACATTCGGTCGTATTCATTTAATACCGGCCAAAGTTTTTCTCCAATTTTCAATTTGGGATAATATACATCCGAGTATATACACGACAACACAAGAGGACTGTCTGTGACAATGTTTTTGATCCCGGCGTTCAAAAACCGATACTCGTACTGCATTTGTTTTCCAAACAAATATACCTGATCAAAAGGTGCAACTTTACGTTGTTGGGTCGCCCAGCTTTTGACGTATTCGGTTATTAGTTCAACCGAATAATGTTTGGTTTTCATTTCACTGAACAACCATGCTGCTGTGGTGCTTTTGCCCGCACCGGGGCCTGCCAAAAAATTGATTCTCATAAAAGATATGTATCACGTATTTGTCAGTTGATCAATTTAATTTACGCATGAAAAAACCCACCGGATTTCTCCGGTGGGCTTCACCTTCCTTGGCTTTGTTATCGGTTTGTCACCGACAGATTCATGAATGGCACAACTCCACCACCATTGTAAACAGGCAACTTACCATCCCATCGTTGTAGTGCCTCGTACTGTACCAACGTCGGGGTCAAAGACTGAGCCAACACAAGGTTAGCCTTTGCCTGAGCTTCAGCTTTCAAGGCGATACTCTTTGCCTCACCTTCGGCCTTAGCAATGTTACTCTCCTTTTCACCACGAGCCTTCTCAATTGCCTGATCAGCTTCAGCCTTAGACTGCTTCACCTTGGTCTCAGCCTCAATTGCCCTCTGACTTGCCTCAAGAACAGCATTGATTCGGGACTGAACACTTTGATCTACACGTAGACCACCATGAAAACTAATCAATTCAAATTTGAATCCTTTCGGTCCCAATTGACTGTTCAAATTGCTTCGAACACTATCAAGAAGATATTGTTTCCTCTCGCCAAAGATGTCACTTGCCTTCATGGTGGAAGCGACACGATTGAATGCGTTATTGATCTCGTTCCTCATAAATCCATGAGTGATTACTTCGGGACTCTGACGAAATTCAACAAAAATTTGAGGAACTTTGTCTGCCACAAAGGTGTATGCGAGAGCAATATCAGCATTCACTACTGCACCCTCAATGCTGTTGAAGGTAACACTATCATCACCGGGACTCTCTCGGGAGGGTTCCTTAGTCCAAACAGCATTCTGCATGAACGTGGGAAACTTATAGATGTCTTCTGTAATGGGATTGTAGAAAACACCACCGGTAACCAAAGGAAAGTCATTGACACCCTTCTGACTACCCCACTGATTTACCTTGATACCAACGTATCCCGGTTCGACTCGATCACATCCGGTAAGAGCAAAAATTGCAATAATACCGACCAACAGACTAATCAACTTTTTATTCATTTTCATCATTTTTCTTAGTTTTCGACTCGTTAAACGCTTTGATCACCTTGATCACGTCACTCCTAAATGTTAGGACAACTCCAAGAAAAAGTCCAGTACAAAGGGCAACTCCAATCAGATTTTGAATATCGCTTTTGGCAGTTATCAACACACCAGACCATTGCCAAATGCCAATAGTCGCTACGATCAGAGAAACATACTTGACAACATACCAAATAATAGTTCTGTTTTTCATAGTTTAATCTTCTTTTACGTAAAATTCAGGAATGGTTGCATTCAAAGGAATTACAACATCATCCATATGTTCATCGGTTTCAAACGTAGAATATCCACCGCTGCGTGTGCCGGGAATAGGAAGACTATACCACTCATCACGACACTTTTTGGCAGTCGCCTTGAGAGGTGGAAGTTCATTTCCATCCTTATCAAGAACAATTACGTATCTCGTTGAGTTGTCATATGTATTATCATTGTACTCGCTGTGAATGGAAATAACCATTGTTGCAGCGTTAGAAGGATAATACTTTTGTGCGAAAGCAATATGCTTTTCGTACTTGGTTTTGTTGGGAACATATCCAATAGCAGAAAGTTCCTCCAATGTGGCTTTGCGATATTTACTCATGTTTGTTTACTTGTTAAAGTTAAGTCCTTCGGCGAGTCCAATGTAACCAGTCTTGGTTGAATAGACGTACACAGAACTACGATGGGTTTTATGTTGTAGAGCAGCACGAATTGCATCATCCAGACTATCGTATTTTTTACGACAAGCACTGGTACACCGTTCGTTGTCGGCATGAAAACCTCCGTAGATTTTCTCATACCCACATCGCCATCCAAACTTTTCCTTTTTTGATTTAGTAGTCATACGCATCTTCTTCGATCTTAACAGCGTTTTTGGAAATCACAAGTTTAAAGTTTTTGCCAAAAACACCATGAATTTCGCCTTCAAATGGAGAAAATGTTTCCTCAATAGATTCAACAAGTTCAGAAAACTTATCAAGTGAATCAATGTTCACGTTCTTCTTGCAAAAATCATCATCCTCATCATCCAATTGCCACATATTGTATCCGTTGATTTCAATATCATCAGCAGAGATACGATAGTAGTATTCATATCCTTCATCATTATACTCGTATGATGCACCGAAAGCAATAGTTTTGATTTCCGGGTTCTTGCTGATGACTTCGTTTCCTACCGCAAGAATCAGTTGAACAACAGCCTCACGGTGCGAATTATTGATATCAGTTAGAGCCTTTTTAATTTTACTCTTTGTCATATTGTTAGTTCTTTCGATTGAGAACATCGTCCCGATCAATCGTCATGTTTTCATATTCGCCACTAAACATGTCTTCATGAATGTCTTGTGTATTTTCAAACAGTTCAATCAAACTGTCAAGAGTAGGATTGGAAACATATTCCTTGGTTTTAGAATCCCACTCACGGCCGACCTCCTCATCATCGACAGTAATGGTCATATCATCGTACCCAAGATAAAACGTGGTTGCATCACCATCGTTGAATTCATGGTTGTTGACATACATACTGATGGATTCAAGCTTTGGATTATTATCGAAAATGTTCTTGAGTTCAATCCAAAACTCATTTTCGAGTGCCTTTGTGGCATCACGCAACTGATTATTCAGTTCATTAATTCTTGCAATAGTATTCTTCATATTTTTAATCTCCCATTACCGATTTGTTGTTAATGTTAATGTTTTTGATTTTGGTTTTTCTCTTTTCTGCAATTTTAGCAAAACTAGGAGGATCACCGATTCCATTTTGCATCCAACTCTTGTATTCCATTTCAGCCAAATAATCTTGGGCTGATGGAATGAATTTGTTTGCAAAATCCTCCAAACAATGTTGTTCACCGATGTCACGAACACTTACGGCTCGCCCGTCACTGTTAATAATCGTAGGAAAACGATGATCAGCAGTTTCGGGCCCACTATTAGCAAACTTGACTCGTTCAAGTACATTGCTCAAAAACCAACTGTTATGTGTCAATGTACGATGACGATTGTCAGCGATTGCACCCTTACTACAATCCATGAAGGCGTGAACAGGTTCATAATCTTCGGGTTTACCTCCGAATTTACGAGCAGAACTCTGAGCATGAATAATAGGTTTAGCCATAAGTGTTTGTATTTAATAGTAAAGTCCGTAACCAAACTGGACATTAAGATTTTTGTTCCAATATCCATTAATTACAGGAATCTCATCTTTTACATCGACTTTTTCAATCACAGCGTCTTTGGGCAAGCTAAGCTTGACAAACCAAATCCACAGATTGACGTAAGACTCCTCATATAGACAAATTTCACCGTCTTCACCCATCATATCCTCGGTATCGAAAGAATTCAAGAGCTTTTTTGTCAAACCAAACTTGGTCAATACCTTGAACACAGTGTCGGAAAGTGTGTTATTCTCGTATTCCACACAAACCTGATATTCTCCACGATCTTCCCAACTGCGGTTGCTTTCGGTGTAATCGTCGTTATGATTAAACGATACACCTGTCAACTTACAACTCTTTTTATAGGCATTTTGAATTTCGTTGACACTGACATTGCTTTGAAGCAACACTTTGTCATGTTTACCATGACCGTCATCAGACCAGTCACCCAACACAAGATACATTTTGTTCATTCGTTTTACACAATAACACAAAACCCAGTGTATGTCCACTGGGTTTTGTTGGTTTTTACTTGTTCTTAGCAACCTTCAACTTGGAAGGAACAAAGGTACCGTTGTTGGCAACAATGTTCTTCATGATTTCCTTGAGACGGTCATCGTCCTCGGGATACTTCTCAAAAAACGCGTCAACGTGTTTTTGATCCACCCCGTTAGACCTTCCGGTGTATCCATCCCTCCGAAACCACCCATCACCGTGTTCAAAATAGGTTTCAATGATCTCCAATTGCGTTTTGCTGAAGATTTGATTGAGACCATTAGACAACTTTTCTCCACCGTCAATCGATGCACCCAACCCATCCTGAGCCTCATCCGTAAGCTGTTTAACGGTGGTGTTGTTGTTGAGATTGGTACAACTCATAAACATACCTCCGAGAGCACAAACATTGCACGTATCAATGGCATTTTCGGCAAAAAGCTTCTGAACTGAATCAGTAACCCGGATTTGGCCACGATCAATCTTGTCTGACCAATTCGGCAGAACCCAGATTCCCGACGCGGCCACATATCGCTTAGCCTTGATTTGAGCAAGAACATCTTGAGCAATAAGGACTCGCTTTTGCGCCTTGGTTGCCTTCTTGAACTCGGCGTTGGTCTTCTTAATTGCTGCTTTAATCTTTTCGGTCTTAGTCAGTTTGGCACTCATATTAAGTTTTTATTAGTGTTTCAGTTTACGATACCATCGTACCACGGTTTTCCAGAAAGTCAAGTGGATTCGTCAGAAAAGAGGTCATCAAACTGAACATCAAGTAGTTTTACCGTACTTTTATCTTTTTGTGTAACCTCTACCACAGCGTATTCGTCAGATGTGGCATAAAGAAACTTGCAGTATACTTTGTTTTCGCCACGAAAACCACCCATGTAATACACTATTTGTCCATTCTTGAAATTCTTTTTTGGAGTGTCTTCACCAATGTCGATAGAATATGTACACTCCTTACACCAACCAATTCCATCTCCGGGTTTTGGATTTTTTACTTTTCTATCAACTTCAATGAAAGAGATTTTTCCTTTCTTTTCACGACAGTGTTCACAAATATACTTGGTGGGCTTATCATAAGTAACTTTGTAAAGGTTGTCTTCGCTGTATCTGACTTTTCCTATTAGTGTAACTTTCATACATCATATTCCTTTCCATCGAAGAACGCTTTACATCCTAACGAATGAGGTACAGCGAAAGCATTCACACCCGATTCACGAAACATGGCAAAAGTGGCATCATCATGACCTTTCCATTGTTCACGTTGTATGGAATTGCAGATGTCACTGAATTTTTGATGAACGTATACGCTGGTTATGCCACTCTGAATGATACCTCGAGCACAATCTGCACAAGGAAGTGCATTGGTATAAAGAGTGGCACCATCAGTGCTTATTCCAAATTTTGCAGCAGCGTAAATGGCATTTCTTTCTGCATGTTCGTACCACTTGTACTTGTCAGGTCGTTCATTGCGAGCCTGTATGGTGTCATCTACGCCTATTGGCAGACCATTATAACCAGTAGAAACAATACGTTTGTCTTTGACAATAATTGCTCCTATTTTAGTTTTTGGATCTTTGCTTTTACTTGCGACCCAATAAACTCCCTCCATGAACCACGAATTCCAATCTTTCATATGTTGTTGATATTGACATATGAAAAACGATCTGTCTAGTTATATTAAGTTATTCAACTTTTTTGATTATATCGATTTTTCCGATATATCCAAACTCATCACTGATTGTGGCAGTAGATTCCACTTCGTAGACATCACCGTCTTTGGAAACGATACGATATGATATACGAGAATTTCGTTTTTCTTTTACCGCCGATTGCCACTCAGTTGTTACTCGTTCACGGTCATCTTCGTGTATAACATTTTTCCACCCGTTGTTGAAAAAGTCTTTTAGAGGTACATTCATCAGTCTGCAATATTCTTCGCTGACCCATGTACAATTACCTTTTTTGTCACATTCAAATATGAGTTCTTGTTTTGAATTTAGAATCCATCGTTGTCGGTTACAAATTTGTTTGGTTAAATATGTATTTTCTTTGACATCGCTTTCGATACGATTGATTTTGTCGGTGAGACTAGATCCATGATTTGGTTTGAGTTCACTACATATAAACTCAATCATGTCGTGTACTTTTACTATCTTTTCGTATTCTTTTTTAAGTTTACCACTTATCCAAGAAATCACTTTGTACAATATACCAAATGCTGCTGCACCTGTTATAATGATTTGAAACAGGTGCTCAACGGTAGTTAAATCATATCCAAATAGATTCATAATATGTCGTCAGAATAAATATAAAATATACTGGCGACAATTAGGATTTTGTTTAATTTGTCTATTCGCCTTTGATAAAGGATGATTTTAAGTCTTGTATTGTTACTTTTATTTCATCAAGACTACGCACACGGTCTCTGTAAAGTATTTCAGTTTTGACACGTTCCTCTTCGATACGTCGTAAAAGATCGTTGATCTTTTTCATTGTGACGACTGGTTTGGTTCTTTCAAATTCGTTTACATTCATATTTCAACAACAATGTCCTTTCTTTTCTGTATCTTCTGGTTTTACACAATTGTATCTTATGTCTCTTAATCCGTACAAATCCATATACATTTTCTGTATAATTGTATCTATTGATTTGACCGACTTGGATATTGTTTCGGTGTTGGCTTCGTTTTTGATTTGGTCACAATACGTCGTGATTATGTTTTTGATTTGATCTTCCATTTTTTGAAATTTAATCCCAGAGGTTGTCAAAATGTTTAGCAAACAGTTGAAGTCCTTTGTTTTTACGTTCATTGAACTTTTCTGCTCTTTCAAAATAAATATCCCACTCTTTCATTTCATCTGGCGTTTTTTGTTTTTCAGAATCAAACAAACTACCCGTAGTTGGAATTGGATTAAACTTTTCGGAATCGATGATATATTCAAATGTCCAAATCATTTCGTCCAAAACTTCATTCCACTGAATTTCCGCTAATTCGATACCATATTTGTTTGTTGGATAGCTTGTTACAAACATACAAGATGGAACTCCAACTTTTTTCATTTTACGAAAATGTTTCAACCTTGGAAGAATATACTCAGCAAAAGTGTTTGATAAACTCCAACATTCTTGATCACTTACTCCATACCGAAGTTTTTGATATGTAGACTTGATCCATAGTATGGTATTTCTGTATCCATCATAAATTCCCCACCCTAACCACCGTGGAACTCTATCACACCACCAATCTGCGTATTTGTTTATACGAAAATATTCTTCAGCTTCATATTTATCGATACATTGTTTGATCTCTAAATTTATTTCTTCTATTTCAGCTGGTGATCTAAAGTCGAATTCAAGTTGTTTACATTTCATATTCCGAACGTATCATCACATTTTATTAGCGTCAAGAACTATTTGGTCAAGAATAAAAATGTGTCCAACTATATATTATTGACATTTCACAAAGATCAAATTAGATTTTGAATATGGATTACGAAAAACCATTTTACGTCAGAGGAATTAGAGTCGCAGTACGTAACGGTGGTAAATCAGTTGTTGTTTATCACAAACATACAGAGGTTTCGGAGGATCAGAGAATAATGATAGACAACGTGATTCAGTATTTGATGGACGAATACTTTGTGATAACAAAAAAGTGTAGAGTTGATATACACTGTGAAGAAAACTAAGTTATGAACAAACTAGATATTTTTATCGGTGAAAAAGCACCAGAAATAGTAAATGCAATAGTAGAAATACCAAAAGATAGTAGTGCAAAGTACGAATACGATCCAAAATATGACTGTTTTAGATTAGATCGTTGTTTGATTAGCAGCATGAGATATCCAGCTAGTTATGGATTTATACCACAAACAATCAGTGATGATGGTGATCCCTTGGATATTTTGGTTTATAACACTGTTCCGATTCAAACAGGAACACTAGTAGAATGTAGAATTGTCGGAGGATTAAAAACAATTGACAATGGTGTACCCGACTACAAAATCCTCGGAATACCACTGTACAATCCAAATAACTATACTTATATCGATCAAATTGATGATGTGTTTTTGGAAGTTACCGCTGACTTTTTTACACACTACAAAAATTACAACAAATCAACCAAAACAGTATCAGTTGATAAATGGTACAGAAGAGAAACGATCTGGCAACTAATAAAAGATAAACACCAACTATACTTAAATCACAAATCGTAAATTTTGAATTTGGGATTATCGTATCCAAACTGTTTTACTAAAGATCCTGCTCTTGAGTTTGCTTCATCCTCAATATTTCCACCTACATCTTGATGTGGTTCGTTTAGACGATTATCTTGGTTTTGTTTGTGATGAACAAATTCATGAGCTATGCTTCTAAGTATATCTGCAAGTCCACGATTTTTAACATATACCTTAGTTAGTCCAGTGGATGGATCATAAAAAGCATATGTCTTAAATGAAGGATCTCTGTCGGATACCAATTGAACTTTGAACGAATTGGTAATTCCTAGTTGAGCCAACACATATTTGACAAACTTGGCAATGATTAACTTCTTTTGTTTATTCACATGTCATAAATATGAATTATGACATAAATAACTCGATTTTTTCCATTATTAGATCTACGTCAAGTTCATTTGCATACACGTTCAATCTATTTGTTCTTCTAAAGTCCCAATATTCTTCTGGAAAATCATGTCGGTTTGCCGATTCTTCAAATATCATATTCTTTTTCAATGCTTCAGCACACGCTGATATGGACGTTGAATTTCCCATATGCAATTTTGCTCCGTTTATTACTTCACATATGGATAACATGTCCGTACTGTCAAACCATTGTATTTTTTTACCACCTGCTTGTACGGTAAAAGCTTCATATTCGGATTTCGTTCCTAAAAAAACCATTTCATTTTTATACTTTTGTACAACAGTTTTCCAAGGATAATTTGGTATTGTCCGATTGGCTCCATTGGTTCTTATGACACTTATAGGTGCTAGTGATTTTGCATCACATTCTATCCACGGTTTATATCCGTCATTAACATCTATATTAACATCACAGATCTCATAATATATGTCAGCATAACTAACCCGTGGACTGTAAAATACTGTTTTTCTAAAATAGTTCAGATTATAGTCAATATGATCTGGAACACCATATTCAAACTTGTTTATGTACGGTTGTCGTAACAGTAATCTTTTTACAAAGTTATAGGTTCTTTGATCAAATGGTTTGTTTGGAAACACACACATTTCAACATTGGGGTTGAAATCTATATGAAGATCAATATGAGAATATAAATCACTTTTACCTACAGACTGAATTACTTTTAATCCATATAGCAAATCGCCTATTTCTCCTGAATGATAAAAAGTAGGAAACATAAGTTTGGATGTGAAGTCGCTTGTCTTCACTGGGTTTCACGGAACTTACTCGTCAGCAATTACCATCCAAAAATTACGACAACTGAATTTTATTCTGAAGTTCCTTCGGAACAAATTCTTCATTTACCGATCCGCATGAAACACAATAGAATGTTGGAATTGGTAAATAACCGTCTCTTCCGTCTGGATTTATCAATGCGCTTACTTTACGGAGAAATACTCCCTGATTAAACACAGTGTTTCCACAGTTGGTGCAGTTAACTTCGGTTGTTTGTTTAACGTCGATGCCTCCGCGTGGAGCTTGTAGTGGTGTTTGATTCATAACTTTGTTTTGTTTACTTAAGGTTTACGAGCTTATATTTAAGCTTGTTTAGAACCGCCAACATTTCATCTCTAATATTGAGAAGATCAGTGTCTTGTTCTTTAATCTCCTTTGGAAGATCATTTGTCAAATACCCAATAGCAGAATCAATAAACGCAACTGGTTCTTGATCCGTTATATTTGATAATTTAATGTTGAATCCGCCTTTGGAGGAAATCTTTCCGTTTTTACCCATGAACACTTCAACGAATTGATCCATCAATCCATCAAGATCAGTATATGCTTCGCCTAAAGCCTCATGAGCGCTAAAACTATCAACTTGCCAGTGATATACATGAAGTTGATGTGTCAATGTAAGAAGTGTGGTTACAAAATTCATATGTTAGATTACAATAAATATACATCTGGTTGTTATTTCTTTCTCAGAACAATATTAAATTTAGTCACCTTGGACTTACAAACAATATTGCCTTCACCGAGGATTGCATAAATGTCATCAAATATATGAAGCAAATCGCCCGGATCAATGTCCGATCCTTCTTTGAGTTTCGTATACTTTGTCATTTCTTTTTCTTCAACACGAACTAGATTGTCAGCAAATAATTTCATTTTGTAGTGTTAGTATATGTAGTTAAATGGTTTCCAAATACCAATTCCACCGCTATTATGTGGATACCCATATTTAACAGTTCCTTCTTTTTGTTTGGATATAATTTCCATCTTGTGACCTATCAGTCCATCCCATACACGTCGAACACCATATGTGTCTTTATGAATGTGGTTTGGATTTATATCATGAAATGCTACTACACCTCTGGTCGATAACAGTTTGGAATAGATGTTGAAATCTTCCATAACCTTATCGAATGTGTGATCACCATCGATGAAAATCAAATCAAATTTAGAGTTGTCAGTCTGTTTCAATACTGTATTGACCGTATTTGGATTTTGTGAAGACGCGTTGATCAATACAACATCAGACGCAAACATTCTGTGTTTTTCCCGTTCTTCAGCATATTCGGGTGGAACAATATCAATAGATACTTTGAATCCGCTACTGTATTGACACATAAGCCAAAATGTAACACCGGTATACGTTCCAATCTCAAGAATGTTGTTGGGTTTATATTCTCTCAAAAATGCTTCAAATGCACACAATTCATCATACACCTGTCGGCAATCTTCAAAATTGGTAAATACATGATCTACGTAACTTTTCATTTTGTTATACTTATAGTCTATATGTATTGTGTTGTCAATTTTATAACACCAAGACTGTTTAATTTATTTAGATAACATCACCCACTTGTGGATATTTATAACATATGTCAATCATCAAAACTCAGTTAAAGTACGCAGAATTCACTGATACCAATAAGGTTTTAGCAAATAAAACTGTTGAGATTCAAGGTGCTAATTTGTTGATGCGTACCGACAAAGACGGATATCCAGTTGGTGAAAACGTTAGTGCATCGCCTGTAAATGACTCAGATCCTTTTAGAGTCGTTGTTTTTCAAGACGACAAATTCAAAATAATAGACAGTGATTTAGTAGGAAATCGCGGTGCTAAAGGTCCACAGGGTGATAAAGGCATTCAAGGTGACAAAGGTGAGCCAGGCGACAAAGGTGAACTGGGAGATCGTGGTCCACAAGGACTTCCGGGTGGTCCAGAAGGATATAGAGGACCGCAAGGTGACAAAGGCGAACCAGGCGACAAAGGCGAACGTGGTGACAAAGGCGAACCGGGAGATTTAGGTCCACAAGGATTGATAGGGCCACAAGGACTACCCGGTGGTCCAGAAGGATATAGAGGGCCACAAGGTGACAAAGGTGAACCAGGCGACAAAGGTGAACGTGGTGACAAAGGTGAACAGGGTGATATTGGTCCGCAAGGTTTTATTGGTGCACAAGGTTTTATTGGTGCACAAGGTTTGCCTGGTAAAGACGGCGTAGATGGTATTGATGGTGATAAAGGACCCATCGGCGACAAAGGAATTGATGGTGATAAAGGACCCGTTGGTGATAAAGGGCAAATTGGTGATAAAGGTCCACAAGGTGACCGTGGACCACAAGGGTTGCCAGGAGGAGCTCAAGGCGCACAGGGTGCTCAAGGTTTTCCCGGTATACCAAAAATCATATACAAACTGTCGCCAACAAACACTACTATAAGAAACCTAGTATTCGACGAAAAGGTTTTTTTCCAGAATGTTATTATCGGTAGATGTGAAAACGGTTCAACATCTGTTGATATAACAAAAAAAATCTGTTTTGCTGATTGTATATTTAATGCGAACGACACTCTGATTGATATTCAAAATGATATTTTGAACGGAATAGTAAACGAAATTAGTTTTGAACGATGCCAGTTTAATGGATTGAAAGCTAATCAATCTATCATAAAATTTTCCAATAACTCAAAAATCAAAAGCATTTCATTTATCAATAACACATTTGAAGCTAGCGGTTTTGATGAATTGCCTAGATTTATAATATCAGGGTTGGGACGTGGTGCAAATATAGAAAGATTTGTGTTTAACGACAACGATTTGTCCGACTTTGGTGTGGGTCAAAAGTTTGAAATCCCAGAACTGTTTCATCCTTCTGTTGAATCTTACATCGTAAGAAACAATCGTGGATTTGCTACAAAAATAACCAAAAAAGTATCAATCAACCCCGGATCAACAAACAGTGGATTTGTAACATTGTCATTAAGCGAATTTCCATTTGGGTTTGCTGAAAATAACGAATTATCACTATCGTCAATCAAAGTAATTCCGGTATCACATCCTGGCAATTTTACTTCAGGCAATGGATGGTATATTTCAAAACACACCAACTGGCCAACGGAAACTACTCCGGCAAAATTCATGCTAAACTCAATAATAGCACCATCTTCTATATGGTCATTCGTTGTTGAAATTAACTGTGAAACAAAAAACTAAATAAAAAAACCCACCTTTCGGTGGGTTTTTTGTTTAGACTCTTTTCTTTTTATACAAACTCAACAGTATTGTATTTGCTTTTGTTTTATCTTTGTGGTTAACATACTCTTTCAATACCAACTGAATAGCTGGATCATCTTTAGCTTTGTTTAACCACTCACGAAATTCGTCTGGGTCATAGTCACCACCAGTAGGATCCGTTTCTCTTGGATCCATTTTGGCACCTACATCTGTTTCCCATCCACGTCCCGGTTCATCACCGTTATCATCGGTCTTTTTCACATCAGTAGGTTCAGAAGATTCCATCGAACACGCAGCACATGATTCATTTAATACTTCATCAATGGCTTCACGAATAAGTTGTCTAAGTTTTTCAGTGGTCATACAAATAAATATAGGTAAATTACCGATTATCTACTTTTTATACACTGAAAACTATCTACGGGTACTTCCAACAACACATCATTGTTGTCCAATACCAAGTTGACAAACCTACTATCAATGCTTTCGATTTTGTCAACATTGTAAATGTCGTTACGATTAATATAACGAGGCCATACTTCTTTTAAGTTGGTCTTGTCAATATCTATATCCATGTTTTTTAAGAATCTAATCTTCATAGTGCTAATAATATAGTAGATACTAATGCTTTTTGTCAACTATTTCTACTTTATTATATACCACGAACGAACCCATTCTTCGTTTGTAGTATTTACTTTATAGTTGTTTTGTGTACAAAATTCATCAACGGCACTGATTACACCAAATACTCCATGGTAAAAAGAATACGATCCATCAGGGCGTTGTCCCGACCAAATATGTTTATCTTTACCATTCGAATTAAAATTTCCATCATACCAGTTCATTCTAAAATAATCATGACCGGCAAATATTCCACCTTTTCTAACTTTTGGAAACCACATTTCCAAATCTCGTTTCACAAAATCATAACGATGATTGGCATCAATATAAACAAAATCTAAGGATTCATCATCGAAAAACTCAATAGCATCTTCGCTGAAACACCTTAACATATGACATCTACGTTCGTGTCCAGCAATACTATTAAAACAATTGGTGTACGTTGTAACCGGATTACAACTATTCAAAACATCTTGATACTCACCATCATCTAATTTTGCCCAAACATCAATCAAATACAACTTTCCAGACCACCGTTGAAGAATTTGTTGAGCATATTCACCCTCAAATGCACCAACCTCAACGCCCCTTCCAGTTAGTTTGTGTTGTTCAAACAAATTTACCAAATCGTTTCTGTCATTCATATAATTTACGAATGTGATTTATCATCATCATACATTGTACTTTCAAGTCTATTCAGTCTATCTAAAATAGAATTGATCACATCATCAGATGATGGGTCTTTATCCTGTTGTTGTTTGATACGTCGATCATTTTCAATTTTTTCAATACGATCCAACACATCTCTAATACCTTGATCGTCAGATTCGCTAAGAATGTCACATGTCCAGTCTTCAACACCATCGCTGTTTTTACCAAGCAACGTCGGATACAGTTCCAACAACTCTTGTTCAATCATCTTTACAAATGGATCAATTTGTTCTGATTGAATTTTTCTAATTTTACGAGCGTAGAGAAGAATTGAATGAATAGAAATTGCTCTATTGGTCATTTGTTTTTTGTTCATAAGTTATAACGTATCTTATAGATATAGTTGGGTCAATAAAAAACCCACAAGAACTCAATCTTGTGGGGATTATACTAATTAGATAACACTATTCTAATTATTTCTCATTCTCATTTTTTGTAATACCACCTTTGCTCTTGGCTCTAAGTGCAAAATTGTATTGTGCCATCTTTACTCTGTTTTGATGTGGAATTGGTTTTCCAGCTTTCTTCAAAGCATCATTTTGTTTTTCCAATGCTGCTTTCATCTTTTCAATCTCAGCTTTGGACTTGTCATCAAACATACCCTTTTTGCTAGGGTGAACTGCTGGTTTTCCACCTTTGCCTTTACCACTCAACCAACCACCCTTGCCTTTAGCAGACTCGTTTGTTGGTTCAAACGGTGATGGATGATTAGGAACAGAACCACCAGCTTCAGCAACTGGTGACATAGCAAGTCTCGACAGTGCCTTGTTAGCCAAATCAATATCAATTTTTGCTTTTTCAATTCCAGCAAGATGTTCGCCCGGTACACCGTGATCTTCACGTATACCTTTGATACCAATAGATGATGCTACTTTGGTAACACCTTTAGTTGCTTCTACTGCCTCTTCCAATACACGACGAGTTGCTTCATTTACCTTGGTCAATGCCAACGCAAAGGCTTCTTTGTATTTGATGTTATCACGCGTATAACCCTTTCTGGTAATTTCAGCAATAAATTTCTCGGTAACCAATGTTTTGTCTTCTACTGATTCAAGCGATTCCAACAATGCTCGAATTTGTGATTCCATGGCAGTATGTTTAGCTTCCATTTCTTTCAATCGTTGTTTTTCACGATTCAATTCTTCGGTCAACATACCAAACTCATTGATCAATGATTGAGTTTGTGGATCGTCTGCTCTAACTTCGTTTACAATTTCTTGATATACTTCTTGAATGATTTGTTTTAGGTCGTTTCGTGTCATAGGAATAAAATGTTATATGCTGCATAGCATGATAACATAAATATATTCCTTATGCTGAAACTATACCCTTTTTTATCAACGATTCGAACCACTGACGCCCAACATTTGTAAACCTATAATCCCATATGAGTCTGCCATATTTGCGACTCAATTCTTTTACCGTCAATGTTCCATAACCTTTTCTCTGAAACTCATCATTTATACTAATGTATTCGATACATACACCCTCATACTCTAGGGTGGGTTTATAATACTTACACCACCCCACAACATTTTGTTGGTTATCACGAATGGTACAATAATATCGTTCCAAATCGTCTTGTTCCAAATAAATGTGATCAAAATAAACTCTATTCTTTAGTCCTACCATATTGTGTCAATTCAAATAATCAAGAAGTCTATCCAAAACTTTTTTATATTCATCAAACCATGCTTTGTTTCCACATTGTGTTGTTGGTATTTTAGATAAATCAATTGTTTCATTGGTCTCTGCCAAACCATATGAATTTGCATCAGCACAATTTGCATGTTGTTCATAATGATTTGGCATAGGTACCATCAACAATGGCTTGTTTTGATATATAGCTTCTGAACTGGTTTCAAAACCCCCACTACATACCACGGCTTTACAAACTTTCATTTTTTCCTGAAACAACTTAGAATCTAAGTTGTACAAATGTAAGTTGGATGGAACGATGTGTTGTTTAGTCAATTTAGTAAAACATTGTATTTGAAGTTCTGGATGATTTTTTGACTCTTCAATCAACTGTGGTAACATGTCTTCATTCATTAGATATACAAGAACAAAATCTTCCATCTTGTAATCTGCTATCTCATAACTTTCACGCCGAAGTATTGGTGGACTCACAATCATTTTTGAGTCAACAAATTTATAGTAACTCAACGCTACAATTTTTGCCCGAATACTTGTCACCCAATTTATGATGGCTAGAAATAGTTTTTGTACATAGTATCCATCTATACGAGGATACATGTGTGAATACATAGAATATTGATGACCAATACTAACATATTTGATGCGTGGGAAAAATATTGCAGTCAATCCAACCAACGGTTCGTAGTAATTAAATATAACGTCTGGTTTTTCTTTTCGTATTCGGTCACATATTTTTATGAATGAACTTGCAAGTCTTGGTAACTCATATATATTTTTCAAAAATGTTTTCCATATAATCACCCTCCCGTCTTTGCCAAATACAAAATCAAATCCTTCATATTCTATCACTTCGAATTCTTGTTTGAAATATTGTGACAAACCTTTTTTCTTTTTAGCAGCAAATGCGCAGCCGATCTTATATCCCTTGGATTCAAGATATTGTTTTACGGCAATCGATTGTGTTATATGTCCGTTACCCTCTGTTTGAACTCCGAATAAAATCTTCATACGTTAATAATTTAATATCACCATCTAATGTTTCAACAACAAAAGTGTTGTTCTCAACCCAATCACCTGTATTGTAATAGTTTACACCTTCTATATTTTTCAATTCAGGTTTGTGTATGTGACCACATAGTACAGAGTCATACCCATGATTAATACAGTACATAATCATTGTGTCCTCATAACTAGAAATATATTTTACAGCTTCTTTTGCTTTTTGTTTTAGAAAGTTGCTAAAGCTGAACTTAAATACACGAAAAAGTTTATTCAAATGTAAACTGTAATCATATATTACAGCTCCTATTTTTTGTATCCACTTGTTTTTTGTAACAATTCCATCAAATTGATCACCGTGAAGTATAAGTATACGTTCATTTTTTAGTGTAATGTGTACCGTCTCACGAACTATAGAAATATTACTTCCAAAATAAGCACCATCAAATGGTTCCAGAAAATCATCGTGGTTGCCCCATAAATACACAACATTAACACCTTTACGACTCATTCTTAGTATTTTTTGAATTACAGTGTTATAGTTAGAATGCCATTTCATTCTCCGTTTCAACACCCAACCATCAATAAAATCACCAACAATATACAGGTTTTCACACTCAATTACACTTATCAACTCAAGCAATTTTTCGTGGTTACAATAATCACCACCCAAATGTACGTCACTTAAAAATAATGATCTTACTTTCATAGATATAAGTATAAAAAAGAGTGTTACGGATATGAAACACTACACTTATAGTTTTTCCCAACCGTTGCTCCAATAACCATCTCCATAGTGAATATACAACTCTTCGCCAGCTTGTATTTTTCGCCTGGTATAAATGTAAATACCTTCATCCACAGTTGACCACACACAGTTGTTGTCGTCATCGTGATTGTATAAACTCAAATATCCCAATCCAATAACATAACTGTCACTGCCTATAGGATGAGCAAATACAATCTTTCTCAGAGGTTCTGGCACATCCTTCCATGCATATCTAATAAAACTACTAAATGGATTGTATTCTACAATTATGTTCTGATCCAAGTCATTTGACGTAAATACTCCCAATCCCCCTTTGTGACTTTTACGCACAAACAATCCATCGTTTATAAAATACTTCTCAAAATGATGCGGTTGAAACATAGACAATAAACTTATTTTTTGTTACGATATACCAAAATCATCACCGTAATAATCATATTCAATAATAATCCAATTCCACTATTGATATAGTTGAATATTCCAGTGACGTTGTTTTCGGTCAAATACAACAATACAAATATCTGACCTATGAAGCCCAATACCCACATGACAATACTAACATTGTAACTACTTTTATGTTTGAAAATTGCCCACAGTTGAAACAATGGACCAATATTAAACAATATTGTAAATATAATGCCGTAATACTCGGATTTGTTCATATCCAATCAAACATACCACACACACTATAGAGGGTCAATTTTTTATACCCACCCGGCTAACAAATTCTCTCAACTGTTTCACCACTAACTTATCCAACGGTATTCCTCTAAATACATGCTTTATCTTAGCCAAAGGCATGTTTAATTGTTTTTCTAACGCAGCATACAAACTGTTAATATCCTTGGGTTTGCTCTGCAACGCATCCAATATAGCCTTATCTAACTGTGCTTTTTTCATGTGCAAGTCTCTGGCTATCTGTTGTTTCTGACGTTCGACATCACTAATTTCCGGTGGTTTGGTTCCAAAAAATTGATAGTAGTTTACAGTGTTTTCACGATCAAATCTTTGAAACAATATTTTGTTTTTATCAATACCAACCCTATTAAAGAAATCATCCAACTTGTTTCGATCTTTGATAATCTCCGAATCTTCTTGCCAAAAACTAATAATATACTTGTCTTCACCCTTCACACCATATACACGACCATCACATTCAGCATACTCACGACTATCGTAACAACGTTTCAGTGTGCTCAATAATCCTATCAAATTATGATGTGTTGGTCTGTCCAACAGATCGTTAAAAACACTTGATATACTTCGATAAGAAAAATTCCCGTCACTACTTCTTTTTTCTATAGCAGTCAATACAGTATCATCCGTATGTAATATTTCATTTTCAACTTGTTTGTTTTCACACAATATGGTCTTTTTACTATAATCCCACGCAAACCAATATCGCTGGTTGTCAACAATATCATTATATACTAAAAACGTATATAACCCATCATCATACCAACTATATTCGTTGTTTCCATAATATACACCATCAGGACTTTCACTCAACGATTTATACTTGTCTATGATCTTCCAAATTCTATCTTCATCCTCAAACGACAACTCTTCACCATATGTATTCAAATGTGAAGGGTTGCCAGGCATCCACCGCCACTTGCCATGTTTTGGTCCCGGCCAGATTTGATTGTGACTGTCTATAGAATCATCTTTACCAACAACTTTGTAATGAACCTTTCCATAGCTGTCTACATAGCCCAAAATCCATTTCAAATTGCTGCCCTCAACAAGTAAATTTTTAAGTTTAATCATACAATTATCACAACATAATCTGTTGTTTCATCATTCTCTTATACAATGACTCTTTTTTAACCAACTGATCCAATGGTACTCCTCGAAACTTTTGACGTATTTGTGCTATAGGCATTCCATACTGCTTTTCAGCCTGAGCTATCAAACTATATCTATCCTTCTTTTCAGAATGCTTTTTAGCCATCTCATCCTTGACATATTGTTCCAATTCCTTCTTACGATCATCATTCAATGTAGTAATACCACTGTCAATAAATGACTGCAACTTCTTGATCTCAAATTCCAACATATCAACTTCACGTTCCAAATTTTGCTTTTCTTGTGGAGTAAATCGCGCAGCCGTTGTATGTAATTGAGCACGTTTTTCAATAAATATATCCGTTTTATTATCCAATATCGGAGCAATAGGTTCCTCCGGTGTGGTAGAGGATGCTTTGTGAAACCCAGACAACTTATAATAAATCCGATCGCCTACACTCACATAAGGCGTTTGATTGGATGTACGCACTATTTCAACATACGCTTCATCATCTTCAATAGACAATATCTTAGCATATAAATTCAAATACTTAAACTTTATAATATCACCAACTGAAAAATCTTTATTGGTCGTACTAGCCGGGTGTTCTGGTTTCGGAACCTCTACTGGTTTTGGTGTTTCTTTCCACACACCCAAATCTCTAGGATATATCTCAATAATGTTACCTTCAAAAAATCTTCCACCCGGATTGGTAACTAAGGTAAACTTAACAGTGACACGATCATTATCGATAATACTATCAATTACACCTCTTGGATTATATGGATCTGATGCATCAGACGAATTGTAATAATACACAACTCTATCCCCAACCTTAACTATGTCACCTTTGCTGATTTGTACCTTGTCGGGTCTAGATACATAGTTTGGATCAATAAACTGTTCATATGTATACAAATTAATGTACGGTTCATACAATATCTCTTCGGGTTTGTATCCATTAAACTCTATGGCCTGTTTCCAAAAATCCATATATTCCAACGCAACACTTTTGTTATCCCAAAAACTACATATTATAACCTTCTTGCCATCTTCACCGTCCACCTCAAATATACGAGCACGACTTATAGCGTCACCATCGAGACGCTTTATATCATACAATATACTCTCCAAATTGCTATGCCCACCGCCATTATTTCCTTTTCTCAAACGATTGATATTATACAACTTGTCATGATCACGATTATCACCATCTTTCTGTTCCACCTCTTTTATCTCGGCCACAACACTGGGATCCGATGAAAAAAACTCCTTTTTGATATCACTATAACCAAATAACTCCGTTTTGTTTGTTTTTTTGTCACGATACACAAAAAACGCAGACCGATTCGCTGGAGTTGTATATCCATACCGTTTTCCACCATATTTGAGTGTATCGGGATTTTCTGCAAGAAGATTTTTCAATTTTATCATATGTGTTATAAATATCAAATACTTATTTTTGCAATCTTTTCTTTTTTAGCTTGTGCTATTTTTGGACTAACCACTCCAATTGTACCCTTCTTCAAATCAGCCGCGGGTAAATTAGATGTAGAATATCTACCAATATTCAATACAAACTTAACAGACCCAGATTGACGTATCGCAGTCACACTCTGACTGTCTATTCCTATAGTCTGCTTCAATATAACACTATTACGACTCTTCGCTACCTTGGGTAACAACAAATAATACTGTATCCATTTTATAAATGCCACTACATTACTCGCTATCTGACTACCCAAATATCTAAACTCTATGGTTCGCTTGCTTCTCATAGCAGCCACATTGGTACCCCAATATCGACCCAAATCACTCAACAACACAAATAACCGCTCGTTGCTCAATACAAATGACTTTTCTTTGGTACTCTGATTCTCCGGCGTCTTTATCAACTTGTTTACTATAGAATTATGCAACTTGTCTCTCAATTGTGCCCATGATGCCAAATCCCGCCCCGGCCCAACTTGATTCTTGATCGCTCGCTCATCCACCAATGTCGTTATCGCCAATAAATCAAACGCATCAAAATCATCAGGTAACCCAATATGCACATGAGCACTCGTTCCTCCACTAACATTCTGCTCAGATACATAATCACTTATCTGCTTCACCAACTCAAACTCACTCTGCTTCAAATGCTTGCTTCGTATCTCAATGTTGTCTCCATCAGGACCCACTCCCCATACATCCTTGCCACCATCACCATACTGAACATTCTCACCCATATTATTCTGTATATATGACATAGCCTCCCTCACATTGTCTTCAATAGATGACTTGTCAGCCACACTGCTACGATCCACATATCTCTCCCACTCACCACTTCGTATTATCCAACTAATATAATCATCACGGTAATCATAAAAATCCCGACCTAACCAATAATTATACTCATACTTAACATCATCTCTACTGCTCTTCCACTGGTCATACGCCTTATCATACTCTTCATCAGTCTCAAAATCACGCGGTTCAGGCTCAGATACTAAACTGTCATACGTATCTGTATCTATAGGACCATAACTGTTATCCCATCTGCTCACATCATTATACATCCTACGATTAACATCTCGACGCTGCTCCTCCACCCACTCACTATAATTGCCATCTACTTCACTGTTGTTCTCTAACTCAAGTCGCAACTTGTTTTCATCCACCTCTTCACTGCTAGATGGCTCATATTCAAACTCTATTCCAAACGTATAAGCATCCAACTCTCCCGTGCCATACTTCTTAACCAATCCAGCTTTTACCGCCGGTGCCTTATCAAATGGTATTATCTCATTCACCACATTCGCAAGTTTTATCATATGCAAAATAAATATACCCCATATACCCATAGTGCCTATATATTTACGCTGCCCACCACCAAAAAAATACATATATATCTAACCATTTTGTATTTATATCACATGAAACATAGCCTTAGAACTGTAAAAATGCCGCCGGACAAAATTCAATCTACTTTGGATAAACATTTCTCAAAAACATATCCAGATGGATTTCACGGTTATAGAGGTGCAAAATATACAGAAAATAGTTTGTTTATTAACCCACAAAAACTTACACGCACCTCAAAAGACACAAACAACTTATACTACGTTCTGATGGATAATCTTCCAAGTTACAAAAATTATCCATCCAGAAGCAAAAGCATCATATTTTCCAACAACAAATCATACACAGAATTATACGGAACACACACTTTTCAAGTTTTTCCTTCAAACTACGCAAAAATAGCAGTCGCGGAAATTAAAAACGATTTCATAAAATTTACATACGCATTTAGAGTTTTCGAATTATACGATACAACATCACTCGTTTCAAATCTAGCACGGGGACTAAATGTACTATACACTACACATCCACACCTTAATGAACTGAAAAATATATATGACACCAATAACATACCACAATTAAAAGAATGGATCGTCGATATGTCAAATTTACTAATGACTTCACTGCCTTCAAGCGACGGTTTCTACAAAGATGTGCCACGAACATTAGAGTTTTTACAAAAAATCAACAACACTGATTATAAACAATATATACAACCTCTCTTGTATTTGTACGGAAACGACATTTCATATCGCCATCATATCGTTTTGCCATACACATTTGGTGAACAGTCTTTTATGTCCACCTTTTTGCTTTTGTTAGAAACTCAGGGACGCATACTCAATATCCTAGACGACTTGTTCAATCCAACTAAAAATGATATTCAACTGATGGACGTGTCTCAAGCAAAAACACTCATGTCCGATCCAAAAATATACGAACTATGGACAGACTCTTTATGCTACCTTGTACGAACCAAACAAGATGACATAAACGAACGCGTCAATTATAAAGACTTCTACAAATAAACATTTTAGTTGTACCACCCACGAACAGCACGCACTATAGAACTTATGTCTCTATACACAGACGGTACCAAATATCCATTCACCATCTTATTCTTGCTCTCAATGCCAATAGGATTCTGTATATCCGAACTATAAAATCCTCTAACCTTTTTATACGCATCCATCACCACCTTGTCAGTCAATTCACCATCCGAATTCTTTACCTCCACAAAAAACTCAAAATGATTCTTATAATACTCACGGTTTTTACTCAATGACTCATATACCTTACGTATAAACTCCTCCGGTACCTTACGATCTCTCTCCTTACTCCTCTCTATAGCAACATCCAAATCAGTGTCAATATATACCATGCCAGTATCATAACCAAATGACTTCAATATTCCTTCTCTCTTAAATAAACTAGACGCACTATTGCTGGTTCCATCCACAAACAACGGCAACGCACCGTTAACATACCCTGATAATTGATTGACCGTCACCTTCTTAATCATATCCACATGCACGTCAAACTCACCAGATATATCTCTGCCAAACTTCTTGCTCAAATACTCCGTATAAATATCCGTATTCACCACCCTAGGCATTATCCCTCCATCACTTATCTTGTTCAATACATAACTCTTGCCAGCACCCGGTATGCCCGCAAAAAATACAGCCTTAAATATACCTCGATCATTCACACTCTCCAAAAGATCGACGCTCATACTAGTCTCCTCAAAAAAATCACGATATCTCATATTTTCTATAAATATACTCCTCTCCCTCTATAGATAGATTATTTACGCTGCCCACCCCACCAACAATATCCGCCCGGTATTCACACAATCACTCATTTACCTATTACCATACGTTCCAGCCAATATATCCAAACAATATACCATTCTGCCATGCACCGTCGTAGTCAATAACATAACATTATGCTTAATATCACTCACCTCTCCCTTAACCTCATTGCCATAATACGTGTTCTTGTACACACTATCACTAAAATATCCCTCATATCCATGCTTACCCATATTGATACCACGCTCATACGGAAATACCAAAAACTCCCGGTTCCATGGATCCATCATATACCTGCCCGCAACTATACCATTCACTCTCCTACTACTACGATACTCATATCCATACTCGTTACGCACATAATAATCCAATATGCCACTATACCTTATCAAATCTTTACTGCTATCCCGTATCCTTATATCCAAATAATTCGCCATGTAACTACATAACGTATACGCACTATTATTCAATACCCACTCGTCATTCATTACCATATATTCTGTATGCTTATTCATAAATATATACAAAACCCTCCCTATCCCCATAGAGGTTATTTGCGCTGCCCACCCCCCACTCACTCCACTCACTCCACTCACTCCACTCACTCTCTTATACCTCATATATACAATCAACCACATCTCTCCACCTCCGCACGACGCATCACTATAACCTCATCATAATACTTATACACATCTTCTATTCGCACATCAACTCCCGATAACGCCATCAACGCAACTACTCCCTCACATTGCATTCTTCTACGCATCTCAGGTCGCTCACCCCACAACTTCACATAATCAATTCGCCGCCACTTTTCCATATCACCATCTTACCACACTTCCACTTCCTCGTCAATAATTAACATATTTCACTAATACGTATTCAATTTATTCACATATGCTGTTTCTCACTTTTTGTAAAACTTATATATACGCAATATATACGGTCAGTCTTACACCCAACCAACGCATAATAGCGTTTTAGCTGCTGAAGCGCAATTTTATTTGCATAGCGTTGCGTATATATGAATCAGCGTATATATGGTTATTGTGATAATGAGTATAAGTTAGCGTATAATAGCAACTAGTGTGTGTGTAAGTTGTTGATAATGGGTATAATGGTGGGGTTTACGGGGTGAAAAAAATGTGCTTGACAAGTTGAAAAAAATGAAATAAAATCCCGAAAAAATGTGCTCAAGAAAGTTATTGACAAGCTAAATGAGTTATGGTATAAGCGACGCTTTTTTGGCGACCCAAATGGGGTATTGACAAACGATGTAAAAAGGTGTATGCTAATGGTGATGCGCTATAGTAAAAGCAATTTGCGCAGGGTTGGTACGCAGTTAGTATAACATGCAAACGCTGATTTGTCAAGGTTTTTATGGTTTTCCGCGTTATGGGTGGTTGGAGTTGGTTTCCGCGGCTGAAGGAACAAAGAGTATGTGGGTGCTTGACTTTGTATAAAGGTATGGTAGAGTGTATGTAGATATGAGCGTATTGTTTTTCATCAAAGGAAATGCTAAGCTTGGTAAGGAGATTTACACGTTTTCGTTGCCTAGTGGTTTTACGTGTCCGGGAGCTGTGGAGTGTTTGAGTCGTGCTAATCGTGAGACTGGCAAGATTGTGGATGGAAAGCAGACATTGTTTCGGTGTTTTAGTGCTAGTCAGGAGACGTTGTATCCTGTTGTGAGGGTGCAGCGGTGGAAGAATTTTGATGCTTTGAGCAAGTTGAGTAGGAGTGAGATGGTTGTGTTGATAGCTAGTAATTTGCCAAAGAAGGCACGTATTGTTAGGGTGCATGTTGCTGGTGATTTTTTCAATGAGGACTATTTTTTGGCCTGGATGGATGTTGCTAGTATGTTTGGCAGTGTGGTATTTTATGCTTACACCAAGAGTGTTAATATGTGGGTAAAGCATATGGATAAGGTACCGCGTAACTTTGTATTGACGGCTAGTTTTGGTGGTCGGCATGACAATTTGATTGAGCAGCACAAGTTGAAGTATGCCAAGGTAGTTTACAGTGTTGAGCAAGCCAAAGAGCTTAATTTGGCTATTGATCATGATGACACGCATGCTTATTTGACAAATGAGTCATTTGCATTGTTGTTGCATGGTACGCAACCCAAGCAAAGTGATGCTTCTGTTGCGTTGCAGAAGTTGAGAAAGCAGGGTATTGGTGGATATGGCAAGCAGAAGCAGAAGCGTATTGAAGCAAATACCGCGAACAAAACTGTTGAGTGAGGCTTGACTTTTTCTAAACATGGTATAAACTGTATATACGGTAGCAACAACAACAACAACGAAAGAACGACGATATGAATATGAACGTCCGGGTTGAGACGAGTGAGGCTAAGAAGGTGACTGTGACGATTAGTCGTGAGGCGCTGTGGCATAACTTTGTGAACTGTTGGAGGGATTTGGCCTGGGATGAGTATCATGGTGTTGGACATTTGGAGGGTGTGGCCAAGGTGTTGCTGAGTGGTGAGAAGATGGATTTGTATACTCTGCGTAAGTTGTTTCGTGAGGGTAACACGATGTTGTTTATGGGTGACGCGATGGAGTTTCTGGATGTTCCTCGCAGTGTGAATCTGTGGCGTGAGATTGTGGTTGTGGATGGTGATGATCGGTATGTGATTAGTCACGAGCACATCAACTTCTGAAGGATTTGGGGTTTGCGGTGATCCTGACTGACAAAACCGCTTGACTTTTTCTAAACTTGGTATAAACTGTATATACGGTAGCAACAACAACAACGAACAACGCATATATATGGGAACACGTAGCAACATTGGTATTCGTAATCTTGACAACACGATTACTGGTATTTACTGTCATTGGGATGGATATCCCGAGTGGAATGGAAAGATTTTGTTGGAGAATTACAATGATGTTGACAAGGTGAATGCTTTGATGGAGTTGGGTGATTTGTCGAGTTTGCGGATCAAGTTGAATCCTGAGCCTGGCAAGCCGCATACGTATGATGAGCAGCAGAACGATGTGTGTGGCATATGGACGTGATCGAGGTGAGAAGGGAACGGAGAGCAAGTTGTTTAAGTCGTTGAGTCAGTTTGAGCGGTATATGGATAGTAATGGTGCTCAGTATCAGTATTTGTTTGACACTAATGTTGGCGAGTGGACGTATCGTGATTACAAGACTGACTGGAGGGTTTTGAAGTTGGAAGATTGTAAGTGAAGTCAAGGGTTTGTGGGCGACCGCGAACCCTTTTTTATGCATGTATATGGTTTTCCGCGGCTGGTTGGTGCAAACGACTGCTTGACTTTGTATAAAGTCATGATAGGATGGTGGTCAGATGGATGCTAAATTTTCGAGTGAAGGGTTACCGTTGTGTCCACATTGTGAACAGCCTATGGATCATATGCGTCCCAAGGGGCGTGATACTGAGACGATGGGTGGATACAGTGTGGAGTATTTTATTTGTGAGTGTGATTGTGAATTTGAGCTAATTGATTCAAAAAGGTTGTATCCCGCTTGACTTTTTGTAAAAGGTTGGTAGAGTGTATTGACGATGAATCGAGACGATGAGCGTAAGGCGGTTGCTAGTTTGATTTACTTTTCGGATCATGTGACCAAGGATCGAGTGGAACAGTGGATTGAGAAGTTGAAGGAACAGGGTCATGTGGTTGCATCTGATACACGGGAATATGAACCTGCGTATGGCGAACCGTGTTGGTATATTCCTTGACTTTTTGTAAACCGGTGATATTCTGTATTTCACGATGAAAACTTGGTTGGTTATGGATGTAAACGGGTGGGTGTTTCGTCACAATGAATATGGCGATGAACCCGAGTGGATTGGAACGATTGAAGGTGGAGAACATGGCACTCGTTGGTTTATGATGTATGGAGACAACCGAGTGTTGAATGTGGAAGAACTGCAACAAATCCTTGACTTTCTATGAACAAGCGTATATTGAATACTGCTATTAACAAGTGTAGTAGGTTTAGTGACACAAAGGAGTGGGTAGGGTATCTTACAGACATGGAAATTGTGACACTGATTGAAGCTGGTGTAACGCCGACAGAGTATTGTCAACGGCATGTTGAGCGTGCTAGAAGCAACATTAAGTATGGAATTTCCAGTCCTATTTGGTTTTATTTTCATCCCAATGGACTTGTGATGAAAGATTCGTTGAAAAAGCATTGATTTTTGGAAAACCCGCTGGTATTTTATGAATGATCTAACAAAGTTGCAGAAAGAGGTTAATGACCTCAAGAACGAACTTCGCACGTCTAACAGTGAACGTGAACGGCTACAACGCATGGTAAACGACTTGAAGAGAGACAACGAGTTGTTGAGGATGCGTGCTGTTTATGTTCAAAACCAGTACAATTCTTTTTGCGATTCTTTCTGAAATCGTTTGACTTTTTGTAAACCGCTGGTATAGTCTTTGAACGATGAAACTACTTGATCCTCAAATTCCTCATTCGGAGAACTTGCTCAACAGTCTTTATTTGAATGGCATTGCTGCTGATTTGAGTGAGACTGGATGTGGCAAGACGTATGTTGCTACGTATGTGGCAAAAACCATGAATGTTCCTGTCGTGGTTATTTGTCCCAAGGCGGTGATTCCTGTTTGGAAGCGGGTTATGGCGAGTGCTGGTATTGGTGCCATGGTGTCGATCAACTATGAAAAGTTGATGCGTGGCAATACCAAGTATTTGACGTATGATGAAGCCAAGTTGAAGATTCCCAACACGCCGACGTGGCAGAGCATGATTGTGAATCTTCCCAAAAACTGTTTGATCATTTTGGATGAAGTTCACAAGTGTAAGGGTGCCAAGAGTTTGAATGGTGCTTTTCTTACAGCTTGTAAGTCATATGGCTACAAGTTGTTGGTGATGAGTGCTACTGCTGCTACCAATCCATTGGAGATGCGTCATTTTGGGTATGCTACCAATCTTCACAACTGGTTCAACTTCAACAAGTGGTGTGGCAATATTGGTGCTGAGTTTAATGCTCAGTATGGTGGCATGTCTATTGACATGAAGAGTCAGCGGGTGCAAGAAGGAATGAAGTGGATTCATGATCAATTGTTCAATGTGCAGGGTATTGCCAGTCGATTGACGCGTGAACAGATGAAGGCTATGTTTCCGGACAATCGGGTGTTGGCCGAGTGTTTTGATATGGGAACCAATACTGCCAAGATTCAGGCGGTATACGACCATATGGAGGCTGAGATTGCTCGATTGGATGAACGTTCCAAAGATTATCGTGCTCATGTGTTTGCGGAGATCATGAAGGCACGTCGTATGGCTGAAATCCTCAAGGTTCCTACTTTGGTCGAAATGATCGAAGATCTGTATGAAGAGGGTATCAGTCCGGTGGTGTTTGTGAACTTTGAAGACACCATGGCGGCATTGCAGAAGCGACTGGCGTCTTATGGAGACGTTGTTGGAGTGATCAAGGGTGGACAGAGTGCCAAGGAACGTCAGCTTCACATTGATGAATTTCAGGCCAATACCCGGCGAATTATGCTGGTGAACTTGGCTGCTGGCAATGCTGGTATCAGTCTTCATGATTTGGATGGCAAGTTTCCTCGACACAGCATTGTGTGTCCTTCGTTTAGTGCCATTAACTTGGTTCAAGCGTTGGGTCGAATTCATCGTGCTGAAGGCAAAAGTCCTTGTTTGCAGAAGATTGTGTTTGCTGCTGGAACGATTGAAGAGCGGTGCTGTCAACGTGTTCAATCAAAGCTTGACAATCTGGATATGTTGAATGACGGCGATTTGGTTGGTGACATCAAGATCTGGTGATGGTATAGTTTCTATAACCTATGAGTTACAAGCTGGTTGGAATTCGATATCCGAGCTACTACGACGTTTCAAACAAACGAGACGTTGCCCCGGTGATCGTTGAAACGGATGATTCAACGAAGTTGAGTGGCATGATTAATGAACTGTTGTTCAATGAACGTGAACAGGATCGAGTCAATTATGTTTTGACTCGGTGGGGTGGCAAGATGTATATTTGTGAACCTGTTGACGTTGAGAACAAACGATATGACAAGGTTCAAATCAATTACCATCCGCATCAAAGTCTGACTTGACAAACGAGTGGGTATAGACTACCGTATATATGGTGGTTTATATACCACCCCGGACTATGATTTTCCGCGTAATGGCCCCGTAGCTCAATTGGACTAGAGCGCACGGCTTCTATCCGTATGGTTGGGGGTTCAAGTCCCTCCGGGGCTACCAATTTATATTATGACTACTACATCTACTTATATTGTTGAAAGCGGTAATTGGAAGATACGAATTGTCGCTGAAGACTATGGAGATGAGTATTCATATTTGGAAGCCGCTACACGTGCCATAGAGGGTGTATTTGGTAGTAGGCCCCTAGGTGAAAAGTGTGAGTTTGTATGTTTGATGGATGCTAAGGGTCAAGACTATTTTGATCTTGATACCAATGTAGAAGAGTTGCCACCGCCAATGTTTAGTGTGGTGACTGGTGTTCGTAAGGAAAACGAAACAACGTTGCGTGTGTATCTAACCAGCCTTTTGTTTGCCAATGCTGGTCAACCAGTCAACTTCAAATTGGCAATGCAAGCAGAAGCTTTGGAACCGGATAAAGTCAAGTCATTCAAAGAGTTAGCGGCAAAAAAGTCCAACAAATCTAAAAAGAAAAAGAGTTGACAAACTGATGTGTTGGTGGTAACGTATATATCATGAGTAACAAAGTTATCAGAGATATGAACAACAAGACGGTTGGAACACTTCGCACTCAAGGAAATGTTACACGTCTTACTGATGTCAACAATCGAACTGTTGGAACTTACAATAGCAAGACCAATGTGACTTACAGTGGTGGAAAGCCTATTGGTCAAGGTGATCAGTTGCTTCGAATTCGTCTTTAATACAATGTGGTGTTGGTGTAAGTAGCACGCCTATCATCCCGATAGGAGGTCCAGTTCATAACTGTGGCACCACTCCATTTTTATGCACCTATGCAGTGTTTTCCGCGCATAAAAAGACCCACCACATAGGGTGGGGTATTTGTGGGATGTTACACGAAAAACCAAACAATGTGTAGACCAAAGCCTAATACTGCAAAAAATGCAGCAACAATTAGCAATTGCTTTTGTAGTGGCGTTTGTAGTCGCCAACGTTCTTTAAGTGTGTAATGGTTCATTGGATGTTACTCGTCTACGGACTTATAGATGGGATCGCCCGCGGGATTATATCCGATAATCTCAACCTTACCTTCTTCGATCAAATTGTCAAGTTCCTGTTGAATCATTTGCTGTTTGGCAAACTCAACCAATTGTTCTTGACTCATATCGTTTTCTTGCATGAACTGCTGAATTTCTTGTGGCAGTTCATGATCTTCTGGATAATCTTGGTCAAAAACATCCACGTCGAGTGATGCACAGTGAGTCAACAATGCATCAATGGTTCCTGTAAAACTTCCTGTAATTCGATTGGTTTCTTTCATTGTACACAGCATACCACATTTTGTATACTGTGTCAACAGAGAAGTTGGGGATTGGACCCAACTTCATCTTGATGAATGCCAACTACTTAGGCGACGGCCTCGGTCTTCTCCACATCCTTGACGGCCATCGGATAGTTGGCGAGGTAGGTTTCCTTCTTGATGGTCTTGATGGGGGCGGTGCCACGATAGGCGTTGTAGGTGGAGCCGGTGCCGTAGACATTCACGTCGTAGGTAGCGTCAACAGGAATGTAAACGTAGGTGCGGTTCTTGATGGTTCCACGGGTGGGGCGACCACGACCAACCGGCACACCGTCGATGAGCACCACCCGCTTCACCTTGATGCCGGTGCCATACTTGAGGCGGCGCTTCGACTTGGTTTCGGTGGCAGGATGAAGATCGACACCAGTCTCACCCACAGAAGCAACATCAGCGGTCGGGGTGACGGTGGAGGTGGCGGAGGCGTTCAGATAGGAGGGATTCATATCTAGTGTAGTGTTACTGTTTTTGTTTTTGTTATCGGAAGAACTTGTGTCCTTCAACTGGAAATAGATTATCAGACATTTAGAGAAAGTCAAGCCTCGCTGTCATTTTCTGAAAGTTTATGATTTTCCGCGGTTGGTTGACATGAGTGCAAAGAAAAACGGAGACACCGGTTGGTTAGACCAATGTCTCCGTTTATTTTCAAAACCGACTTGCAAATCGGTTTCACAGGTAGTTTATCGGTTAGCTACACCAATATCAACTGTATGGATCTTTCTCCATTGTCATGAGCACGAACACTTCACTACTTTGAAGGTTAGGCCCATTCACGAACATGACCGGAGGTACGTTCACTACCTTGAAGTTTATCCGGTGTTACAACATGGCATATTTCTTCGCTACCTTGAAGACATGTGCTGAACAACAATGGACGTGTCATTTTGGCTCTTACGGAGGCTCGGGAGTATTCAGTCTTTTCCACGTTCCGGAAAGTTTTAGTGTTACGCGTCACACCATCACTTTCAAAATCTGAAACTACTTTATCACACTTTCTTGATTTGTCAAGCTACTCTCTTACATACCAGAGAGGGGCTTTTTGACCTGACCCCAAGGTGTTTGGCATTAAGCCTCTACTTCATCGGTATATTCCTCATCCTCGGGATGATACCTGCCAAGACCTTCACGAAGAGTGATACCGTCGTCGCTGTGCCAGTCATACTCGTTGGTGTTGGTGATCTCACCATTCACGATGGTTTCGTCTCCCAAAAACCCACCACCCTCGTCAGCAAACTCATGGAAGAATTCAAGGGTGGGATAATCCTTGGAAACCTTGAGCCACAACCGAGTCACAGGATTCCATGCGGTTTCGTAGTAAATAGTGGCACGACCGTGACCATTGCCGCCTTCGTCAATCGACCACTCTCCTACGTCATAGGCGTTCCACTTGGTGCCCCAGTTGGCATTAGCCCAGTTATACCAGTTGTTGAACCCATACTTGGCAAGAAGTTCGTCACTCTTCTCTTGCGTGATACCAAGACCCCATGGCTTTCCTTCCTTCAACTGCCATTCATTGAGTTCACCAGCCTCCTTCTTCTTGTTCCAGTCAGCCCAGATCTTGTCAATTTCATCTTGGGTTTGAATACGAACCGGACTGGTTGTATTCAGGATCTCATCGGGCATGGGAACCACACCATTGAAGTCGAGGTTGGTGTCCTTGGTCTTGACAGCTTCAACGAACCTGCGAACATCATTGAGGGGACCAGTGACGGTGAAGTTATTAGCAGTGTGATTTGGCATATGTAGTATCTATTACGGTTAAGAGTCTATCAGAGTTTTAGAGAAAGTCAATGGGTTTTTTAGGATTACCCACAACCTTTTGTTGGGTTAGAAATTGATGTCTTGGTGGCGAATCACATGCTTTTCACCATCGTCGTCAACAATAATCTCACGATGAATTTCGGTTCCGATGTCCAGAAATTTCATGCCATCGTCCATGAGCATACAGGTCAGTCCGACACGAAACAACCCGCGAAGCTTCTGAATGTCGAGTTTTTCACCGTTGAGCAACACCTTTGCAACGTCATCAACCATCGAAAGACCAGTGTATTCGTCCCATGCGGTGTCTTTCCAACACGTCACAAAGTTGTCCCACAAAGCTCTGCGGGTGATAGTGACGCTAACCTTCTTGATGTCCGAAGAAACCACGCTGAAGTTCGTATTCATTACACAATCAGATTATCAGAGTTTTAGAGAAAATCAAGCCTTGTCTTCAATTTGAAGAAAATTAGCAATGTTGTTACGAATGATCTTGACACACTCTTCCTGAGACAAACCTTCTTCAAATTGCATGTCACCGCTGATGTATCGGCCAAATTGTCCACCATCGGCAAACCAATTGGCGAACTTTTGAGACTCAAACAGCCACATCAACTTGGTGATCAACTCTTTGTTGTTCATTGTGGATATATCCTAACAGCTTTTTAGAGAAAGTCAAGCCTCACTTGATTTTCCGCGTATGAATGATTCACCAAAAAACCACCTTGTTACAGGTGGTTGAAATGGTGGGCCCTGTAGGATTTGAACCTACAACCAACGGATTATGAGTCCGCTGCTCTAACCGTTGAGCTAAGGGCCCGAAAGATTACCGGCCCGTGAATCGAACCACACGGCCCAGTCGAGTAAGATATGTGTCAAAGTCCTGAATATCTACCATATTCAACTTGACTTGCTTGCCCTGTTGTTCAATCGCCTTGATGAAGGTGGGAGCATCACAATCTTCCTCAAGATAGGCATGACTTTGAGTGTAATAGCTGAAACCGCTAATTTCGCTGGTGATTCCAGATCCAATCAGATCCATCATGGGAACCTTGAGCCAACCGTGTCCGGGATCGCTAATGAAGTCGTAGGTAACGTTCATGTTGAAGATACTCTATCAGGGTTTTAGAGAAAGTCAAGCCGTCACCGCAACCATTGGAGTGATTTTCTGATAGCAGACGTTGCACCGATAGGTATGAGTTCCAGCCTGCATCCGACGAACACGGGTGACGGTGATTTGATGCTTTTTGCCTTGACAACCACACACATAGCCATAACGAGTAACGTTGCGAACACGTGCGTTGGTGACATCATAACTGTGACAACGAGTGGCAGGAACATTGAACCAACTCATTACTTGCTTCCAAACGTGGCCGTGACCCGTGCCTGGATTGTTCTTGAACACGGTGTATTGAACTACGTGTGCAAACTCATGAGGCACCGTTTGGTTGATCATGGTGTCAACATTTTCCATGAGCAACACTTTGTTGAGGCTGATGAACGGTTCTCCGAAACGAGTACCACCTCGACCAGCAGCCGTTCCTCGGAGGTTGTAGTCTAGCGTAGGAACCACTCGTTGACCAGTTTGTTGGAACACAATGTCACTGCACTGGTTGATCTTGTCTTGAATCCGCTGATGAATCTCAATGTTCATGTTGAAGAAACAATATCAGAGTTTTAGAGAAAGTCAAGCCGTCATTGTCAAAGCAGATCCAGTGGAGTGTCTCGACTTACATGCACCATGCCGATACGTTTGCCGTCTTTGTCCTTGATGGGTCTGCGAATCTCGGTGGTATTTTCGCTGTCAAGCACTGCTGCACGTGCGTTACGCAATGCTCTGGCAGTTTCGTTGATGAAGGTGTGATCGAAGGCGGGAGTCTCTGTGGTAAAGTAGATGTTTACATGCATATACAGATGTTATCACCTTTTTAGAGAAAGTCAAGCGGTTTTCTGCGAAGGATCACCGCAAACCTTGTAAATCACTTACGACTCGTCTTCAACTTGGAGCTCGACTTCCTCTTCATCACCCTCGGTGCGGGACATATACCAATCACTTGCGGTGACGGTGCCCTTTTCAAGGTCATACACAATGTCATCACCGTAGTCGGAGCCGTCACCAGCACCGCTGTAACCATACGCTCCCCACGCCCAGTCTTCGACATCATTTGCAAAGTCGTCGTCGTCCTTGGGATGTGGAACCAGATCGACGTTCAAAAATCCCTCATCGTTTCCACCAGAGAAATGAAGAGTGATCTTCTTGATACCCAACTGCTTGGCCCGGTCGTAAATGGCCTTGTTCAACGGCATCGGAGTTTCCATAGTTTTGTGTAGTATCTGTTGTTGTTACGTTTGTTACTGTTACGTTTGTTACTGTATCAGAGTTTGTTTGAAAGTCAAGGGGCAAGTTCCAATCCGGTGGTGGTGCTACGTCTACCCACCTTGAGCATCCAATCTTCTGGATCGTTGTGAAGAAGCTTCAAATAGTCAGCGGGTGTAGGAATCCAACCACAATCTTCTTCGACGTGTTGTTCAGCAATCATCTTGGTAGCAATGTGTTGACCTTTGCTGTTGACAACCGTGTGACCGAACTTTTCAATCGCCCACTGAATACCAGCACTATGATGACGAAGAGCACGATGTGTCCAATCGCCGGTATATTGCTTTGTTTCATCAAACCAATCGTGGATTGCAATGTAGTCCGAAGGTGAACCGCCCCACTTACGGGCAGAGGATTCTGCATGTTTCCAAGGTGTCATGTTGAAACTACTGTATCAGTGTTTTAGAAAAAGTAAAGACCCATTTCAGAAAAACAGATAATAGACGAGATATGACACAGCGACAAAAAACAAAAGCATCGTGCCCTTGGAATATTCTTTGACATTGGTTAAGAAGCAACAAATCAGGCTGACAATATAGACCGTGCAGTAAATTGATGCCAAGATCAGAAAAAACGGATGTTTCATAGTGGATACAGTTTATCACTGATTGACAGACATTCAACAACTTTTGCTTCCGTTATCTTGTTGCGCCAGTATTCATTGGATCTCCTGCCCATTTCAGTTTCAATCTCATTTATATTCTGAATTTCTACTTCACGATTTGCAACACGAAACCGCTTTACAGCATGATATGAATTCGCTTGAGCGTAAAATGTTGCCAATTCAATATCAGATAAATCAGAAATTTTCATAGTAGATCAACTAACTTTTGAATTGATTCGGTTGCATCACACCTAATGTATTCTGCAATGCTTTGGGACAGGTTTTCCGTCTTCCACCCACTAGGCTATGGGTTCTACCGAATCAACTGAAAATATCCTATCATGCTTTTATCGAAAGTCAACAGACAATTTTTTCCAACCTTTTAGGATTTCTTGCTGAGTTGTTGGGTCGTTTGAACACAACATTAACGCATTTTGCATTGATGTCAATGCAGTTTCTGCATCATTTTTTGATGAAAATCCCGATGCAATAACACACTTCTTGATTACAAGTTTCATCTTCACATAGCATATCGACGTTTTGTAGAAAGTCAATCACTTAAGTGAAACAAGTTCAATTTTCTGATCGTGGTGAAATCCAGTCTGTCGTGGCTGAATATCCCATCCATCAATCAGATAACCGATTCTTACACTTTTACGAGTAACATCAACACTAACCACTTTACATTTGAACCCGTTCAATACGCTGATGTCTTTCATGACAAAAACATCATCAATAGCGAGATCTTTGGCTCTAATAGTCATGTGTAAAATGCTATCAGAGTTTTAGATAAAATCAAGCCTTGGTTTCATCATTCAGCCGCGGAAAACCATACGGGTGCATAAAAAAATCCACCCGTTAGGATGGATTGTGATTGACACTCTATGGTATTAGAGGGTGCGGTCGAGGGTGGCAAACAGACCCGCCGTCTCAGGGAAGGTCTGAATCAGCCAGGCACGAGCCTTGTCAGCATCAGCAAACTGAAACTGATTGACAGGGCGACCACGGCCACTGGCAGACGGAGCGGTGCCGACAAACGACAACTTGGTGAACTGGGCGACGGCGGGCAGAGTGTTGGTATACTCCCGCTGGACACGGGAAGGGGTCACACCCTGTGCCGCGTTCTTGAGCAGGGTAGCACCAGTGGCAGCGATGTGGAAATCCACCTCAGCGAGCTTGTTACGAATGTCGAGGAAGGTGAACGACTTGTCGAAGTAGGTGGCAGCGACCAGAACCGCCTTCCACCACGGGAGGGAGTTGCGAATCTTGGCCAGACCGTTCTTGAGACGAAACTCGTTCATCTCGTTGGTGAACTGAATGTCCTGAGCCAGCGACCGAATACGAATGTCGGTGCGGCCGATGGTGATAGTGGAACCAATGACGGAGTTAGTGTTAGCGCTCATTTTTTTATTCTGTTAGTTGTTAGTTGTTAGTTCTTACTTAAATCTCAAACTTACGGTTTATACTTTATCAGAGTTTTGGAGAAAGTCAAGGGGCTTTTTAACCTAACCCCAAGGTTTTTTGATTCAATCAGTGCCACTCACTGAAGAAGCAAGCCTCACCGCCCCAAGGATATGCGAACGAGTAACTGTTGATTCGGAAACTCACCTTGCCGGTGCCGTCAACCCGAATACGAGCAATCGACTCGTTGGTTCCCACACTGTTGAGATTGGGAGTGGTTTCGCCGCACATGGGGCCGGTATACTTGCGGTCAGCACCAATCGAAACGTACTTGACACTTGCACCCGTGACAGCCGTGATCTTGTAGAAGTCGATGTTGGTCTGCTCGTAACCCCACGAGCACACAAAGATGTCACCAACCTTCACTTCCGCCCTGGGAGCAGCAACCTTGGTGGCCAGGTTTTTGTTGATGTGAAGCGACCCGTAATGTCCTTCGGGCGACACACTGAGCGTACCATCACGCGATGCCTTCCAAACACGGCACTTGGTTCCGGCAGGAACACATTTGTTGCTGTATGCCATCTTCACGTCAGCGTTGAGGGTGATGAAGTCGTTACGACGAATCGATGTGTTATTCATTACGAAAATGAGTATAGGCTAGACTGCGCAGTTTTCAACCACTTTTTAGAGAAATCTTTTTACTTGACATTTGATACAAATCAGCATGCGGCGTAGCAGTTGGATAGCCGCGGTAAATCAGAAAGTTTATTTTGGGGCTTGAAATATGCCACGATGCTACTAGACTGTCCACATGAACAAGAACGTTGTTGCCTACATCAAGAACCAACTGGCCACCAACCCCGCTTGGGCTGCTAGGGCTATCGTCAAGTTGCACCAAATGCAGACCTTCGATGAGCAGAACAGCCAGACGACCAAAGAAAGCAACGGTGTTGGTTTCAACGGCACTGATGCTACTATCCTGAGCAGTTTTGCTGAACAAATCAATCGTGGTCGCACGCTCAGTCCCAAGCAGTTGGCCATTGCTTTCAAGAAACTGCCCAAGTATAGCCGACAAGTGATTGGATTCATTCCTGCTGAGAAGTTGGCCGAGATTGAGGCTCAAGTTGTCAAGAGTGAAGTGGCGACGGCCTAACACAGTGGTTGACAAAAGTCAACCATTTTCTTCAGTGTTGACGTTTTCCGCGTTGGGTGATATAGTTGAATCATGATATTACTAAATCTGAATGAATTGTTGAAGTTTGCTCTTGACAGTGTTGTCAACTATGTTAGTACCATATTCCTTTTGTTTTTGTTGGGAGTGCTTGCTGTAGGTCTGCTGACGCATCTTGCTGAAAAGATCGCCGGAGTTGTGGTGACCATCATCATGATTTCCCGCGGCCAAAGTGTGCAGGGTTTGCAGCAACAACAACAAGATGATGACAAAGATGAAGATTGACCGTTGACTTTTTGGAAAACCGTGATAGAGTGTCTTTGTTATGAACGACTACGAAGACGTTTGTTACGAGGACAGTGTGAGTTCCGAAACAGACGATTACCAGAGTCACGGATGGCCTGGTGACGGTAGCGGCGAGGATGACCTTGCTGACTACAATCAGAACGAGGCAGACGACTATCGCCACGAAGGTGCTGAGGATAGTCACCTCGAAATGGAGTATGAGGACCGTAACGGTTGTGGGTATGAAGCCGACGGTTTCGACTACTAACTCCAAACAATAAGGTTGGGTGTTATCCTTCTTCGAAAACACCACTCTATTTCTTTATGAAGTGTCAACCTATTATCAGTGTTTTGCATCGTGAAAACGACGAACTGTTCGTTATTTTCCGCGTGGGTGGATTGATGTTCAACTGGTGGACCAGTGTTCATGCCAAAAACACCTATGGAAAGGTATACATGAAACCATATGGCACGGTGTGGTTTGCACAACTTTACCGGCTGGAATTTGTTTATACCACGATTTGACCTCTTGACAGTTTGTAGAAACCTGATATTCTCTAACCATGATTGAATCTACTGTAGCAACATCTAACATCGACGATCTTGATCTGGAAGCTCTTGATGATGAACAGTTTCATCGAGAATTGACTGATATGGTGGCAACTTTGCCGGGATCCTCGAGCGAGGACATGCAGCGGTATGCTGACAAGATGAAAATGCTGGATGACATTCATATTGAAGTGTTTGGACCTCCCAAGCCGATTGAGTGGGATCATGATGACAGCATGGATTTCAAGTATGTTGAACCGTTTCAGGCATATCGATTGTCTGGTGGTTCTGCTTATTGACAACAACAACAAAATACAATAAACTGATAGAGTATGGGCAAGAGTTATCGACGCAACGACGAATACGGAAACAAGTATCGTGGTGCACGAAAGAGCAACAAGAAGATTGACAAGAATCGCAAGGTTCGGTCGTCATATGAAGTGAACGACGAAAACGATAATATGTGGATGCGAGCTGGACAATACGAAAACTAAGTATTGACTTTCTCTAAAACCAAGATACACTGTCTTCACCATGAAACTGAAGAAGATTAAGACCATCAGTGAGTTGGCGAATCTGGCACGAACCAACAAATACTATGAACAGCTTGCTATTGTGGCTGCTTCCAATTTGGGTGGTGGCAATTTGAGTTTGAATGAAGCTATCGATTGGTTGAAAACCAATGCCATGGAAACCAACGCATCGGGTGAAGTTGCTGACAGCGAATCAGGAGTGGTTGATGAAATCAACTTTTGTCGAGATTTGGTGAAGGCTTGACTTTCTCTAAAAGACTGATAAAGTTATTCGACATGAGACACAAGTGGATTCGAATGAATTCGTCGTTGCCCAACCTGAACGTGTTGATGGTTGATGGCAAGGAAGCTGGGTTTATTGAAAAGCCCAAGGATACCAAGACAGATCGTAACGCATGGCGTGTTCATCTTGGTGTGGGTGATCGCAACAAGTTTGTTGGTCATCGGTGGTCCAAAGCGGATGCCCAGCGATTGCTTGAGAGTTTTTGTGTTGGTGGTGTTCGTGGTTTGAATTACGGTGTGAGATGAAGGTTATAGGTTTGCGGTGATCCTAATCAAAACCGCTTGACTTTCTGTAAAATGTGGATATTCTGTAACACATGGACATTTCAAGTAAGCAACCTGACTTTGTAAGCGATACGGGTGTGAAGTGGTACTTTGACACACATACCACAGAATATGCTAGAAGCGATAGTTTGAAGAGTAGTGGCAAAGGAATTGCTACAATTCGTTGTTATGTGGTAGTGTTTCCCAGCGGTGAAACCACAAGAGTGGTACTGGATAACAACACCCCTATTTACGAAAGTACCAGTTTGGATGCAATTGGTTGTTTTTTGGATATGCTGAAACTTAGTTTACAGCATTGATTTGAATTGACTTTCAGTCAAGATGCCTAGTTCTGTCTGCGGGGCTAACCGCTTTCTAGTGTAAGAAAACACCGATCCCCTTAAGGTTCAAATAGAAATGCATCTTGACTTTTTCTAAAACTTCGATACACTTCTACGTAATGGAAACTGAAACCAAGAAGAAACGCAACAAAGCAGGTGCAAGCATTGTTTTGCCTGCTGATACATGGACGATGAAACAGGCACATGCACTGAATCCAAGTGTGTGTCATGCAAGTGTTTATCATCGTGTCAAGTATCTTCAGAGTGAAGGCAAGGTGATTGTTTGTGGTTCGGTGCAGATTGGACGTGGCAAGCCTAGTTTGATGTATCGCATGGCAACTGAATCGGATGTGGTTGTTGCACAGGAAGTTGCTGAATCAAAACTTCCAGCTGATTTGCCTTTCTGAGGCTTGACTTTTTCTAAAGTTGTGAGATACTTATTTCAATATGAAACCGCAGGTTAAGATTCGCAAGAGTTGGGGAGTTACCAATCCAGTTACTCGGCGAGTTGAAAACAAGAAATCCTACAATCGCAAAGAGAAGTGGGGCAAAAACTGGGAAGACTAACAACACAAGAGGAACGTCAGTTCCTCTTTTTTTTGTATGTCAATGGCGAATTAAAATTAAGCGCAAGGTTTTCTACTAAATATATTTATTTGCCATAAGCAAAAGCAAGCTGCTGCAGCAAAAGCAAGCACCACAAGCAAAACAACCTCTTCAATATCAATAACAACCATAAGCAAAAGCAAGCGAAAACAAGCGCTGCAATATGGCAAAAGTATAAAAAGTCGCTTGACGTTTTGTGAAAGTGTGGTAGATTGATCTTCGTTATGACACTTCAACAGTTTCAAGATGCTTTCGCAATCGCCAAAGATTTCAACCGTGATTTGTCGGAGGTGGATAACAGCATTCTGTTTGGATATGGTTTGCCCGAGTTCAAGCCGGTGCATACGACGTTGGAAGCAGTTGCGAAGACCATCAGATGGCAAGCGCTTCAATTCAACGGGCAATGGGATTCTGAGGCTTTGAATGAGATTGCTGAACTGGGAAGACGCAACTTCTTGGTGTTGGGTTGAAGTTGAAAAGGTTTGCGGTGATCCTATAAAACCGCTTGACTTTTTCAACAAATCGAATACAGTAGTTGAACAATGATACTTTCCACAGCAAAGTACGAAGCAGAGTGCTGGGCGACTGGTAAAACGAATGAGGAATTGCAAGAAGAAATCAACTACCTAGATTCGCTGTGGTCAATGAAACATCCTAATCCGTTTCCCAAAAACGCCCAGCACTCCTATTCACGACTGTATACTCTTCAAGAAATTCTCAAAAGCCGGTTGACTTCTTCTAAATAATCACTAGACTAACAACAACAATAATACATAAATGAAAACATTCGTTACCGCTATCGTTACCGTCTTCGGTGTCATCGCATTCGTCATTCTTCTTTCAGCACTGTTTGCTCTGCCAGTTATGTGGCTGTGGAACTATGTGGTTCCTCATCAGTTTGGTTTGAAAGAGATTGACTTTCTTCACGCATGGGGTCTTAACGTGCTGTGTGGATTCATCTTCAAGAGTTCCTCCTATTCCAACAACAACAAGTCTAAGTAACACTTGACTTTCTCTAAAACTCAGTTAGACTAACGTCCACAACAATAAATTATGCCTAAGAACAAGAATCACAAGGAACGTATCACCCTCGACGACAGTATGATGGATGTCGTCATGAAGATGGCTGACGGCAATCCGGGTGCACTCACAGTTATCACGCGGTTGATTTCTGACAAGAATGATCCCGACGATTGGGCTGGCGGATTTGGTAAACTGCTGAGTCTCGACTCCCACGGCATCTATGGTTCCAACATTTGGGTGTTGTTCAAGAACGTGTGTGACCAGAGCATCTTGAATGTGGTGACTGTGCTTCGGGCAGTTCAGCTGGGACTTTACTCTGAACGTGATCTGTGGAATTGTATTGACAACTGCACTCCATTGGACTGTGAACGGCTGCTGTCAAGTGTTCGTAAGGAACTGCCTCGATTTGGTAATGCTGAATCACAGACCGCTTGACATTTCAAGAAAGTCTGATACTCTGTATTCACAATGAATATGTTTCTTGCTTACATTCACAACAACGTCCTTGGTACATGTATCGCTTGTGCAGACGAATCACACGCCTTGGAATTGGTCAAGGATCGATTTAAGTTTGTCATTGGCCGTGACATGACGGAGAGTGAAGTTGCTGAGTTTGTAAACGATGGAACGATTTATAACGATGAAGACCACGATAATTTCCACAGCTGGTCTATCGGACTGGTCGAAAATTGGGGTTGACTTTCTTCAAAACAACTAGTAAAGTAACAAAGTAATCGAAGTAACAACGTAATCGAACTAAAATTATGAATCGTATCAATCGAAAGTCGGGATTTACAATCGTTGAACTGTTGGTGGTGGTTGTCATCGTGTTTATTCTGTTTGGTATCATTGCTGGAACGGTAGGATCGTTGTTCGGAACCAGTGACGGCAAGCGTGTGGGTGTTCTAACCAAGTTTAGTCACCGGGGAGTGTTCATCAAGAGTTACGAAGGTGAACTGAACATGGGTGGGGTTCGAAATCATACTGACAGTGAAGGTCGCAGTTCGATGGTTGCCAACACCTGGCAGTTTAGTTGTTCGGATGCCCGAATTGCCAGACAGCTTGAGGATTTGCTTGGCAAGGAAGTGGTTGTCAAGTATCACCAGAGTTTTCCCGGTCTGAGTCGAAGCACCAGTTACGATGTGGTGAGTGTGGAGGAAGTGAAGCCCGACAAGGGTAAGTGATTACAAGACAACAAGATGCCCACATGGACGAAAGTCTGTGTGGGTTTTTTGTTTGCAGTCAACAACACCGCGGAAAAAAACAAGTGGGGCTTGACTTTTGCCAAAAATGTGAGAAACTGTTTTCACAATGAACGACGAAATCATGTTTCTTGCTACGGTGACGGTTGAAGAACTGGAAGGATATGATCAGTATCTTGCTGAGTTGGAAGCGAAGCAGGATTTGGACATGATGCTCAATCAAATGGCTGGTGAGGCTTGACTTTCTGTAAAACTTTGATAAATTATTGACCACATGAAGAAGAACATCATTCACGTTATTTATCCTGCTCAGACGACGATTGCTTTTGTTCATGAGTGTGATGAAACGGTGGAAACGATTCTGGAGTTGGTGTTTGGAATGTTCAACCACGGTTCGTGTCAAGAGACTGAACTGTTTCTCAAGTCCAAGATTCGTTCGTTGAGTGTCAACGACATTGTGTGTGTGAACGGGCGTTATTTTCAATGTGCTCCGGTTGGTTGGAATGAAGTGTCACCCGAGTATGTGACTCAGTTGGAAAAGGATGTGGCTAACGCTCCTATGACTTCGCTTCATGGTCCTTGGTTTGGATTGAGTGAAGTGATGTATGCTCGTCAAAAGGCTCAGTTGGTTTGATGTTGACAAGGTTTACGGTAATCCTAAAAACCGTTTGAATCGTGGTTTTCCGCGGCTGACGATGTATGATGGGGCTTGACTTTTTCTAAAAAAAGTGTAGATTATATACACAATGACTCCCGCTGAAGAATTAAATTCGATCTACGAACGCATTGGTGATGGCGAACCAATCACCGATGAATTGAGCGAACGAATTGAACTGCTGGAGAACATTGTCAATCCGAAGGTTGTTTATCGGTGTGAACCAGTTGAACCGGAAGGTTGTGGTTGCGATCATCCAAGTTATTGTTGGGACTGTGCAGCAATCCGTGGTGGTTGTCCGGAAGATGCTTGACTTTCTCTAAACTCCTGATAACCTTTACTCACAATGAACGCTAACGATCTTGCTGTGTGTTTGATTCCTTCCAATTTGACGTGGTTCACCTTTAGTCAAAACAATAGCGGTGGACGGTTCACTGTGGATGACAAGGTGGATGCATATGTGATTATTCAGGCACCTGATGCTGATACCGCGAACCAATTGGCTGAACGTATCGGTATCTACTTCAACGGTGTGGACGAGGGATACGACTGTGAGTGCTGTGGCGACCGATGGAGTTCGATGTACAGTGATGACTACGGAACCGATATGCCTAAGATTTACGGACATGAAGTTTCGTATTCGCCTGATGCTGTGATGACCAGTGTGTACCCGGGCGATACTTGGATAAAGATGGGTGTCAAGGTTTATCCTTACTCGGTGATCAGCAAGATGTAACAACTTACAAGGTTTGCGGTGATCCTTCGCAGAAAACCGATTGACTTTCTTCAATTGTCTGTTATCTTGAAATCACAACATATGACAAAGTACATCGTAACCGTAGACAGCAGTGGCGACCGGCGTTGGTACAACGAATTCGACCAACTTCACCGCACTGATGGTCCAGCTGTGGAATATGCTGATGGCACCAAGATTTGGTATCAAAATGACAAACGTCACCGCACTGATGGTCCAGCGGCGGAGTATGCCGATGGCACCAAGCGTTGGTATCTCAACGGCAAACGTCATCGTGACGATGGTCCTGCTATTGAGTATGTTAACGGAAACAAGTTTTGGTTCATTGAAGACCGTGAGCTGACAGAAGCTGAGTTTTTGAAGCGAACCAAGGCCAAGGCACCGTGTGAAGGCAGAACGGTTGAAGTGGATGGAGTGCGGTACAAGCTGGTTGCTGTGTAACCGCTGAAGAAGCCTTGGGGTGAGGATAAAAAGCCCCTTGACTTTCTGTAAAGTTCTGACATACTGATTTCACGATGAAACACGAAAAGTGGGTTGATGTCAACGGAGTTACAGTCTACGAAACCGGCCGTCGCAGTTCCAAATTAGGTATCAACAAAGTGTTTCTCACCCGTGGTGAATTGATCGCCACAAAAGTGTTGTTGTCAGGCACCGTAACCAAATACGGTACAACATTTATCGCTCCTTTCAAAAAGATTGTTTGACTTTCTCTAAACTGCTGATAGGATAGTTCCACAATGATTAAGATTACATTCACTGATTCGTCAACTGTTGTTGTCAAGCGAGTTGTTTTTTATCTTGTATACGGACGACCGGTGATTGGTGTTATCTACAATGATGGTGATGAACCGATTGTGCAATGTGTTGAAGAAGTGGAAAGTATTGAAGCTGCTTGACATTCTCTAAATTGCTGATACACTGTATCCACAATGAAAAACGAAGATGTGGTTCGTATCTGTCGGAACATCATCACCGGACAGTATTACTTGGTTCGTGGTGAATGTAAGGATTTGTTTGACGAATACGACTATGTGGTAATTCGAAGGGATGATAAAGACGACTATAAAGACCACTATGTACGCAAACATCTGTTTGACAGTTTTGAGAATGTATCGTATCGGATGTTCAAGAAACTTAACAAAGAAGCTGGGTTCTAGTTGACTTTCGATAAAACTGTGATACATTGATTTCAGATTTCGGGATCGTAGCTCAGTGGTAGAGCAGTGGTCTTTTAAACCATTGGTCGTGGGTTCAAGTCCCACCGGTCCCACCACTTTTAGAATTCATCAGGTTGCCGAATACGAGGCTTAATCTGAAAGGACGATGAGTCTGATGAATTCTTGATTTACAGATTGTTGTCCGCGTGGATATGGTACGAACGTGGACTCACGAAGCGAGGCGGCCCCAAATCGACAACAATCTGTTAAGGTTTGCGGTGATCCTAATCAAAACCGCTTGACTTTCTTCACAGAAGTTCTTTACAAGTCAGAAAAGTCTGATAAGATATTTTCAGTTGATGAGGCTATAGACAATCCGTTGGGAAATAAAGCAGAGAAATGACGGGACTCTGCCATCAACCTATAATTTTCAGTGGAAAATAACCGGAAGTAATGTACCGGGCCTCCACAAGGAGGTGAGATACGTAGTCATCGTGTATCCACTGACAGCTAACTCAGAGAGTGCCAGTCAATAGATGCCGAGCATGGGGCGACTGGTAATGCCGCTGAGGAAATGGAGAACCAGACCTGCTGTTCAAAGAATGAAAACTGGATCACTTTTAACCAAGCAATAGAGATTAGCTACTCGAAAACAGTCAAAAGTTGTACTGATAACAGCGTTGCAGGCGGCCTGTAAAATAATGTACGCAAACGGAAACAGATGAACAATGACTTTTTTGCTTGGTTGTATTTTTGAAAGCATAGCAAGATAACAGATAGACGCCGAACCTGTTGGTTGTAAAAGGTGACGCACACCGCCGTCGCGGGGGTCCACGTTCAATTCGTGGTAGGTTCGTAGGGAACATACGGCCATCCTTAAATGGAGAGTCGGTGAAATCCTGAAACTTGCTATTGACTTTCTCTAAAACTCTGATAAGGTAGATTCACAATGATTGAGATTATCCGTAATCCGTTGACAAAGTTGTCACTTCTCAGCAACATTTGGATTGAAGATGGTATGTTGTTTCACATCCTCATTCCACATGACACAGAACAAATCGAATTGTTGACTGACAATGAGATTGGTCAATATATGGGCGGCAATTAAAAAGTTGTTGACTTCATGATCTTTCGTTGGTACAGACAATGGAAATGTAGTCGTGGAAACCACGAATTGGTGTCTGGTTATGTGCCTACCAACAACCCTTTGGCACTAGATCGTGAAGTCAAGTGTGTGCATTGTTCATTCAAAAAAATCGTTGGTAGACAATACTTCTTCGATTGACTTTCAGTAAACCACTGATAGGATAATCATCATGGCATACGATCCGGATCTTAGAAACTGTCAAAACATTCTTGAATCCAAGAGAACTTTTGTTGCCGATGACAGACAACATGCATATGAATCTGTTGTCAATGCCCTTAGCAAGGCAGGCTTTGGTGTGACCATGGTGGGTGATGTTCTCACTGTTCGTAACAAAGGATTTGATGCTACGTTTATTCTTCACGAAGTAAGGCTTGACAGAGACCGCGTCGAACCTGATGGAAAATAAAAGCGTGTATATGTCAAATACGAACTGGACAGATACACCGCCAAATACGCCGGGGTGGTATTGGGTAAGACGCAAGAAAGAATGTAGTGTGGAGTATTTTCCATACTATGGTCAATACCCCGAACACTGGTCTGTCATTCGTCAGAATACTTTGGACATGCTGATTGAAAGCGGTAACCAACAGCTAACAGATGAATTTGCCAATCTTGACCAGAAGACGTTCGTCGTAGAATACAACGGTCCAATCTTTCCACCAAACTAGTTGACTTTCAGTAAACCACTGATAGGATATTCGCACAATGAAAATCTTGGTGTATTATCCTGCTACGCAAAAAACCCAAATCATTGAATGTGAAAGAATTGAGGCGGGTCCCGGCGGAATCATGTGGGTCAATCGCCGTGATTGTGGATTTGTTGGATTTTGCGAGGACTATACAATTACCATAGTCGATCATTGACTTTCAATTGACTGGTGGCGAAACGGCAAACGCACGGAGGCATCCGATTCTCCAATGTTGTATGTCGGCAGACAGAAGCATTGGCATTGCACGAATGAAGGTTCAAATCCTTCCCAGTCAACCATTTTCCGTTTGACATTTTCTAAAACCCTGATAACCTATTGTTGTTATGAAAATCACATACTCAATCGCAGAAGCACTCACCATCCTCACCGAACGTGCCAAGGCACTCAACCACATTCAAGATTTGTCGGTTGAAGTAACATACCCACAAAACCCCATTGGTGCACAAGACACCAATACCACCGATCAACATCCTTTGGAAGCTTACGCCGTAGTCGTCCGGGAATATGGCGGTTCTAGGCACAATACGAACAAGATTCCAGCCATCAAGGCGATTCGAGACCGAGTCCGGGGTTTGGGACTCGCTGACGCAAAGTGTGTCATTGAATCCGACCCCGCGTTGGTGCTCATTCACTTTTCTCGCTGCAATACGTTGAGCGGAATTTCCGAGTGACCAGCCGATAATCAATTCACAAGGTTGTGGGTCATCCTTTCAACAAAACCCCACCCATATATACAGGGCATCTGCGCTGCCCACCAGCCGCTTTTGTCGCCGGATGCCACTTGACTTTCTCTAAAACCGATATACACTGTACCCACAATGAATCCTACGAACTACACGGTCGGTCAACGCATCATCCTCACCAAAGACAACTGGTTGACCATTCGCAACAGCAATCGCAGTATTCACGCATATCCAGACGATAACTACGTTAACATCGTTTATCAATTGATGACCAACAACGTCGCAGGCACCGTCACCAAGCGATTTACGCCCGGTTATGAGTTCAACGTTACCTTTGACAATGGTCAAGTGCTGCAAATGAAAGATCACTGGGTCACTCCCATTTCCAAGTAATTCAGTTCAAAAATCCGGTTGACTTTCTCTAAAACTTCGGTAACCTAGTCTCCTAATGAATAACGAACTGATCGCTAAGGCCCTCAAGAAGTTCCCCAAGGCCAAAAAGATCGCAGTCGAAAACTTCACCATGGGCTACAACGAACTGTCTATGGAAGCTTCCATGAACCTCGAAATGGATGCCTCACTCTACAAGTGGAACGCACACACCACCAACGCCATTCGTTACGTGCTACAACACAAACACGCATTCAAAACCATGGCAGACTAACACACAATCGGTTGTGGGTGATCCGTCAAAACCCTCAACAACACCACTACAAATAGTAGTGTCGCGACAATAAGAACTGCTATTCAATCAAAAACACCTCGCTACGTCAACCACATAATGGTTTTCCGCGCCTGGTGTTGCTGCTTTTTATAGAAAGTTCTTGTGTTTGCCACTCTGCCGGTATAGAGTATTGCCACGATGAACGACACCGTGACACCCTTTGTTCCCACCCGCTTTGTTCCCACCCGTGACGATCTGATCGGCTACATCTCCGATATCTACAAGGAAATCAATGGGTTTCGTCCTCGCCCCGACTGGTCCATGCTCACTTACGAGGAGCTTGACAAGTGGGGTCGTGAGTTGTCCGCCGAAGCCATCCTCCACCGTAAGCAACAGGTGCAATGGGCCCGCCTGGCCCGCAAACTACGTCGTGCTCGTCAACGGGCTTGGGTGCAAAAGAAACGCACCTACTTCACACCCGTCACCTTCACACTGGGCATGCTAATGCCCACCTAAACCACCGGGAGCTGTCAAGCTCCCTTTTTCACTATTGCCATGGTTTTCCGCGGCTGGTTGATGCATAAAAAGACCCGGATTTTACTCCGGGTTGTCAATCTTTTACTTGGCAAAGTTCAACTTCCTGAACTTGATGGCACGAATCGAATCCATCTTGAGAGTGATAACCGGCTGCTTGAAGTCACCCCAATCCTTCTCAGGAATAAAGGCCTTCATCTTGGTAACTTCCTCCTCAGTCAGCTCCCGACCATTCAGAACATACTTGGTTCCCTTGGTCCGATGAGGAAAGAACTGAAGGTATTTCTGGTCCGGGTTCTTCTTGGAAAAACACAGCGGAGTGACCTTGCCATCGTTGGTGGTCTCATGCAGATACCACGTCTCGCCACCCTCGTAGTTCGCCTCAACACCAGCCTCCTTCATCCGACGATTCACTCGAGCCTCATGGTTCACATTCACCAAACCATTGCGCCGGGTAACCTTCACAGCACCCACAAAAGGATTGCCAGTCTTGCGCATCTTCACTTCGGTCTCAGTCTCGAGCGTCACAAACTGACACTCAGTGCCGAGAATACGGAGGAAGGTAACCAATTCGCTGTTGTCTTTGATAGTGATCGTCTTCACGGGTAAAAGACTACCAGATGATGTCCATCTTTCAACAAATAAAAGCCGCCGGGTGCCACATAAATGCCTTGACATATACCACCACCCACCAATCCCCATACACATCCATATCACCTTGTCAATACCTTTCTTCAGTTTCCGCGTATGCTCAAACATACACTTTGTTCAAAATATGCCTTGTATATACGCCAACACCTGATACTCTGTTCTCCGACATGAATAAGAACATCGTCCGCTACAACGTCACCAAAAACCTCCAAACTCCCATGAACCTCCGCATCAGCCTCGACACTCGCCTTCGCCGCTCTCATGTCACCCGTGTCGCCCGTGACTACGCACATCTTCGTGAATCCATGGGTGACCTCACTGTCAAGAACTGGGACAACCTCTAACATCACAATCGGTTCGGGGTCATCCATAAACCCCACCACTTGTCAACTACATTGTGGTTCACCATAGCCATATACACCCCACTCCACCCCACCCAAAACACTACCTTTTTGACCAGCATGCCTGGTACCCACCCCTACCCAAAATAACCCAAAAAACAAGGGGCAGGGTGGTATCCACCCCCCACCCTGCGCTACTTCTGAACAGGGGGTAGCGCTACCCCTCCCACCCGCGCAGAGTTGCGCAACACACAAGCAAAAAAATATCATGGGAAAAACCGTATATATGGTTAACATAATGGTGTGTTTTTGTGGCATAGATTTTTGATAAGAGGGTGAAAAAGTGATGCGCACGCGGTGGGTGCAGAAAAAGTTTGGGGAGTTTTGTATATATGGTTATAGTTATGATAAAAAGATATGAGTGAAACAGTTGCATTGGTTAGTGTATCTGACGACAGATATGGGCGAAAAGGAGGAGCGTATGGTATTACACAGAACAAGGTGCGTCGTATAATTGAAAACAATGATCAATTTGGCATAGGCAGGCTGATGTTTTGGAATTGGAGAGATATAGAGAGCAGTGATTTGTATAGTGGCAATAGGGTATTATTGAGCAATGCGGATCCTGCGGTGAATGGTCGGTGTTACAAGCCGTATGTTATAATGAGGGCGTTGAGAGAGATGAATGATGGGGATTATGTTATATACAATGATGTATCGCCGGAGTGGTGGGAGGTTGGCGAGGATTTTGAGATAACGGATGGTTATCAGTTGGATGTTATCAAGCGGTTGTGTAGCAGCAATGGTGATATATTGAGTTGTAGGGTGAGTTGGCAGGCACCTGATGGGGTATTTGCGAATCATACGCATGAGAATTTTACGAGTGAGAGGTGTATGAGGTATATGGAAATGGAGAGGTATCGGCATTGTTTGCAGCATGCTTCTGGAATGATGGTATTTAGAAAGAGTGTGCGTAGTATTGAGTATGTGGATAGGTGGATGAAGTATAATTTGGTGGATGAGTGTTGTGGGTTAAAGAATATAGATACTGGTGAGGATTATTGGGGAGAAGAGGCGAGTGTGCATGGCAAGATAGGGCATCGGCATGATCAGTCTATATCTGGGTTATTGGTGAATGATATTGGCAACCGGCTATTGAATATACCTGATTATTGGAATCCTTATCCTACCAAGACCTATAATTTTTTGAGTTTTTGTATGACCGGGCACAAATATGAGTTTGTTGATTCTGTTATAGAGCCTAGCGGGGTGTACTATAAGAATGTATATATGAATGACCGTTGGAGTATTTTGAAAATGAGTCGGTGATATACGAGTTGTCGGTATATTTATTGTAACGTATATATGATATTATTGAAGCAACTGTTGAGCAGCATATTGAGTGAGGCAATGACATACAGTCAGTTATTGTCACAAACTGATGGTGTGCGTAGAAACAAGGGTGGGCGAATGAGAGTTCGTAGTTTGGCAGGCAGTGCTAATGAGGATAGTGAGCAGTGGAATTTTGGGTATAAGAGTGCTAGTGATCATAACACTACGAATGGATCACATGAGGGTCGAATATCATTTGATAAGGATGCGTACAATCGTAACAAGGGCAAGCGTAGTATGAACGAGGTAGAGTGTAAGGTAGATTGTAGTTGTCCTGACTATATGTATCGATGGGCGTATGCCAATTATTATAGAGATGCGGGCAGTTTGGGCAAAGACAGTTTGAATAGGTGTAATGGCAGTGTACCTGGCAAGACCAATCCTCGATTGAAGCCAAGTTTATGTAAACATTTGGTTGCGTTGAGTGGATATTTGAAGACCAAATTGGATGAAAGTGTTTATGATGATATGGGTGAGAAGTTGAGTGATGTTGTTAGCAAGAACAAACAATTTGAAATAAAGTATGAAGAATAAGATAGACACGATGTTGTGTGAGGGTGACGTTGACAAAAACCGAATCAAGGTTGCGTTGGCGTTTTTCATCAAACTTTTGAAATTGACGAGTGCGTCTAATCGAATCAGTTTGAAGTATGGATATTTGGATGTTGATCCTGAGAGTCAACTACCTACACAGGCTAGTGTTAAGGTGAGTGAGAGCAAGCCACACAAGTATACTATTACGATGCGTAGCAACAATCCTATGAGTGTTGACGAGCAGATACGTCATTTGGCGCATGAGGTAAAGCATATTGAACAAGTTGAGAGTGGGCGATTTGATGTATATGGCAACAAGTGGGATGGAGTTACATATCCTACTGGGTATACGAGATCTGATTATATGAAGTATCCGTGGGAGCAAGATGCTCGTAGTGGTGCTGCTGAGATGTCGTTGGAGTTTACAAGATATATGCGTGACAGAGGCAGCAAAAAGAAGATTGTGAAGATACGTTGAAATATAAAAAGTTGCACACAAAACTTGACAAGTAAATTTTTGTGTGGTAGATTATTATAATGATTGATCAAATAGAAAATGTTTTGAAATCACATTATGGAGTTACTGAGTGTGTTGTTAATGAACGAAGTGACAATTGTACTGTTGAGGTATATTGTTTAGGAGGCGATGTTGATTACATCAAGCTTGCTTTGGTGCAGTTGTGTGAAGTTGATGATAGCGACGTAACGATTGAAGGTGGTAGTGACGACCGTCAACTTTTTGTGATAAGTTTGAACTAACGATCTCCGTAGAGATTTAGTTTTTTTGGAGGTTCTGGTTTTATTTCTTGTTCGATTTGTTTGATTGCGTAGAGTTTGCTTTCCAGAGGAGCGAGTCGATATTCGCCTTTGAATTGGCATACATTGAAATATGCTTCTAATGTTTCGGTGATACTTGCGTATATTACTTTACGTGGGTCGTTAACAAGAATCCATCTATCACCGGGTGGGACTCTGGTGGCGATTAGTTCGTTGTGTTCTGTGATTTTTGTGGTGGGTTCGTTCATAGTATATGTTAATAGTCTTTGAGCAAGGCGAAGCAGTCTACTGATTGTGGGTTAAAGTCTGTTAAGTTATTGATTGCGTTGCCGAATGTAGTGAATTCGCCGAAGGTATCATCTATCAAAAGTATTTTTTTGTTTTCTACGTATGTTTTGACGATTTCTTGAGTTTCTGGATCTGTGAATTTGAGAAACTTGAAATAGCGACGATAGCTGGCTGGAATTTTTTTGATACTGAAAGGTTTGTCTGGATGAGATCGTTGTATTGCAGCTAGCAATTTTTTTAAAGCGTCTTTTGTTTTTTCGCTTTTTTCTCGATCAATCATATCTTGGTTGATGGTTACGTCTTTTCTCAATTGTTTTACAAATGCGTCGTTTGATATGAACACGTCACGTTTTGCGTATTTTTTGAATTCGTTTACCAAAACGGTGTTGAGTGTTGCTGAAGTTGGCATCGAGATGATGGCATCGTATTGATCTATTGGAAATTTGTTGTTGAATGTTTTGACTGTGTGTTCTACGAGGAAGTCTATAATAATGCGTGATGATTGGTCTGAGTTTGGATTTTTCAACGCGGTTCTTACTGCGTCTCTGGATCTGTTTGCTATGACACGTTGTTCTTTTTGGCTATCAGCGTATTGTGAAAAAATCAAATCGATTTTGGATTGTTGCAATTGAAAGCCATAAAACACATGTACTGGTATGTTGTTTCTTGGATTTTTGCTAATGACTTTCATTGTGGTATTGCCAAACAGAGGGTGTATGACATCATATGGTCTTTCGTTGTTAACGTCCAAGTCCATTTGTTTGGTTTTTGGGTTTATGCCGATACCCTCTGTTGTGCCAATTTGATTCATATGATGATAAATATCAAAAAAAATTTGAGTTTTTCACAATTGTTAAATACTTATTGGTGTAAATGATTAGATATACACACATTAAACGCTGGGATACCTTTACAAATTGTGAAGGGCGTTGGCGGCTGGTGTTGTGAAGTCTTGTATAGAAAATCTCAAACAACATCGACCGTCACCCAGAAATGAGTGACGGTTTTTTGTTTTTTGGCATTGACGAAACGAGATGGTGGTGATAGTGTAAGTGGACAGTAGACAACGAGTTTGAAAACTCGATCTACGAAAGATTTAAAAAGCAGTTGACGAAACGAAAGTTTCTGATATACTGAGTGAAGATTAAAGACGGTTTGAAACTCCATCTGTTGAACCGCCGCCAGTGAGTCGATGAAAATCGACGATAGGTAAAGTCTGGAAAAATCAATTGATTGGTCCTTGGGTGTTATCCTCGTAGAGAACCCGTAGGGCGATGACGGCATAACCGAGGTTATTGCTGTGAACATTGAAAAATAAATGTAAGTGCCAACATGACCCGAATGGCTAAGGGCCCTGTTTTGTAAACAGGTATGAGGTAAAACTCTTTGTCGGTTCAAGTCCGACTGTTGGCTCCAATTTATAATGGTGTATGTAGCATAATTGGTTTAATGCCCCAGATTGTGAGTCTGGCAGATGCGGGTTCAAATCCCGTCGTACACCCCAAATTTCGAGAGTAACGGTTGATGACCGAAGTTGATGCGATCCATCAGAACTCTCACATTATGGTCCCATCGTCTAATAGGAAAGGATTCTAGATTCTCAATCTGGAGAACTCGGTTCGACTCCGAGTGGGACTGCCAATTTACAATCACCTTATCGTCTAACATAGGACGCCCAGTGCTCGAGTGGGAAATTTTGGTTTGATACCAAGTAAGGTGGCCAATTTACAATGGTCTATTCGACTACCAGCTAGGTCGCTAGTTTTTCAAACTGGAGAAGTGGGGGCGGCACCCACATAGACTACCAATTTACATATATCCGCCCATGTACCAAGGCTGGCGACAGAGACTCCAAATCTCAGTGGGTAGGTTCGATTCCTACGGTGGATGCCATTTTTCTTTTGTTTTTACCAGCATAGGTATCCGATTGACTATGACAATTCGGACATAATATTCGAAGGTTTTCTATACGATTATCGTTTCGGATTCCATTGATATGATCCAATTGTAATGATAATGGTTTGTCACACCACGATGTAATTTTACAAACAGAACATTCGTTTTTTAGATATTTTTCAGAAATTAGTCGGAGTTTAAGACGATTCATTGATTTGTATTGTGAATTCTGTATGAGAATCGTTTTCATATCTTGTCTTATAACGTTTTGCGCATTAAGTCTGTATTTTGAAGAATCAAAGTGTGATGTGGTCAAATTCAATTTTTTACATTTATCTTTGATATTTTTGTATTGAGCACCACACACATTTAGTTTAAGTTTGAATATGATATCATTAAATGAATTGCTAGAATAAAACAATTTGATAAAATCATCGTCGTTCATGTTTTTTATTATGTTTTTTTGGTTCATAAGTAATACAATCGTTGTGGTGTATAATCACACTACTTATAAATAGTAGATAATTTAGAAAATACACATTTTAATTATGGGTGCGTTACCCACCGTCCATGCCAATTTACAAATGCGATATAGGTGTTTATAGATACACGCGAGTTTTCCAAACTTGAGTAGGGGGTGCATTACCCTCATATCGCTCCAATTTTTTGGGGTATAAGAGGAACAGCAGACTCATTTCCCTGTCACGGAAAAGATAGTGGGGGCAGCACCCATATACCTCGCCATTTTAATTGTGGAGTATCATAACAGTAATGAGACTAGCTGTTAACTAGTAATATGTAGGGGCGGAACCTACCTCCACAGCCATTTTTTTACCATACAGATGAAGGCGACAAGCTAGTATATTTTGAGTGGTTCGCCCCAATCCTTTTACCCGGGCGGGGTTCTTGGTTCGACTCCAAGAGAGTGTATGATGCAACGAAGTAGTAACTGTGTGGGATCCTGAAAGACGACCATAGAATAAGTGAATCCGGAACATAGTTTCTATGATTGGAACAAACGTGAAATCCAGTAAACAATTTTTGAATAGCTGATAAGGTCTGAAGAAGCTAGCATAAGTAAGACACGAACCAACGGAGTATCTGTTGTGGAATAGTAAGCGATAAGTTAGTTGAATAGATTGATCACTATATCAACTGATTTTCATGGCCATATAAAGTAATAGTAACCTAACCCTCTGTCTAAGGGAAGTCCGGGGAGCGTAACCCCGTATGGCCGCCAATTTCTAACTGTTATGATTACAAAAATTGATGTTAACAACAAGTCTTGTGGCATAGGTGATATTGTCAGTGTTTTGCCTTACGTTGAAATGTATCGTCAAATGACGAACAACGAAGTATGGTTCGACATGAAACACAACATTTCACATCTGTTTAAAAATTCATATCCGAACATATTGTTTGGAGAGCCAACAAAGTGTGATGAAATAAAGACCATTGGGTTTAAGTGGGATCGTCCAATGAGACAATCTGCTGCCGAATGTCTTGGATTGACATACGTTGAATTACATCCTAAGATTGACGTTGTTGTTGGTCCACGATATATCAAACAAAAGTATGTGACATTATCGATGCAATCTACGCACCAAGGGCGATATTGGAACTATAAAAATGGGTGGGATATTCTAATCAAAGAGTTGAAAACCAAACACAAGTTGAGCGTAGTTTGTATTGACAAGTACCGAGATTTTGGTGATGGTAAGTGGAGAAATTTTGTTCCAAAAAATGCTATAGATCGATGTGGAATTGAATTACAAGATGCAATAAACTATATTCATCATGCTGAATTTCACATAGGATTGAGTAGTGGATTTTCGTGGATTTCACACGCGATGGACAAACCTGTCGTGGTAATGAAAAGTGTAACCGAAAATTGGTTTGAGTTTACAAAAAACATGATTTGTGTAAATAACGAATTTGTATGTCATGGATGTCTTAATCATATGGACACACAAGTGGCTGATCTAGATGATTGGGTATTTTGTCCACACCATAAAAATACAGATCGTATGTTTGAGTGTAGCAAAACAATTACTCCAAAAATGTTCCTTGAAAAAATGAAACCTTTGTTAGAACGATAATTTAAGTGTATACAAAGAAAACTTGACTCGCTTCGGGGGTATCGGCGCCAGTCTAAAATAGGGGTACAAGTCCCAAGAATGCCCCCACATTTTAATTCCAGAGTAGCTCAATGGTAGATGCGTTCGGCTGTTAACCGAAATGTTGTAGGTTCAAGTCCTACCTCTGGAGCCAACTTATACATCTTCTGACGTGACTAAAGCGACATAACCAATGCGCAACGGTAAGGTACGCTAGAAATATGTTGTGAAAGAAGTACCCTCAGTCACCGTCATGTGGTGAAATAGACATATGACGTAAAACTTTTCAATAGGGATGAGTAATCGTAAAAAAACAAACTAGATAGATAAGCAAGTTCGAAATTGCTTGACCATTGTGAGATCCTAGTGTATGTTTAGATGAAAGGCCCTGCCAATTTACGGTGAGTGTTCCCTATGGCTGTCTGTAAAACAGTTGCCATCAATAAATAGGGCGGACGGCAAGTGGTTCAACTCCTCCACTCACCACCAATTTCTGAAACCGTATGTTCAGAGAGCCCCGTAGTTTTTCTTCGTTAGCTACGGTAAAGTATCAAAAAACGATTTGATTTTTATGGTCGGTGCTAGAGGAGCAACTGTTGACTCATTGGGTCGTGGCTCACCGCAAGGTGCGAACCCATTGGTAACAAACTAATAACCATAGTCAATGTTATCATGTATTGAGAAATGCCGATTTCGCACAGCGAGTTGGTTCGAATCCAACACCGACCACCACTTTTTTGGGTGTGTCGCATAGCAGCAATTGCAGGAGACTGTAAATCTCCCGGCCTAACGGCCTACGTAGGTGCGAGTCCTACCGTACCCACCATTTTTGAATTGTGTTGAAATAAACTTGGAGCGAGTGAACTCGGTCAACATAGTAATGGCCAAGTGTAGTTGAGGCTACACCAATTCAAAGAGTTTTATCCGGACTAAGCTAACTTAGTAGAAGCGTCTGCCTGAAGAGCAGAATGAGTCGGAGCGTAACCGACAGTCCGGGCCATTTTAATACTAATTATGAAGATTATAGTTACAGGAGGTTGTGGATTTATTGGGTCACACATTGTTGATGAACTTGTCAATGGAAATCATGAAGTATTAGTGATTGACAATCAAAGTGCAAACAATGACGTGTTTTATATCAATTCTAATGCTAAGTATTTTAATTGTGATATAAACGATTATGATCATGTGTTTGAACTGACAAAAGGAGTGGAATGTATATTTCACCTGGCGGCAGAATCGAGAATTGGACCATGTATTGAAAATCCAATACTTGCTACAAAAACAAATGTGTTGGGCACGTGCAACTTGTTACAATCAGCAAAATTGAACGGTGTGAAGAGGTTCATATATTCTTCTACATCATCTGCTTATGGCAATAATACTTCGCCTCAAGTAGAAACGATGACAACTAATTGTTTGAATCCGTATTCGGTTACAAAAGTTGCGGGGGAAGAGTTGTGTAAGATGTACTATGATCTGTACAAATTACCCACGATATCATTTAGATATTTTAATGTCTATGGTGATAGACAACCTACTAAGGGACAATATGCTCCGGTGATCAGTATTTTTATGAGACAGTTGAAATCCAATCAACCACTTACAATAGTTGGTGATGGAGAGCAACGTAGAGATTTTGTAAATGTACACGACATAGTTTCTGCCAATATGTTGGCGATGAATACCACGGAGTCAGAATGTTTTGGAAAAATATTCAACATTGGGTCTGGTATCAATTATTCTGTACAACAGATTGCCGATTTGATTAGTTCTAACCAAGTATATTTACCTGCTAGAGACGGAGAGTCAAAAGGAACATTGGCAAATATTGATTTGGCAAAACGATTGCTCAAGTTTTATCCACAACACGATGTTATAGAGTGGATTGACCAAAGGTTGTACAATGTGAAGTGATATGAACACTTTAATAGACATACTGAACACCATGGATGTTCCTATATTAAGGAAACATGATCTGGGATGGTTGAAGAGAAATCTTGCTGTAAGAAACAGAAATCACCCAGACTTTTATAGAGCAATGACAATCATTCATGATTTGACGAAGAAAAAAATTGACAAATCTGATGATGATGGTAATATGAGTACAGTTCATTGAAATATGACACAAAGTTTTTAAAAAGGTGACATCAATATTTGCGGTGCACCTGGCGGAACTAGATAGATCTTGGAGTAGGGCACGAAACAAGAGAACGAAGGTGAAATCCTAGGGAAACCATTTATGCAAGTGAAGCCACAATAGACGGGCACCCGGCTCTTAACCGGACGATTCGTGTGGGAGCATTACCCACCACTTGCACCAATTTTATGGGATTCAAGCATTAAGAGTGATGCAGTAGGCTTTTAACCTTCAGAACACGGGGCAGTACCGTGGAGTCCCACCAGATTTTCAATGCTCCTATACGATAATGTAGTCCCTGTGCCTGATTAGCGCAGTGTCGTGGTTCAAGTCCACGTAGGAGTACCAATTTATGGAGTCGAAGCCACAATAGACGGGCACCCGGCTTTTAACCGGAATATTCGTGTGGGAGCATTACCCACCGGCTCCACCAATTTCAACGGGTAACTGGCCCCGAAAGTGACTGCCGACCGGTACATTCGGTAAAACACAGAGACAGCTTGGAGAGTACAGCACCAATTTTAATAGAGGGGTTTGGTAGTTAAAAACCGTCAAAGTCAGGGAAAACTACAAGTCGAGATAGATATAAATGAACGTATCGTGAAATCCTTAACGCAAACAATTTTGATGGTGTTATGGACTAGAACATTCGGGATAGTCGGGGGACGAAAATCTTCCTATTACGGGTTCGAATCCCGTTAACACCACTGATTTTTTGAAATCATTGAGGGGTCAGTGCATAGATCAGTTCGGGTAGTGGAGTAATTACCATGAGCCAAAGATTAATACGAATAAGGTATTGGCTGATAGCGACCTGAGTTTCAAAATTAATTTCAATTGTCCCGTAGCTCAGTTGGTTTAGAGCAATGTGTTGATAACGCATGGGTCGTCGGTTCAAGTCCGACCGGGACAACCAAATTTTAATATAATGCTATACTTTTGAGCTATAACTTACTATTTATTCGTATGGATAAATGTAAACTTGAAAATGAAATAAATAATGGACTTTCAATCAGTGAAATTTCCAAAAAGTATAATTTGGGAAAAACAACAGTTAGATACTATCTTAAAAAGTATTTGCTTAAAACCAACAAAAAACGAAAATATTCAGTAATAGATTGGTCTGAATGTCAATCACTTTACGATGGTGGTTTGACTTGGCGGGATTTGCAAAAAAGATATCCGTCTAATTCTATAAACTGGGCTGTAAAAAATGGATTCTTAAAACTGAGAACTAGTTCTGAGGCCGCAAAATTAGCTTGGAGAGTTGGAAAACAAAAACCAGAAATATATCAAACAGAAGAATATAGAAAGAAAAAATCAAAATTTGGGGGATTGAAAGAAAAATCTGGTAGATGCAAAAAATATCTTTACATTAAAAAAGACGGTAGTAAAGTGTGGTTACAAGGTTCTTGGGAGTTAAAACTGGCATCTTTTCTTGATGAAAAAAATGTTGAGTGGACCAAGAATAAAAAAGGATTTCCATATAGATTTGAAAATAAAAATAGAAAATATTATCCCGACTTTTACGTTCTTGGAAAATATATTGAAGTAAAAGGATATCAAACAAATCAAGATATTGAAAAATGGAAACAATTTCATCATCCTCTGATCCTTCTTAAAAAAGAAGGAATGAAAGACTTAGATATTTGGTATCAACAAAATTTCCTAAAAGGTTAATACGAGAATAATCTGAACCGTGATTGCCTACCACTTTATGCCAGTGAAAATCCTTCGAAGGTTTCTGCCTCATGAGCAGAATAGCTGGCACCAATTTCATTGCCCGTTAGTATAAAAGTAGAATGACACACTGACACTGTGTAGAAGTTGGAGCGTTACCAACACGGGCAACCATTTTCTAATTAGAGATGTCGGTAAATATATTTAACTGTAAAGTTGATATAACGCATCTAATGAATCAGTAAATAACTTAAAGCGTTTGGAAGGTGGGAACTCATAATTCCGGTGGACAGTTATAACGTTTGGCTAGTCCATCTATTTATTGAAGAAATAAATTTAATGCATCCGTAGCTAAATTGGAATAAAGCAACTCGGTTCTAACGAGAAGATTGTAGGTTCAAGTCCTGCCGGATGTGCCATTTTTTACAGTAATTTGAATCGGAATGATATTTATTTTAGACATTTCATCACATTATGAAGAAAAAAATATTTGAACATATCGGTGGACATAAGTTTAAGTTGAAAGAATCTTCTTTGCCAACGTATGACACCACGATCAATCATCCTGAAACAGATGAAGAAATTGCTGTTACGGTACAGTATGAGTATACTCCTGCTGAAAGAGGTTCTAGAGAACGAGGAACTGGATTACAGCTTGAGCCTGACTACCCAGCTAGTGTAGAAATTTATTCTGTAGTGGACGATCAGGGTACAGAATATGAACTTTCCAAGTCCGAATTAGAACGTATTGAAAACGAAATTTTCGACATGATTAAAGATCGTGCTGATGATTATGACTATGACCGTTATGACTATGACCGTTACGATCAGTAATGTTTTGTAAAATAATGCTGCCGTAGCTCAATTGGATTAGAGCGTCTGCCTACGAAGCAGAAGGTTGCAGGTTCGACTCCTGCCGGCAGTACCATAAGTTATGTTATTTAGTATAGTTGTTGTTGCGTATCAGCGATACACTCAAATTCCATGTTTGATTCATTCATTGATGGCTCAAACATTTGATGACTTTGAAGTAATTGTTTTACACGATGGTGAAGACAACAAACACGCTGAGATAATGTCACCATTCTTACATGATGGTAGAATTCGATATGGTCAAACAAATGTTCGTTACAACGATTATGGACACTCGTTGAGAAATATGGGAATTGAACTTGCCAAGGGTGAATTCATAATAAACACAAACGATGACAATTACTATGTTCCTATTTGGCTTGAGGAAATGAACAGAGTGATTCAGGAAAAGCCACAGTGCAATTTTGTTTATTACGACATGGTATTAAGTCATAAAAACATTCTCAACCACAACAAAAAAGATTATGGATTGTTAATTCCTCAAATTCAACATTCTATGATCGATGTCGGGCAGTATGCCGTTAAAAAAGACATCATTAAAAACCATCGATTTACAAGCAAAGCAGACTCGGATGGTGATTTGATTATGGAAATGAAAGCCAAATTGATTCCCGAGTACATTGACAAGGTTTTGTTTGTTCACAATTAAAAATCGGTTGACATCGTGGGACCTTATGGTATGATGATGACAGATGAAGGGAATAACCTCGGTTGTGACTGACCGTAGCATCTTTAAAACTCAAATAGTCACACTTTCTTTGAAAATTTAATGGGCGTGTAACTCAACTGGATAGAGTGCAAGTCTTCGAAACTTGAAATTTCGGTTCGAATCCGGACATGCCTACCATTTTTGAACACAAGGCGAATACTTGTCGCTAAGACGACTGGAAAACGTATCCAGCATAACAGCCGAGTGAGGTATCCACGGATCGACTCTGAATCGTCTCCGGCTCTAAGAATTGATACCATGTTGGTGTAAATCCAACTGTGTTCAAACAATTTCCCGTGAAGGTGAACAACGGCTTTGGGGCGTCAATTTGGACGTATGAGCACTGAAAATGCCGTTGTGGGGAGATACGATGACATGGTTCCAAAAACATGTTGTTGAACCTTCAATTTTTGCCTCCATAGTATAAAAGTATTACACGTCATTGGTAATGATGAAACACAGGAGCATTACCTGTTGGAGGCTCCAATTTATGTCTCGTTGGTCGAGTAGTTAGGCGACTGTCTGCAAAACAGTATTAGATTGGTGCAAATCCAATACGGGACTCCAATTTCATTGCAGTGAAAGCACATGATTGAGATAGACACATCTCTATGGGTTCGATTCCCTCTGGTGAAGGAGTATAAAATGTGGAACGGTAAGGCTGTACAGCCGTTTGGGAGTAATTATCCCCCGTGAAATCCTCTTAATCATAACTACTTATTGTTTATGCCAAATAAAAGCCTATACACATCGTTTCTTGACATGAAACGTGAAATTGAAAAACATAAGTGGATTGAAAGTGAAAAGTGTGGACGGGATATTGGATTTGAAATAGCATTGATAGAATGGATAACCAAACACCGATATGGGTGGTTAAAACAGAAACAAGAAGATAACGGTTGACAAAACGAACTATAGGTGATACTCTGTATTAAGATTTTTTATGGTCTGGTAGCCGAGAGAATTAGGTAGGAGTTTGCAAAACTCCTTTACGGTGGTTAGAGTCCATCCCAGACCTCCAATTTTATGAAAAAACTGTAGAACTGTAAAGAAGTGGTGTTTCACTTCAACAAGGCACATCTGAATGATAATAATATTCCGATGTGGGTTTTAAAAACAAAAGGCGAGACACATTATGTCAATCATGTGATTGCTAATGTTGGGTGGTCTACAAAAGAAACACCTGATAATAATCATACCAAAGGCAGTCTTAAGTTTAAGAATGTCGATGTGATTATTGATGAACAGAACGAGGCAACAATTTCTGCGGCTGTAGCTTAACGGTATAAAGCAGTCGTCTCTAAAACGACCAATATGGGTTCGAATCCCATCAGGCGCACCAATTTTACGATATCAGAAACTAGTTGACAAGATCGAGTTTTTGATGTAGAGTAGTAAGACAATAAAGTTCGTATATTTCGATAACGGCTTGAAACCGAGAAGAAGAAAGTTTCAAAAAGTTGTTGACGAAACCGGAAAACGGTGGTAAGATATACGAACAATAAGAATTCGATGGAGTTGAGACTGTAGCTCAACTTAAAAGAGTGACTAGGAACCGAATCCATCAAATCGTTCTTTGTAAGAAACAAGATTTGGGGTGCTTGAACTCCATATAAGATAGTGAGTAGTAATACTCATGAAAGAGGTAATCCCCTAACGGATCCTCGCCTTCGCAAGAAGGACAGTCAAGCAACTGGCAATGTCTGTGACTTTCATCCAAAAGGTGGAAGTATATCCGACGCTGGATCGACAAATGATAACTGAGGGTAACACTGTAAGTTGTCTACTAACGGTACCGCCGAGCACTGTTGATTCCTTAAGTGGAACAGCCACGAATAAGACACAAGCCAAAGATACGGGTGTGAGACCGCAATCAAATGCTCGTATGTAGATTGATAGAAAGTGGGCAGGGTAACCAGAACACAATCTTGAAAATCGGTGAAGTATCCGCAAGAGAAACACATGTGGTGTGTCGCATATTGTATCCCAAAAGGGTATGAAACGACAAACAACGCACATCACGGTTAGGTGCATAATTAGCTCAATGGTAGAGCAATTCCTTTGTACGGAATATGTTATTGGTTCAAATCCAGTATTATATTAAAAACGCAAAGTCGTTGTTTGTCTAAGATGAAAGTGACTTAACTCTGTGACCGAAAGGTAACACAGACAACGAAACATCCGCAAGATGCTAGTTGTTAATTGGAGTCTGAACGGAGTCCGCAAGACTTAACTGCTCGCAAGGCAGACGGTTGGATGAAGGTTGAATAGTCTTAGGTTAAGGTTGAAAAGCCACAACCCTAAAAAGGCAGTCATGTTGAATACAGTTATAGACGCAAGTCGTAACCGTGGATATGTTGGGAAGCCGATCCGCAAGATTGGTATAATCTAACTAAAGGTCAACAGATAAAGCGGTAATCTCACGCCAATCAAATAAATAAGCAATGTGATAGACATTCGGAACGTTTGTGAAATCCACAACAGCTTATTCTTCCTAGAATAAAAATATCCTCCTTTCAAAGTATTTCGTACTTATCTTCAGTATGGCCATAATAACAAATCGATATCAACAATTTTATACACACGACGGAAAAATTTTCGATCTAAATACTGTAGATTGGAACAATAATTTGTTGGATATTGAACAGAAATATGGGTGGGAAGCCGCAATGGCTTTTACCAACCTTGTTCATGATGATATCAACATGATTGGTCGAGGTGTAAGAGAAGGAGATGTAGTAATAGATTTGGGAGCTAATATAGGAATGTCGGCGTTAAATATGGAACGAAAGAAAGCAGACAAAATCTATTGCGTCGAACCTGATCGTAGAAGTTACGAAACTTTGTTGTTGAATAAAAACAAAAATTGGATCGTAGATAATTTCGCCATAAGTTCTTCAAGTGGAACAGTTAAGGTTGGTGAGTGGCCATATCAAACAACCGTCGATGTACGTGCAATAACATTGGATCAGTATTTTGCACAACACAATCTTTCGTATGTTAATTTCATGAAAGTTGATATTGAGGGTAATGAAAATCATGTGTTTGATACTGTAAGTCAATCCACTATGGATAAGATCGAATCGATGGCAATAGAATATCACGAAGACGAGTCACAATCATTTGAACAAAAAAATTTCAATAGATCGAAGTTTGTTGACAAGTTTGTATCAAAGGGATTTACAAATTACGCTGTATTAATTCGAATGTATCAGTCAATGATCTATTTCTGGAAGTAGAAAATAAGATTTGTTCTATTACAATATCGATCAAATACCAAAAAATGTTTGTTAATTGATTTGACTTTGGTAGTTATTGTCATGACCGATGTGGTTTGTGACGTAAAGCCAAAAAAGACAAAGTTATTTGTATCAAAAGAACAACTCGAAATTCTAACTTCGACACCTCTACTATTGTCGATAGAAGAGTATGTTACCATAAAATGGACACTGTTTTTTGGAACCAAACTTTCGGACGAGGATCATAGACTGTTAGTAAAATATGTAGACGAGTTTAGACAGACCGATCAATCGATACAGTCTGGTTTTGATTTTATAAGACGTAATCCTAAATTGTTGGAATACCAAAAAGTTCAAGTTGGTGAAGGTGAATTTGCCTTATTTCTTCTTTTTACAGACGCGGTGAGAGTAAACAAAGGAGATCTGAAATTCAAAAATGAACATTATGAAGTAAAAAGAATCAAAGAGCCAAATGAAGCTATAAGGTTTGGAACCAACGTTAACATTCAATCAATAAACAATTTTCGATATGTCACATTTGGTCTTAAACGATTTTTCAATTATTGTGACTATAGCAATCATCCAGACAATATTCATATAAAATCATTGTACAACCAAATAATTGGCGAATCGGATGCGTCTGTCACTAAAGCCAAGTTAGTTGAGCTGTATCAGTTTTTCTACAAGATCACCGATTTGTGTAATTGTGGGACATCACCCGAATTCAATAAAATGTGCGATGATGTTAGGAGAGTAGTAGGGCCATTTGTACATCAATATCCAACACCAGAAGTGTTTGGCACATCTGTCACCAACGAACTCATTGATTTTTATAGAAATTTGAATACCAAAATACTTATTATTGATCACAACAATCGGTTCATAACCAATCCTAATATTGTTTTTCATTCGCTCAATCAATATGTAAGACCACAAATGACGCTTGTTATCGATTTTTCGGGTTGACAAAAAGAGTTGAATGTTCTATGATTAAATCATGATGAAGATACTATTTATCATACTGAGTGGACTAATTATCTACGCAGTGTTTGTTGTTATGGTTGGCCGATTCTGTGGATTGTCAGACTATCCAAACGACGAACATGATAATTGAAATTTTAATGGAGTCATCGTCTATCGGCTAGGACACTGCCCTTTCAAGGCGGGAAGAGGGGTTCGATTCCCCTTGGCTCTACCAAATTTGCCTCTAAGTGATGGAGTTATTTCGTGTCACTTGTTGCCCTAACAACTCTTGTCAAAAACAATGACATCGAATCATTGAAAGAGACTCGAAACGAAATGCGGGTACAGAGGTATAAAGAGTTTATCAGTAACTCAGTTAAAAACTGATTGGTGGAGGGTAGTAGAAAACTACGCCCCTAGAGTTTGTAAGTTCTCTACAAAAACTTGATGGCGGAGGGGACTTACAGAAGTAAAACTCTGTGTCCTCCAGAGTTGGAAGTCTCTTAAAAAACTTCTTGGTTGCGGGGTTAGCGCATGGTATACTCTGTTGTATCGTCTGGATAGAGTGTTCAATAACCACAGACGATCCAATTTTACTGTTCTTTAAAACTCAATTGCAGGGACAAGCCGAAGGACGCTATCTACGCTCATAACGTAGGCGAAAGCTATGGTTGGTGCAACTCCAACCTCTGCACCCAAATTTAATGGCTGGGGTTTCAGCAAACGACGAATCCTCATAAGGTTTGTTAAGTGGGGGCAGCACCCATACCAGCTACCATTTCAGAGCACAATTCAATGTTGGGTTGCTAACCTACCAAAACAAATTGATGGACGACCTTGGGAATTGTCGTGTTTTATGATTTGTTTACTGTTCGACAATAACATTGAATGTAATTTACGCCCGGAGCATATCCGATAAATAGGAGGACTGATAAGAAACCTCGCCAAAAGCGAAACTTGTAAAGTACCGGCGACGATTTTAGATGTTGACAAAACGAAAGGTTGTGTTAACATGGTTTTAGGTTAGTTGAGTCCGATACCTTAGATTAAAAACTCAACGGCAGTTTACAAGTTACACGCCAAAAAAAACTTGTCCAGTGATGGGAGATCAATCACCGGTTTTGTGGTTTAACGGCTAAACCACACGGATTTTTTGTTAGTTCTTTTTGAAATTTAATTGCGGGGTGGAGCAGCCTGGTAGCTCGCTACGCTCATAACGTAGAGGTCGCTGGTTCAAATCCAGCCCCCGCAACCAATTTATGGTCCTGTAGTTTAATCGGTAAAACCCCATACTTATGATATGGTAATCGCTAGATTGGCGTAAATTCTCGGTTCGAATCCGGGCGGGACTACCACTTTCAAACACATAGGGACGGGTTCAAGGTCCGTCGCTCTCTCAAATCAATGAGGAGACGTGGTGTAGGTAGGAAGCATAATGAGTTTGATAACAATTTGACCGTGTAATGGAATTAGACATACGGATGACAGGTAGCATGGAGTACGAGGCTCTGGGTGGTTCCAGAGTACAGTTGAATAAAACCATGTCTGTCAGACGGGTGCTAGATATAGCCTGACCAGCCTTGAAACTAGTTATAGGTAGCCAATCCTATCACGGTCCACAATTTACGGGTATGTGACGGAATGGCAGACGTAGTTGACTCAAAATCAACCGCCGAAAGGCGTGGGGGTTCGACTCCCTCCATACCCACCAATTTATATGACAACATGCGAATATACTTCTACTCGTTTTTTATGTAGGTAAATTCAAGCAATAACGCTTGGATGCCACATGAAAACATGAGAAATCCAAACAAATATTACAGAAACAAAAACGCAAAGAAAAACGCACGCCGTCGTGCTTTTTCTATTAACGGAGGCGAATTTGCCTATCGAAGCTATATGCCATATTGTTTTTGGCCTGGCTGTAAAGACTATTCACACGAAGAACAATTGAAAGATCACATCGAATATATCGAGACTCATTGGGTTCGATCTTTTCTTAATGGTAATCGACGCGGTGCTTTTCACGCACCAAAATGGTTTCGTCAATACATTGAACGACGCGAACGTCACATCGTGAATCAAAAAGTTCGGAATGTTTCTAAACTTCACAACGAAGATATTGACGAATACGAGTTTCCAATGTATAAACATAATGCTGATTGGGATTGGTTTTGATGTTGCCACCGTGGTGAAATTGGCAGACACATGGGACTTAAAATCCCTCGACCGCAAGGTCATGCCGGTTCAAGTCCGGCCGGTGGTACCAAATTTCTTATGCCTCATAAACATAGATAGCGATGTGATAGTTTCGTAAACTATAAAGTACAGTGCAAGTCTGTAATGAGGCTCCAATTTTGCCCAGAAACTTTGTTTCTGGGTTTTTTTGTGCATAAGCCAAATGTGTTTTCGATTTATAATTACTATGTATTTGTTCCTACAAAGTGATTGACCTCACGGAACTGTTATGGTATAGTTTAGTCTGAATGTCCGATTGTGTTTTTTGACACTAAGGACGGCAAAGAAATCAATATGTGTTGATGGATTTGTTACAATCACTAAAACAAAACGAGAATAAATAAAATATGAAGAAACTACTAGTAATGCTGACGGCTCTTATTGCTTCCGTCTCTATCCACGCAGCTGACATCGCCAACATTGGTATTGAGGCTGGTTACAACAACCACTATACTGTTAATGGTGTCTCCCGTGCTGAAAACGCTGCATTTGTCGGATTCAATGCTGTCAAGTCACTTAAGTATGCCGACGTTTATGTTGGCGGCACCCTACTTCCGACTGGCGACGATGATCAGTCTCACTGGGTCGTTGGTCTTGGAAAGACGGTGGACTTCAATAAGGAATGGTCTGCTCGGTTGACTACCGACGTTACACGTCATCAAGCCGGTGGATTTGGTATTCCTAACTCGACTGAGTTTGGAGTTAAGTTGGCATTGAATAATCCATATGTGACACCTTATGTCCGAGGAGCATTCGATATCGATTTGCACCAGAACGGCGTGTTTGTTGGTGCCCAACGTGTTCAGCCGTTGTTTTACGGTTTTACCGTTACTCCTATTGTCGAGTATGGTTATGTTAATGACTATGAGACTATTAATGTGAAGGGCACTCTCGCTCGTCCATTCACTACTCCTATTGGAACAGTGACTCCGTTTGTTGAGGTCGGGTGGTTTGATAACAACTTTGACACTGCCAAGTATAATTGGGCAACCCGTGAATTTTCGGGAACAGTTGTTTACACTGCTGGATTGAAGCTTAATTTCTAATCTGAAAAATTAGGTTGACTCAAACCGACAGCAGTGGTAAAACATTGCTGTCGGTATTTTTTTGTAAGGAGATAACTATATGGCACATTTTATCAAGTTAAACGTGTTGGATCCGTCGCACGATGTTAATAGTAACAAACGAGAATACATTCCACAATTGATTAACCTAGATATGGTAGTATCTGTTGAACCGTCTAAAGTTCACAGTTTGGTTTTTGTAAAAAACAACCAACAACCAATCAGGGTTAAAGAGTCGTTGGATGAAATTCTTTCTCTTAGTAAGAACTGTAACGAAAAAACAAAGATCAATGGATAAAGGTTTTCCGCCCACCGGGCGGATTTTTTATGATCGGGTGTAATACAATTTGTATGATAAATGTATGCGTGAATTTTTTCCGGAAATATAATTGAGTCACCATATCCATCCGATTTGATATTCGTCGAAATATGGGCTTTTGTTTATATGGTTCATATAATCGTTGATATATTTCCCTTTACCTTTTCCATGATCATTATCATCTACAACAATTAGTGTTCCCTTTTTAATTTTTGGAAATATTGCTAATAGTTCTTTAAAATGATGTAACGAACTATTATGCGGATTATTCCAATCCACATCATACGAATCTAAGTACAAAAAATCAACTAAGGGAAATGTAGGAGAGTTGCTAAAATTATGAAGCGTAGTTACGCTATCGGCACAAATAACTGTTGATTTGGAAGACAACATTGGTTTGGTTAATTCACACGCGTCATGGTTTATATCAATTGTGGTAAACGAACCAGACCGTTTAAAAAAGTGTAGGTATTCATCGATCAATAACGTACTATGACCATCACCCGTATAATTGTTAATAGATCGACTAATACCAGTTTCAATGATCACTGGGTTTGGAATCGTATCTAAATACCCAAATATTTTTTTGAACGTACTAAATCGATGTGACAACCCTGTGTATATTTCAAAATACTCAGAATGTCGTTTTGAAGAATTGTTAATGGTTGATTGTTGTTGCTTTTTATAGTCATCGAAATATGCCATGATTTAATATATCATTAAAAAAATCGAATTGATTGTTTTATTTACTACTTAAAATTGCATGAAATCTAACTCAAAAATTTACGTTGCTGGACATAATGGTATGGTAGGCTCTGCCATCTGGAGATCATTATTATCGAAAGGATATGACAATTTGATGGGAGCATCCAGTAGGGATTTGGATTTGAAAGATCAGCAAAAGGTCAACAATTTTTTTGAAATCACAAATCCGGAGTATGTTGTGGTTGCTGCTGCAAAAGTTGGTGGTATTGTTGCCAACAGTACATATCCAGCGGAATTTATTTACAACAACCTTCAGATTCAAAACAACTTAATTGAATCATCTCGACGATATGGTGTAAAAAAATTGTTGTTTTTGGGAAGCAGTTGTATCTATCCTAAGTATGCTCCACAGCCGATTCGTGAAGAACATTTGTTGACAGGCACTCTTGAACCTACAAATGAATGGTATGCTCTGGCAAAAATTGCAGGAATCAAGATGTGTCAGGCATATCGCAAACAATACGGGTGTAACTTCATAAGTGCTATGCCGTGTAACTTGTATGGAGAACGTGATAATTTCGATTTGAATACTTCACATGTTTTGCCAGCGTTGATTCGAAAGTTTCACGAAGCCAAAGTCTACAACAAGCCACAAGTCGTTTGCTGGGGAACGGGTACGCCTATGAGAGAGTTCCTTTACGTAGATGATTTGGCGGACGCCTGTGTATTTTTGTTAGAGAGTTACGATGAAGATCAACACATCAATGTTGGATTCGGTGAAGACATTACAATCAAACAAGCAGTTGAAACCGTCCGTGATGTTGTTGGTTATGAAGGAGAAATTGTATGGGACACTACAAAGCCAGATGGAACGCCACGAAAGATAATGGATAGCACAAGAATTCAAAACATGGGGTGGAAACCAAAAGTTCAGTTACGAGAGGGATTGGAAAAAACTTACTATTGGTTCAAAAATTCTGTACGTTTTTGAAATTTGCCAATATGTATTGACAGAATGAAGAATCAATCCGTACAGTCAAGTGTAGTCGCCGGACAATCAAGTCCAGCGCTATTGCCTAGCTTAAGCTAGAACTGACTAACGGTAAATTTGCTAAAGAACAAACCGTTGGTCCACAAAACCAACGGTTTTTTGTTTTTGAGCAAGGCTTGACTTTTCAAAGAGACGTGGTATAGTGAATGGACAATAAAGAACGACAATATGGAAAACGACATTGACAATACAACGCAGTTGGATTACCTTAGAAACAAGATGTTGAATGAACGGTATCCAACATACCAATACTACATGGCAATTAAGCAAGTTGCTGATAGTATTTTTCCTGAACCGGAATACAAGTATTTGAAATTGTTGAATATTGAGTAAAAAAATTTTGGGCTTGAAACTCTATCTGGTGTGCCCTTCGTAAGATAAAACACTTGATCGGTCAACTGGTGTTATCCTAGTAGAGAACCAGTATGGCGATAAATTGGTACAAATTTAACGGGCGGTTAGCTCAGTGGAAGAGCAGATCCTTTACACGGATAAGGTCAGAGGTTCAAATCCTTTACCGCCTACCATTTTTATCGGAGTGTAGCTCAACTTGGCTAGAGCGCTTGCTTTGGGAGCAAGAAGTTGCAGGTTCAAATCCTGTCACTCCGACCATTTTACGGTGATATAGACCAACTGGAAGGAGTCGTTACTTTGAGAGAGTAAATAGTGCAGGTTCGAATCCTGTTATCACCACCAATTCGGCATATGATGTAATAGAAGCCATGCGAGTCTTAGAAGCTCGTGGAGAAATCCGTGGGGGTGCAAGTCCCTCTATGCCGACCAATTTAATGGCTACGTAGACCAACCGGAAGGAGTCGTCTATCTCAAAAATAGAATAGTGCTGGTTCGAATCCAGTCGTAGCTACCAATTTATAATGGGTGTGTGGACACGGCGAAACTGGAAGAAGCGTCTCATTTAAAACGAGAAGTCCTTGTGAGTTCGAATCTCACCACACCTACCAATTTATGGGCTGGCATGTTCTAAGGGAGCGAGACTGTTTTGCAAACAATCTGTTGTGAGTTCGATTCTCATCTGGTCCACCAATTTTTTTGCTAGTTTGAACGTAACCACATATTCATGTGGACGAGGGGACGACCCCGCTTAGACGCACTAAGAAGATTTGTTCTTAGTGGTAAGACGGCTTCAAACGGTACACATTTTATGGAAGGGTGGCTGAGTGGCTTAAGGCGTCGGTCTTGAAAACCGAAGGGGCCTCAAAACCTCCGGGGGTTCGAATCCCTCTCCTTCCTCCAATTTATGGATGGTAGACGAATAGTTAGTTAGTCGTATCTGTTTGCTAAACAGACGTGGCCTAAAAAACCACTGTGGGGGCAGCACCCACATCATCCGCCAATTTGTGGAACATAAACCGGACAGCCGTGCCGGAACTGATTCGAAATCAGATTGCACTATGTGTGTGGGGTTGAAGTCCTCTGTGTTCCGCCAATGGAGAGTAAACCAGTTAGGTACTGGGGTTGATTGGAAATCAGCACGCACCTTGAAAGGTGTGAGTTTCGAATACTCTGCTCTCCTCCATTTAATAACACTCCACTTGACATTGGAACCGAGAACTGATAGATTGATATCGTTCCTTGAAGAAATCGGAGATTGTCAAAAGATTTTATGGTGAGGTGTCTGAGTGGTCTAAAGAGACAGTTTGCTAAACTGTTGTACGGTTAACCCCGTACCGAGGGTTCGAATCCCTCCCTCACCGCCAATTTTGCGGGTATAGCTCAATGGTAGAGTGTCAGTCTTCCAAACTGATTATGCGGGTTCAATTCCCGCTACCCGCTCCAAGTTTATGACTGGGGATTTGCATAATGGTAGTGCAGGAGACTTTGGATCTCTTAGTGAAGGTTCGATTCCTTCATCCCCTGCCAACATTTATATATGTCAGTTAAGGGTCTAACTTTAGAGAAATTGTAACTAGTGATCATATGTTACAAAAGTAAATTCTAGTTGTCGAAAGGCACGTTGATCAAACACTGACTGAAATTTTGTTACGATAGATACATGGTAAACACAGTTAAGTGTTCGTGGAATCAAAATAATCGTCTAATAAATATAGGACGATAAATACCACCAAGATCGCATGTCGCTATAGCAAACTTTATCGTAACGTTTTTATCGGAGTGTAATGTCAAAAGTAGACGGCCTGTTTTGGAGACAGGAGGTTGAGATTGCGAAATTCTCCACTCCGACCATTTTAATTTGTCTCGCCGAAAATAACGGTTGCATATCTACCAAGTAAAATCGGGCGTGAGGAAGATAGCTAATCCGCGCCGTTTGGGACGGCGAGACACCGGGAGCAATACCCGGACGCCCGACCATTTATTGGGGTTTAGTATAAAAGTATTATGGCTCGCTTTGAACGAGAGGACGGTGGAGCATTACCATCAACCCCAGCCAAATTAATAATCAGCGTGTAGACCAACATTAAAGAGTCAATTCCCACAAGGGAACAATGAGTGTGGCTTGAAAGAGATGTCTATGTGACAGGTGAAAATCCCACTACGCTGACCATTTATTTAAAATCAAAACTATTTATTGCGTAGGAGTTCAATTATGAATATCAAAAACGCAATAAAAATGTTTGTAGTCACAAATTTATGTTTGTTGACATTAACCGCTGCCGGATTTCAAACGGAAAAATCAATTGAGACGTATAGAAAAAATTATACATCGTTGGTTTCTAAATGGAAGAAAGAAAAAAACGTTGAAAAGAAGAAAATTCTTCGTCAACAAATTGAACAGTTGAAAGAAAACAATGTTCATCTGTTCAAAAAGTAATTTATTGGGGATTAGTATAAAAGCATTATAACTGACTCTGAATCAGAAGAAGGTGGAGCATTACCATCATCCCCAGCCAATTTTGTTACTATTTATACAATATGATAAAAGCAATCTTAACAAGTATGTTATTGTCCATATCAGTAATGGCATCAGAAAAAACATTGTTGAGTGAGGTTATAGATTTGACCAAAGAGAAAATTTCAAATGAAATCATTGTTGATTATATCAAGACGAAACCATTGTTGATTAAGTTATCTGCTCAGAATATAATTGAATTAAAGAAAGAAAAAGTTGATGATGCGGTTGTGAAATTTTTGATTCAAAAGTCTGAGTATGAAGAGAAGATTAAACTGGTGTTGGATAACTATGACAAAATAGTTGAATATAACAACTACATATATTTTCAAAAAACATATTTGGAGCCGAGAGCAAAAGCTATGGCTGTCAAATATAATTGAATTTGACACAAGTGACTCTACGCTGGTGTAAATAACACTAGAGGAAGTTCGCTGCTGCACAGCAGATGATTGGGAGGACATAAGTTAACTTCAAATTGCCCACAACGATTAAAAGATTGCAATTCCGTGGAAGCAAGGAGCAATCCGGTTAACCTCAGTCCGTTAAAACCACAAATTAGCAGTAATCCTAAATAACCCGAGTGTAGTGCTGCACGTTGAAGGGTGAGGTTGGAGCAGTTGTTTTTAACGAACAACCAGTAGTAATACTGAGAGAAATGTAGGGATAAAACAGAACAGCGGCTATGGCTGTGTCAAAAATCTTGTGGTGGTTTGACCACGGCGTGAGGGACACGATACACCCCTGTATGTCTGACCCGGACGAAACGACCCGTAAGGGTAGGGTTGAATTTTGATGAAAACATACAAGTTAACAGAGCTTAAAGCCGGAGAAAAAGGGCGAATTGTTGAAGTTAACATTGATAGTCAACGGTTAAAAGAACTTGGCATTATTCGTGGTGCAATTATAACCGTAGTTACAAACAATTTAATTTGTATGATTTGTAATACCCGAATTTGTTTGGGTAAACCGATGACAGACAATATCATCGTTGAAAAGATGTGATCGTTGGTGTATAGAATTATAGCACGCTACACGTTGAGAGGGTAGAGGAGATCGAAGTTGACGGGTTAGACATTATCAGGAACGTTTCGTGAAATCCCCGTATATTCGCAAGTCACGGTCATCCAATTTCACAAACACCCGATTGGAGGATTCCTTAAGGGTTTGGGCGCATGTGCCGCACAGCTTTTTAGCGTATAATAGCACGGTTTGTGAATGTTTTCTTTTGACAAACACTATATATTGGTGTATGTTGTTTTTATGGGCTGGTGGTGCTAATGGTAACACAACTCGTTTGCACCGAGTGGTTAGGAGTTCGATTCTCCTCCGGTCCACCAATTTTAGAGCGCGGGTATGATGTAGTGGTAGCCTGCAACCTTGCCAAGGTCGATGTGCCGGTTCGATTCCGGCTACCCGCTCCAAACTTAACAAGGCCTGTATTACACAGGCCTTTTTTTTATGTAAAATGTTATGACATGCGATGTTGGCGCAGTAGCGATAGTTTATCAAAAACAAGTACAGTCTAGTATCGAAATGATAAAATCATTTCGACAAAACAATCAATCATCTACGATAGTGTTATGTACGGATGGATTGGTTGATGAGATTGACGATATATGTAAAGAATATTCGTGTTCAGCGGTGATCAATCACAATCAATTGGGTTATCCAGCCAGTCATGATATTGAAATTCCAATCGAATATTTTCGTAGGTTATTATTGGCGTCACAATTGATATCAGAAAAATACTTCATAAACCTTGAGCCAGATTGTTTGGTAACAGGAAAAATAACGATACCATATGAGGATTATGATTTCATCATCAACCAAGATCCAACTGTACAGTGGTTATATTACTTTGAGGGAAAAGACATTCTACGATCTTCAATCATTGATAATGTTTTGAACTACTACAAAAATAACAACGTTTATAGCGAACAGCTATTTGACAAAATAATGGGTGGGGGAGGCGACATTTACAACAAGAATATAACGGACAAAATATTACATGAATGGCAATTGTTTAAAACCCGTGCATACGATTTTAAACATTTATGTGAATCTGCACAAAAAGTATGGTATCATGACATGATTGTATCGTTTCAGGTCCCCTTTCATTGCAAATCAAGATACTGGGGTATAGATTATGCAGAACGAACAAAGGATTTGAATTTGTCAGACAGAATTTTTCATAGGTGTAAGCAGTTTTACACATAAAATTCAATGGAATGAACGATCTTGACATCACACAACAAAAGTGTAAGATAGAATTTGAATACGATCCAAATATGTGATAATAGTTATTAACGGTTCTTTTACAATATGGGCGTGTACTGGTTTCGATTCAAAAATGTAGGTGTGCTAGGCACGTAGAGGACGATAGTTGGCCTCTTTAATCATCTATCAAAATATAACTGCTAACAAGAAGAGCAAAGTAGTAAGCTACGACTTCACTTCCCGTGAGGCCGTTGCTCTCGCAGCCTAAGTTGCTGCACATCTTTTATGATGATGTCTGATAATTGTAAAAGATGATAAACATCAGGCTAGATAACAATTTGTTTGGGATTGTTGTTGATCTTCTACCAGACACCATCAACATAAAGTTTGTTGTTTTAGATTTGTGTTGATGTAACAAAAAACAACTAAGCGTGTAGTCTGGTATACTTTAAGTTTTGAAGACGCGAGTTCGACTCTCGCCACGTCCACCAATTTTCTTTATTTTCTGTTTTGGTTATACTAGTTATATCTAGAAAGGTTATTAACTATGGCAAGTTCCAAAGCGGATATACAAAAAAAGGTGTATGAGTTGACAGAAAAACTCATTTTCACAAAAAAAGATTTTAAGGATGTAGCATCTGGTTACAAAGAAAAAATCAAAGAGTTAGAAAACGAAATTAAAGCGTTGGTTGAAGAGGCTGAATCAACATCACCAACTTCTACTACATCAAGTTAATTTTAACGATTGATTGTCTCAACAAATGGCCCTAAGTATGGATACATGGGCGCAACTTGACAAAAAAAGTAAAAACTTAAGTTGTTTTGAAAGTCGAGTAAGGTGTCTTACACCGAGAGGTAAGATATGAATTTGACGAGATTCAAATAGACAATTGATTGTATGCCACAAATGAAAATTTGTGGCTTTATTATTTTCATATGAAAGAATTTCCAAATCATTATTCTAAATGTGACTGTTCTGGTCATTTGTTAGAAATTGAAAGATATTATTATACCGATAGTGACAAAGGATTCCAAATAACGACGTGGAATCTAGGTTTATCCACCAAAAAATTGTCATACTTAGAAAGGTTACGATGGATTTGGCAAATACTTACCAAAGGAACTCTTTGGACCGATTATGTGATGATTTCGGATGACAGTGCCAAAAAACTAGCACGATTTATCGATGAACACATAAATTCCAAATAATTATATTCATGAAAATAGTAGTAAATCGATCAAAGGGAGAAAAAATGGGATACAAACTTTCACAAGAAGCATGTGATATGTTGGGCGTTAAAGATCCTTACAGTTTTTATCTACAAGAAGACCGAACTAATCCTGATCTGATTAAGATCGTTGAGTTTTTACAAGAACGTGCTAATGGTGATACTGCTGATCTAAGAATCATTGAAGTGCCAGATGAATTAGAAACTAAGGATGATGAAGGACGTAGAGTGCGTCACTGGCATATGAGTGATACTATGGGATTTGAGGTCATTCGAGAAAATCATAGATTTTGGTGAGAATGAAGTTGACATTCAAAACATTCGTGGTATACTGTAAGTATAAATCGTAGTAACAACATTAACTATAACACAATACAAAAGTTATGTCTGATACAAAAAACAAAAAGTATGTAGTTGTCCGTAGCGGGCTTAGGGTTTCTGATTTGGAGTATGATACTCCGAGTGATGCAGCCACTGAAGCAGAACATTGGAAGTCTATTATCAAGCGATGGCCAGATGGGTCGGTCATTGAGGTTGTAGAGAAGGACGAAAAGAAGCACCGCGTATACTAAAAATATGGGTCTACGAGAACAAATTAAACAAACGGAATCGGAAGAACAAATTGTAGCCCTTCTTAAGGCTGCTCAAAAATATAAGTTTGCTTCCGAGCGAACCAAACGGTCATGGAAGTCTACTGCAAAATATCGAATTGCACAATTGACTTCTTCGGACATCGCACAAGAGGCTTCAGCAGAAGCTACTTCTTCTTCTAAGAAGAGTTCCAAGAAAAAGAACAAGTAATCAATCAAAATACTACGATTTGAAAAACGTCACCCAACGGTGACGTTTTTTTTTATTTAAGCAACAGTAGTTAAGACAATATTTATGTTCGATACTGTTAATATGCCTAGAAAAGCAAAACCAAAACCGTTTGTTCTTCCATCTGATTTCAAAGAATTAAATACGTATGTTGTTGATCATAAAAAGGAATTGATGGAAAAGGTGATCTCGTCAATTGAATTTGCTCTAGAAAAAAATATTCCGGTTGTAGAGGTCTTCGGGTTTACAAACTCAGATTTTGTTGTAGCGATTTCACAAAGCGAATTCCGCAACAACATAACTCATATATACAATTTTTACATTCAAAACGAATGGTATGAATTGTGTGGAAGAGTTAAGAAAGTTGAATCGTTATTGGATACCAAACTTAAAAACCGATGAAAAAAAATAAAAATCGTGCGGATACGAGTCCAACAGTCCCTCAGAAACACAAAATCAAAAATGAAATCGACATACATGAACGAGAATTAAACGAAAAACAAAAACAATTTTTAGAACTCACGCTGGATAAAAAAACAAAACTGATGTTTGTAAGTGGTCCGGCTGGAACATCAAAAACGTACATGGCGATTTTGTCAGCGTTAAAGTTGATGAATGAAAAAAAGGTAAGTGATTTGTTGTATTTAAGAAGTGCTGTAGAGAGTTCGGATAGCAAGATTGGATTTCTTCCGGGAGAGGCTAATGAAAAAATGGCACCATACATTCAACCTCTTATAGAGAAACTTACCGAACTTACAAACAAAGCCACTATAGATTGGTTGCAAAAAGAAGAACGTATTGAAAGCATTCCTATTGGTTTTTTGAGAGGATTAAACTGGAATGCAAGGTGTATTGTTGCAGATGAAGCACAAAATATGACTTACAAAGAACTTGTCACTCTTGTAACCCGTGTTGGAGAGTTCAGCAAAGTCTTTGTGATTGGAGATCCTGAACAAAGTGATATCAATTTGAAAAGCGGATTTGTTAAAATGATAAGTAATTTCGACGATGAAGAAAGTCGTGCCAATGGAATTCATGTTTTTGAATTTACAGAGGACGACATCGTTAGAAGCGAACTTGTCAAGTTCATAATCAAGAAACTTAAACAAATACACAAATCATGACTATAACAGATATCTCCCCGTCCACCGCTGTTGGTGGTCAATGGATTTACATTCAAGGATCTGATTTTGATTTAACAAATACTCAGGTCTATTTTGGAACCGTACAATGTGTGGTATACGTCATAACATCAACAAGTACGATTGCCGCGATGGTTCCTGATGGATGTCCTTCGACCTGTAACATTAAGATTGTTGATGGGCTAAATGAAGTTGTCAGTTCGATGACATTTTCTCTAGCCACTATAACACAACCACCGATCATAGATTCCGTATATATCGATGTGGATACAGATTGGGTTGGTGTGATAGGAGATAACTTTGTTTGGAACAACACCACAATTACAATTGACGAACAACCTTTTACTGCATCGGTTGATGCTCCATCAATATGTGGCGCTCGAAAGGACATTTCATTAACCGTGACTTCTGTTGTCATTCAAACACCATATGGATCCGTCACACATTCTGTTTAAACAAAATTGACTAATGTCGTATCCCATATTAGAGTGTATGGGATATGACAAAAACCTACACAGAAAAACAACTAGCGGATAATTACGAAAAGTTTATAAAGCAACTTTCTACATATTTTAGTGGAGAAAGACTTGCAAAACTACAACATCTTTATAGCGAAGATGAGTTTGGATATAGACTTATCATGGCACCAGCAAGTGCTCGTGAGCATTTTCACAACGCATATCCCGGCGGATATCTTGACCACATCAACAATGTGTTGACAACGTGTTTCGGTGTTAAAAAGTTATACGAAGTCCGTGGAGGAACAATCGACTTCACAGATGAAGAGTTAGCATTTGCAGCAATTCATCACGATCTTGGAAAGTTGGGTGACAAGGAGCAAGGTGAATACTACCTTCCACAAGACAGTGATTGGCATCGTAAAAACAAGGGTGAAATTTACAAGTTTAATCCATCCTTGCAGTATATGGATGTCACAGACAGAGCATTGTTTATTCTACAACAGTATGGTGTTGTATGTACTTGGAAGGAGACATTAGCAATTAAATTATCTGATGGATTGTATCATGAGGCCAACACTTCATACTTAAAGTCATATAATCCAGAACACGAACTGAAGACAAATCTTCCTAGAATTGTTCATATCGGAGACTATATCAGTTGTAGGTGTGAATGGGATCAGTGGAAGATTCAAAACGATTAAAATATGGAAGACGAATCAATATTTGTACAAATAGCATCTTATAGGGACCCTGAGTTAGTGCCAACCATAATGGATATGTTTGCGTCAGCAGACAATCCAGAATTGTTACACGTTTGTATCTGTTGGCAACACGACGACTCTGAAAATCTTGATGTTTTAAAATCGTATTCAAATATTGAAATCATTGATGTTCCTTACTATGAAAGTAAAGGAGCATGTTGGGCACGAAACCAAATTCAACGTCGTTATGATGGCGAACGATATACGCTTCAGTTGGATTCACATCATAGGTTTGTTAACGGATGGGATACTATACTGAAGTCGATGTATAACCAATGTAAGAGTATGGGCAGTGAAAAACCTTTAATTACTGCCTATATTCCCGCTTTTAATCCGTTTGATGATAAAGACTCGTATGAAACAATTCCATGGAAAATGAACTTTCATAAGTTTTTACCAGACGGACCAGTGTTTTTTGTTCCATCTCCTATAGATGACCACGAACTGTTGGACGCGCCCATTCCTGCTAGATTTTATTCAGCACATTTTGCATTTGCTGATGGTAAATTTGCTGAGGAAGTGCGACACGATCCTGAATTTTATTTCTACGGAGAAGAAATTAGCATAGCAGTTAGAGCGTTTACTCATGGATATGATTTATATCACCCTCACAAAGTGATATGTTGGCATGAATATACTCGATCCGCGAGGTTCAAACACTGGGATGACCATGATAAATCTAAACAAGACATGAAGGGTATAAAAAAATCTTGGTGGGAAAGAGATCATCACAGTCAGAAAAGAAATCGTGTGTTGTTTGGTATGGAACAAGACGATGACATAAAAATCAAAGAAAGATATAATTTTGGAACGTCACGTACTCTGCAAGACTATGAAAGATATGCTGGGGTAAACTTCAAAAATAAAGAAGTGAGTGTTTATACATTGATGGGTAAGCCCGCACCTACACCGTATAACGAAAATTATGTACCGGGTGAAGATCCACAATCATTGCAAATTGTTACAATCAACAAAGAAGTAACAATAGATCTCAATATTCTTCATAACAGTATATTACAAAAAATAACTGTTAATGTGTATGATAAACAAAATCGATTGATCACAACGAAAATGTTCAATTCACAAATAATAAACGTTTGGAGACTATCAAAGAATCCAATTTCTTATTTTGAGACGATTGATGTATTATCCAATAATCAAGAATTGACATACGAACTAGTCGGTTATGACATTTCTAACAGAACTGTTATGTCGATTAAAAAAAATTTTGATGCTTGATTTTTCCGTTTGAACAATATATATTACCGGTGATGAATATGTCATCCATTTACGCTCATTATGAGGTAGATGAATAGGTCTATAAAGACTATTAACAAAAGGAATAAAATATGAATAACATTGAAAGATATTCGTTTGATAGAGATGAGTTTTTGACTCCATTCGATAGTTTGTTTGATAGAGTGTTTGGATCACAGATTCCTAGTTTCTCCAAGGAATTCGGTCCCGACTTTTTCCAAAAGGGATCATATCCGAAGGTAAACGTGATCGATTATAAGAATCACATTGAGATTGTGGCGGAAATTCCCGGATTGTCTAAGGATAATGTAACCGTTAATGTTCAAGGAAATACGTTGACTATTTCGGGTACAAAGACTAATTCCGGAAAAGAAGAAGGATTGTATATTTTACGTGAATTGAAGCATTCTTCATTTAAACGTAGTTTCTCGTTGGGGGAGAATATTGATACGGAAAATATTGATGCAGCGTTTGATAATGGTATTTTGAAGGTCACGCTCAAAAAAGTGGTTCCTTCCAAACCAGATGTTCGAAAAATTGAAATCAAGTAAATCAACTAAATAAAGTTATATTCCGAAACCCCACCCTAAAAGGTGGGGTTTTTCCTTTTTGTATATATTTATTGGTATGAAAAAATATCTATTGAATTTCAATAATCTGTTGGGGTTTTCTGCGTTGTTCGTTGCAGCATGCGCAGCTTTTTTCTCCATATGGGGTATTGGTCTATTGTTTTCAGGGGCGTCTATATCATCGATGATTATGGCATCGTCTTTGGAGTTGGGTAAATTAGTGGCGACATCGTTTTTGTATAGGTTCTGGAAACGAACACAGTCGTTGTTGAAAACATATTTGTGTATTGCTGTTGTTGTATTGATGGGAATTACATCTCTTGGTATTTTTGGATACCTTACAAGCGCATATCAACAATCATCAGTTCAATATTCAATGATGCAAGATCAAATTATTACTTTGGAATCTCAAAAAAAATCATATGTTGAAAAAATAGATGATGTTAAAAAGAGAATCGAATCTCTTTCTGTGTTGCGTAAAAATCAGGAAGATCGATTGAGTCAAGTAAATACAAATACGTTATTGGCTCGAAATATTATTCAATTTCGTCAAGTTCAAGATCAAACAATGGAGTTGATTGATCAAACAGATAAGAACATCAAAACAGAAAATGACAAATCACAAAATTTCCTATCTGAGATAGAAGCAATAGATAAGAAAATCAATGATGTTAAATTATCGTCTTCTTCTGCCAAAGATATTCAGACATTTAAGTTTGTTGCTGATGCTATGAACGTGGATCTAAATACTGTAGTAAAATGGTTTATTTTGATTTTGATTTTTGTATTTGATCCTTTGGCGGTGGCATTAGTTTTGGCTTACAATGTTGCTATGGCTAAAGAATATGCTATATATAGTGATACAGATGATGGTGAAATTCCGTCAACCGTTTCATCTTCAGCCATGGATATAAAACCACAAGAAAATACATCTACTCAAACAGAACCGTCTACACCACCAGTCCAACCTTCGGTGGAATCCCAATCGACGATTGAATCTCAACAACCGATTGCATCCACTCCTACAGAAAAATCAAAACAGGACGAGTTTTTTAAGCTCAATTTTGCACATCGGTAAAAAATTTTGTAGGTTTCTAAAACGAATCACTATTTAAGTACATCTAAATGAGATACACATCATCGGCATTCCCCTTAGTATGAATCAACAAGAAATTTGTGAAATAGTTGACATGTTAGCTGACGCAATAAAAACCAAAGATTGGGAATTGGTTGATGAAGCTTTAATGTATATTAAAGACTATTGCCCAGACTATGATGAAGATATAGAAGAGGAGTGATTATGATTATTTGGTTATGTATTATTGGATTGGTGTTGCTATGTGTTTTGTCGGGCGTATTAACATATCTTCTTACCATTGCACAAAATAAAATTGACATTTATGAGGAATGGATATTAGAATTCAAGAATGATGTCAATGGTGTTTATCGACAATTGAAAAATATTGATGATAAAAACTTATTTGAAAAAGATGATGATGTTGGAGTCATTTTTTCAGAAATGTCCACCTTGATTGATAAATTAAATACCAGAATTAAAACCGATGTCAACACTAAAAAAGAAATCCAAGAAAACGAATAAAGGACTGAGTAACATTCTCAAAAAGAAAGTCACACAACCAAAAACTAAATTGGAGAAGAAATCAAAAAAACTCAAGGAAGACTGCAATCTGAAAATTGAGGAACTTCCAATTCTGGAAGTAGAAAATATAGAAGATGTTGATCTTGAAACTACATCCTCGCCCAAGAAAAAGAAACTCATCAAAGAAAAGATGTACTTCACATCTGTAACAGAGGATGCTATTATTCAATACAATCAAGAAGAAGATGCCAGTGTTCGTGATGAAATTTACAATACACAGATAAAATTTGCATTTGAAAAATTGGTGGAAAACGTTTTCAACACATTCAAATTCTGTTACTTTGAAACAAGTCCTATTGAAGTTCAAAAAGAAACCGTAGCTCACTTGGTCGCAAATATGCACAAGTTTGAAAAAGGAAAAGGAAAAGCATTTAGTTATTTTAGCATCATTGCAAAGAACTATCTAATTTTTCAAAATAACACTAACTATAAACGGTTCAACCAACATGTTGAGATTGGCGAAGACAACGGAGAAAATACGTATAAACTTCAACAGGAAGACTCCCACTATAAGGAAGAACAAAGTCGAGAGTTTATTGATCTTATGGTGACATTTTGGGAAAAGAATATCTCTAAAATTTTCACCAAACAACGAGACATTAACATTGCAAATGCTGTAATTGAGTTGTTTAGAAATAGTGATCGAATAGATGCTTTCAATAAAAAAGCATTGTATTTGTATATTAGGGAGATTTCTTCATGTAAGACTCAACAAATCACCAAAGTTATCAACAAAATGAAAAACTATCAGGCAAATATTACCAGAATGTATGCGGATGAAGGAAGTATCTAATACACAATCTACAAAATAAAATAAGGAAAACCACTCAGTTTTGAGTGGTTTTTCTATTTATACCATGAATTGTTGATATGGACAACGACATTGAGATATATAAAAACAAAAAGTTTTCGGATCTATGCAAGGATATTGTATCCAACTCTGAAAGCAGTCGTGATCAATTGGATATATTAATCAGCGACCTACGATTATTGGTTAAAACTCCAAATGATGCGTTGTTGATTGTACCACTAATCCGAGACTATTTAGATGTAAGAGTAAGAAACGACGAACATTTGGTAAAACTTGCTGCTGTGATTCAAAAAATCATAACACGTCAATCCGTTAATGTTGACGGATCGATGGAAGGATTTGTTATTACGGAAGAAGAGAAACGACAGATTATGCAAGAGATCGAAGGAATTAAAATAGAAGCAGAAAAGCCGGTAAAACCCACTAAAGTAAAATGACAAATAATAATCCTTTACCAATGGATTTGTCAAAAGATACAAATCTATTGGCAACAAAAAAAGATGTTAAGTTTCTCTTACAAGATCAACGAGCATGCGTTCAATATGAACCAGCGGTGGTTTTGGATATTATTTTGGATCAGGACCATCCAGAATTAACCGATAAAGGACATTACATTGATACCGGACAATGGCCAGAAAACTATATTGGTCAAAAAGCAAATGTAGATGATATCGACTATACATGGGTTGGCCGTGCCAAAATACGACTTTTGAATTCACAAACAAGTTTGCCAAAAGAAGGATTGTCATGGGCCATGCCTTTAGAAATTGGTATATCAGAGTATCCTTTGGTAAACGAAATTGTAGGTGTAATTGAGTATCAGGGAAATCTCTATTATACACGAAAAATTAATTACAGAAATTTCATCAACAATAACGCTGACATAGGTTTTGAATTGACATATGGTGGCGGAATGGGAAATCGTGAGGAATTGTCTGATGAAAAAGACCCACAATTTGTAGACTACAAAGGACCGGTGAGTAAATTAACGGACGACGGGGGTTATGGATTTGAGGGTGCATTGGGTCGGTACTTTTTACATAATCCAAATATTCGGTCACTAAAACGATTTGAAGGTGATACCGTATATGAAAGTCGATTTGGACAATCAATACGACTGGGTGCGTATGATGATAACCGTGAAAATGACAAAGGATACAGCAATGTACCCGAAGAAAATTTCAACGGATATGATGATTATAACATAGGTAAAGGTAAGAAAAACAACTTCTATAAAGGTAAGTTTTATGTTGGTGGTGGAAATCCAATGATGTTGTTTCGAAACCGCCAGAGACCATTAAAAAAGAACAGAGATATTCAATTACACCCACGTCTTCCAATTATACACAAAATCGACGAGGATGACAACGATAATCCGGAAAAAAACGTTGGAGGGTATCTGTTAGAAGACATTAATAATGATGGAACATCCATACACATTACATCAGGATGTACCATTTCTAAATTTGTTACTACGTGTTACAAACGAATGTTTGGTGTCATCGGATCTGATACTGGTGAAGAAGTTGATGCGTTTTGTCCACCCAATGCTACGGAGTTTAAATATCCGATACTCAACAAAGATCAGTTTGTATTGAATACAGATAGAATCATACTCAGTAGTAGATTTGGAGAGACATTTCATTTTTCAAAACGACGATATGCAATTGTTACTGATTCGGAATATACTCTAGATGCTCATGATCAAGTGGTAATTACCACTCACAAAAAAGCAGTTATTAATGCGCCTGTAATTTTCTTGGGAGAATATAATCAAACCGGAGAGCCCGCTTTGCTGGGTCAAACCACTGTAGATTGGTTGTTTGATTTGTGTGAATGGCTTAAAACACATGTTCATTGGTACATCCACAGTCATCCTGATGCTGGTGGTGCAGATCCTAATTTTACACAAGTTCCAGTTCAGTTACTTGATTTACAAGATTTAGAAAACCGATTAGATATATTGTTAAGCCGACGAGTATTTCTTACTGGCGGTGGATATGCTCCGGGTCAAGATGGTGTCCCAATCACTGATGGATCCGATCCTACGGTAATCAACACTATTACAGGTGAAGGTGTTCCGGGTGGATTCAACGGTGCGGATCGAAGAGGGCGACAAGAAACTGGAGAATTGAATGTCAACAGTACAACATAACTAGTGTTTCTACGTCGTATTTTCATATTTATCAATTACTATGACCAAAGAATCTTTAAAACAATTGATCAGAGAGATTGTCCAAGAAGAAATTAAACAAACTCTTCCGACAGTTCTTCCACAGATTATGGCTGAAATCTTCACTGGTAAGGGTCAACAGACGACTTCCACGTTAAAGAATGAAGTTAAAAAGCAACAAACAACAAATACTGTTGTTGAGAAGCCGAAGAAGGAATTAAAAGTATATACAAAAAATGAAATTCTTAACAAGGTTTTGAATGAAACTGTGGGTGGTGTTCCTCAAGAAGGTTCTTTAGTAGCATCGGGGATGGGTCAATCTACAGTATCCGTTATGGACCACGTTGATAAAGTACCAGAACCCGTATCAAAGGCATTAACCAGAAACTATTCGTCGTTGCTTAAGGCAATGGATAGGAAACGAGGGTCTACATCTGGTAGTAACCTAGTCGGAATGATGTAATATGGCTAACTTGTATCCACTCGGGTTGACTTTACCTATTCAAAACGGGTCTGGTGGATTTTTTGCTCAAACAACATATACACTGGAACAGGTAAAGACCAACATAATCAATCTGTTGAATACCCGAAAGGGAGAAAGACGTATGCAGCCTACGTTTGGTCATTCTCTTAACAAGTTTGTATTTGATCAAAATGATGCTACTTTGCCACAACGTGTAAAACAATCACTTACCAACGATATAAACTATTGGGTACCTGTTGCTAATATAGATAATATCGAGATAAAAGTCCTAAAAAAGGAAGATGTGGATATTTATAGACTATACATCAATTTGACCATATCTGTAAATAATGATCAAGCCTCAATTGAGATGTTTTTGGAAAATAACTAATTATGGCGTCTACTACACAAAAAACGTTCAAACCCTTGACTAACAAGGACGTGTCTTATTTGAATCGTGATTTTTCACAGTTCAAGAAGAACCTCATTGATTATACCAAGTCATACTTTCCAAAAAACTATCAGGATTTTTCAGATTCTTCACCGGGAACGATTTTTATCGACATGGCATCATATGTAGGTGATGTACTTGGTTTTTATTTGGATCAACAGTTCAAGGAAAGTTTGTTTCCATATACAGAAGAAAAGAAAAATGTAATTGCTCTGGCTAAGTTTTTAGGATACAAACCAAAAGTATCACGACCTTCTCTTACAAATTTTGATGTATATCAGATTATACCATCAATAAAAGACAACTCTGGTAATTATGTTCCAGACAATAAATATGCTCTACGCATCAAGGAGGGTATGCAGTTGGTTAATAGCGCGGGATCATACTTTGTTACAACTGATTTGATCGACTTTGCTGTAGATAGTGTCAATTCATCAAGAGAAGTGTCTGTAAGTGCTAGAGACGACTATGGAATTCCACAATTCTTTTTGATCAAAAAGACCGTCAATGGCATATCCGGAAAAATCGTACAAAAAACTTTTATTGTGGCAGAAAATAAACCATACTACAAGTTATACTTGGATGAAAAGAATGTATTGGAGATACTAGACGTTCGTGATCAAGACAATACAAAATGGTATGAAGTTGATTACTTGGCTCAAGATGTGGTGTTGACATCATATGAAAATTCATCACTAAATGACGACCGTTATATTCAGTATCAGTCGTCGGTTCCAAATATACTAAAACTTTTGCGTACGCAAAGAAAATTTACAACCAACATTAATTCCGATGATCTTACGTATTTGGAGTTTGGACCGGGCAATGAAGGAGTAAACGATGAAGTGATTGTTCCATCGGCTGAAATACTAGGTGTTAGTCTTAGTAATCTAAGAACACTAAATGTTTCCGTTGATCCAACAAATATTATCAATTCAGATTCATTCGGAATATATCCAAAAAAAGACACACAATTTATTGTCAGATATTTGGTAGGCGGAGGCATCGAATCCAATAGTCAAACAGGAGATATTAAAAACATTGTTAGTGTTGAATACGAAAACGATTTAACTTTATTGACCACCGCTGAACAAAACTTGTTTCAGGTGGTGAAGAACTCTTTGGCTGTGGAAAATAATGTTCCAGCTGTCGGAGGCGACGGACCAGAATCATCTGATGAAATCAAACAAAATGCCACAGCATTTTTCTCTGCACAAAATCGTGTGGTTACAGCGGATGATTATATTTCTCGCGTATATGCAATGCCTGCCAAATTTGGTTCTATAGCTAAAGCCACTGTCATATCTGATAATAATTTGAATGCAAATTCAATCGTAAGTGGTGTGTTGACGCAAGAAAATACGGTTAAATCTGATCGTGTAATCAGTGGTAATTTGAAAAATCCATTTTCAATTAACATATATTTGCTTTCATACGATCAAAACAAAAACTTGACCAAACCAAACGTAGCATTGTTAAACAATGTTAGACAATATCTTAGCTTATATAGAATGATGACCGATGGTATCAATTTAATAGAAGGTTATGTTGTTAATGTGGGGGTTGAGTTTAGAATTGTAACATACAATAACTTTAACAAAAAAGAAGTATTAGTTAATTGTGTAAACGCTGTCAAACAATTTTTTAATATTGATTTGTGGGGTTTTTCACAACCAATCAATTTGAGTCAGTTGGAGCTTGAGATTGCAAAGGTTGAAGGAGTTCAGTCAGTTGCTTATCTCAAATTGTCTAATTTGACTACAAAAGATGGCGAATATTCTCCTATTGAATACAACATTGATGCAGCAACGGTAAATAAAATTGTTTATCCATCGTTGGATCCGTGTGTATTTGAATTGAAATATCCAGACGTAGACATAAAAGCAACAGCAGTATAATATGCACCATTTCATATTTCCATCAAAAGACACCTACATAACCAATCTCAACGGATTGGAAAATAAAAACTTTGGTATTGATGAAATACTAACTGTGGCCGGTCAGTCATATACAATCAATTCTATAACCAAATATCAGTCGGCTAGTATTTCATCATCTGGTACGTTTTTGGAAAATCTGATAAACTTCACAGGGTCCGTTGATGCATATTTTTCGGGCAGTACGGTAAATACTATCATTTCTGATATTTCCACTGAAACTACCGTTGTTAATGGTACGGTTATTGGATATGTAAATCCCACAGAAATCTCTCATTCTAACTTTACTACATCCAACTTTACCGGAACTTTTACTGGTAGTTTGTATGGTTATGTATCATCGGCTACAATAAATGGTACAACGTACACAAATCAATTGGTGTCCACACTTAATAATGTTAGCGGCAGTGTCACACAATTGTCGGGAAGTCTTTCAGGATCAGCAATTTTAGGACAAATTTCTGGTAGTTTGACCGGAGTTGTTCATGAATTTTCTGGTAGCATGAATTTGGTATCAGGAACGTTATTAGGATCGGTTGTCGGGTCGTATTCATATTACAACCCAAGATTTAAGACAACAACAAAATCCTCTTTATCACGAACGATGTTAAAGTTTAATATCACATCAATATCAAGTTCGATACGAAATGGTGATATTCAAGATCCTAAATTTGTTCTGAGACTAAATGTTTTGGAACAACAAGAACTTCCATTCGAATACACCGTTTATGCATATCCGATCAGTCAAAGTTGGGAAATGGGCGATGGAAGATTCGCTGAATATGGATCGGATTTGGGTGCAAGTTGGAACTACAGAAACGTAAGTGGTGGTCAATTGTGGCATGGATTGAATCCGACCACTATTACGGGTAATTATTTAACCAGTTCTGCATACAAAGAACAAGTATTCAATAATGGCGGGGCTACTTGGTATTACAGTATTCCAAATACATTTGTAGAACCAACATCAAGTATATCTACATCATTTTTTACCGTAGAATCGTCGTCGCCTACATTCGAACAACAGTATTCCTCAAGTTTATCTTCAAATCTGTCATCTAGTTTCAATAACATATTGTCATCGAGTTTGTATTCTGTTATTTCAGAATCAAATGCATATCAAACAAATGTAGACAATGCATATGATTTATTGACATCGATTGCAGATCCTACATATCAAAATACCTCAAGCAGTATTGCTGATTATTTACTCACTGTCAATACAACCGCGTCGGTCCCATGTAATAGCTGTTCATTGTATCAACAAGAATACAGTTCAAGCACATTATTTGTAAACCACTTGAGTGCTAGTATTCAAACTATTCTTCACGATTCTTCTTCAGCAAAATCATATGGTGATTTGGCATCAACGTATTATTTGCAACTGTCAAGTAGTATGTATGGATCTTCACCGACGACATTTAATCAAGTATACACAATACTAAACGGATGGGTAGCAAATGCTGATTCTGCTAGTTTGTATGCTACAAATGTTAATAACACATATTTGGATTTTTCATCGAGTCTATCAGATATGTTAGGGACCACGGATCCTTATTTGATTTATGTGAGTCAGAGTATGTCACCGTCGTTAGTTACCAGTTCGTTAAGTTTATTGAACGCACAGTTTTCTTCTAGTGCTACAGATGCATTTTCATCGAGTCTAATTGAATATATCAACAATCAAATATCTATCGTTGAGACACAAACATCATCAAGTGTTTCCGGGTCACTGACACAATCATTCACGGCGCCATTTTATGATTCAATTGTAGCAGGTGGGTCATTGATAACCTCTCAAAGTTTTGATTATGAATCATCTGATATTAAGATGGATATTACTCCTATCGTAAAATCGTGGATTGCAGGGGCAATTCCAAACGAAGGACTGATTTTGCTTACATCCGAAGAACTCACCGTAAATACGTCGTCAAACGGAATGTTGGGATTCTACAGCAAAGAAACCAATACAATTTATTCCCCTCATATTGATGTAGTATGGGACGACAGTACATTTGTTACAAGCAGTTTACAACCATTGGACACCGATGTTCCTTATGTTGTCACCGTCAAAAATCTTAAAAAAGAATATCAACACGATAGTGTTGTCAGAATAAATGTTTTTGCTAGAGACAAATTTCCACTCAAGAATTTTGTTAAAGCAACACAACAATCTGCACATCTAACACCAAAATATCTACCAGAAACTACTTATTATTCTATACGAGATACAGAAACAGAAGAAGTCATTATTGATTTCGACGAAGGTACTAAATTAAGCTGTGATTCAAATGGTAACTATTTTATGTTAGACATGACGGGTCTTCCACAAGAAAGATATTTCAAGATTCTCATAAAGACTGTCATAAATGGAGCCGTCGAAGTGACAGATAACAATACTTATTTCAAAGTTGTTCGATAATGAATGCAACACAAAGTAATTTTACAAATACAGGTGAATATAACAATCAGTTTGACGAATTCGGAAACTTAATCATAATTGAGGGATCCGAAAAATATCTTGCTGTTGTGTTGACCGACGAGGTATTTGATAACAATTCGGTTTCAAATATTTTTACGGTTGATATTGAAGAGTTTAAAGATGTGGTTTCTACACCAAATCCTAAAGTTGTTGCACTTGAATCCGAAAAGTCTTTATTACAAAAGAAAATTTCCGATTTAACGTCACAACTTTCAAAATCAAATCCTTCGGAAAAAGAGGCATTGGTTAATGCTAGCAAAAATGTGATTATATCCCTTCGTATAAAAGCCGGAGAAGGGCAATTTCCAGAGGATTTTAATTCTTCTTTCCCATATTTGCCGTTGTATTCAAATGAGGCAAAAAGTTCAGATGCATCAGGAATTAACTCGTCACCAGAACAACAAACATCATCTACACAAAATACAACACAGACTGTTTCATCCGTATCAAATTCTGTGACATCTGATTTGGTGGTTGGTGATGCGTGTCCAAAACAGATTGATTTGCAACTTGTTCCACCAACTGAATATAAAACGCCCGGCCCTTTACCAGTTCTTCCAAAAGCACCGGATCTTCCGAAGCCAATGGCACAACCAACAGTTGTACAAATGCCTATACATCAAATGGCTGTACAATCTGTTTCTCCAGCCACAGAAGAACCATGTGCAGAAAAATTCTATCAATATGGAAAATACAATGGTATATGGGAGTCTCTTGGACTACCAACTAGTCCTTTGATATCAATCTATGGTGTTTATAGTACAAAAGTTACTGAATCTTATACGCAAGAATCGTCAGATACACTTTCATATCAAGTCTACATTCCAAATGATGGCGACTATACTATTAAGTTCTCAGCCGATAATTCTGGATATATAGATATTGATGGTGTACGTATGATTGATTTGAGTAATGTGACGAGTGCATCACCATACAATACACAAGTTTCTGCTTATTTGGATGATCATTCTGTTACTAAACCATTGACTGCCGGTTGGAAAACTGTAAATTTGTTTTACAAAAACTGGGGCGGACCACACTCGGTTGCGGCGACCATATCATATCAAGGGCGTTTGATTTGGACTTCAAGACAGGCATATAATGCTAAAGACTATAAAGAGTGTCGTGGTAGTGTCGAATCTCCATCAAAGTTTAGTTGTAGTAACCCATCATCAACTAAAGTATATAGTTTTGAAGGAAACGTCGATGCTACGTTGAAAATTACTCTTAAAGGAAAGACTGTATCATATAGCAATGAAGCTAACCATGGTATTTTGAGAAAGACATCTACCTTTTTCAATGATGGATTGGACACTATTGAACCGGGATTGACGTTAAAAATGATCAGTGGACGTGGATCAGCAACTATTTCTCAACAACCATTATCAACAAACAATTATACAGCCATCATTGATATCACTGATCGAGAAGGCGGTGAAGACAACTATAAGTTTGAGTTATATCAAGTATGTTGTCCATCGTCAGCATCTCCTATTATATTAGTAGATGATTCTGCTTCTAGACTTAGAACTCGACAATCAAATGATAGATTCAATACAAGAAGACTTTAATTATGTCATTTCCATATCCAACGGTAACTAACTATACTGATCAAGTAAATTACGCTTCGTATCTTACTACCGATATTTCATCGTTGATGAAACGTGGTCCTACACAAGAAAAGTTTTTTGGATCACAAGAAGATGATTATATCGAATTATCAGTGTTTGATTCTTCTGACAACTTGAACGTTTGGAAACCAATTGTTCAACCTCCAAACTATCAAACTCGGAACATAGAATATCAAGATTTGCAGAACAATACGTTAAAAGTGACGTATGAAGAGTTTATACCATCGTTTGTAGTATATGAAAATACTAAGATTTTATTGGATCCGAAATCTGATTTACTCAATCTTGGTATTACAAATGGTAGTTACAAACTTGCATATGCATTTCACTCCAATATTGTTGGATCTTATGATAAACAATGTTTGTTGATCAAACAAATTTCGCCATCAAGAAAAGAAATTAAAGCAATTTTGTTGCTTGACAAAGAAAACTTTACCGATACTGATAAGCGAGAATTTCAAAGCGAGTTCGATTGTTATGTTCAATCCAAAATCGAAGCACGGGATATTTTACCCGCGTTCGAAACATATTTGAAACAAACATATCTGTTGAATTTTGTAAATACTGCTAGTGATGCAGTAAAATCGTCATTCGGGCGAGCATATGCCGTCAATGGGTCGGATGGATTGTTGAAGTTATTGAATGAAATATACAACGGGTATCAATTGATTGCATCTGATGTTAATGGTGTTCAGAAGAATCAAAATTTCATTGGAATTTCACAATATGTGATGTTGATGTTGTATGAAAACTACAACAATTGTTTTACTCATGAACAATATTCTAAGATTCTAGAAGCGATTGTCAACGAGACTATTGCTCTTAGATTGAATTCAATTCAAAATACCAACAATATTGATACTGAGATTTGCAAAACGTATTTGTTTGACATATTTAACGGACAAATCCAAACATATTTGTCATTGGTTAACCAAGATTATCAATCCAAATACGTTGGTCCTCTCAGAAACTCCGTAAATTTTGGACAAAATCAATCGATAAAAATTTTATCAATCAAGCCATTTTCAGATGGAAGTTTGGTAATCAAACTTCAATCACCTTTGCCTACGACGTTCGGAATCAATACAACGTTTTGGATTACAAACACAGCGTTGAATCCGATTGTCCAAACGGTGGTACTGGTTGATCTTCCAAAATACGACACATTCTCGATTAAGCCTGCTAATTTTAATCTGAAGATAAATGATAAGCGTACCTCCAATACTATCACACTAAATTCTACAAGTGATTTGTCGGATGCTACAGACGTTGATTTGATTCTAAAACAACGGTTCTCCACCATAAACGTGGATTATTCTAAGTTTGAAAATTTTGTGGTATACTCTTCAGCAAAAACACGCATCACGATCTATAAAAACAAACTTAAGCAGATTGAGATTAAAAATGCATCAATCACTCAACTTCAACAACTTTCATATTCTGATGCATATACATTGGCAAAAATTGATAGCTTAACAAAAGAAATTGATGATATCAAACTTTCTTTTGATGGATATGAGTATTATTTGTGGACGAATGATTTTTACAATAGTTTTGATCGTTTTCCAAAATCATATGAAGACGATGCGGATGAATATGATGCAAATAATCGTGATGGGCTGATCAATAATTTGCCACAATATCTATTGAATGATGTAAGAAATGATGACTTTTTGATATTCCTTTCGATGATAGGTCATCATTTTGACAACATTTATATCTACATCGACAAGTTTCCGATGTTGACCTACAACAAAGGAGGACTTGAAAATTCAATACCGAATAATGTATTGGATGGAATGCTTGCATCATTTGGTTGGAAGATGGAATCATTAGTCAATGATACGTCGTTGGTTACTAACTATATAAAAGGAACCAACACAACATCGATTTCGGATAAAGCGAATGTAATAAACAATCGTATTTTAAACTCACTGCCTGCAATATTAAAATCCAAAGGCACAATCGAGTCCGTAAAACTGTTGTTGGCGTGTTATGGGGTTCCAGAAAACATACTGAACGTTCGTGAGTTTGGATCGTATTCAGACGTATCACAATCGTTATATTCATTCGACAAATTGGAATATTTGTTGACCATGACACCACAGTCAAGTATAGACCTTCCATACACATCCTCCGTAAACACTGTGGAATTTAAAGTTGCGTTTAGCAATTTGTATAGTAAAAAGTACAATCTAAGCGACGAAATAGATTTGTTGAAAAAGTATTCGAATACAAATACTTTAGATTATCGCGTATATGCTTATAAGACTTCATTGAATAACAATGGTCGTATCGTTTTTGAACTCGACGATCAACGAATTGAATCAAAAACATTGCCTATTTTTGATGGGGGTGTGTATAACGTGATGATTAGAAAATCATCACCTTCATCCATGTACACTTCTAGTGCAAATGAAGATCTAATACCTACGCAATACGATTTGTTGGTAGATGTCACCGAAGAGGGACAAACACGACTGTACTCCAAGAGTTCAGCCGTTTTGGGTCATAGCTATAATACTGCTTTCACAAATAGTACATCTTCTAAACTTCGATTTGGATCGAACGTATTTAGTGGGTCGATTGATAAAATCAACGTGTGGACCGTTCCAATTTCTGATGACAATTTTGTTGAACATTCTAACAATTTTGAATCATACTATGACAATGATTATGAAAACATAAGAAACAACTTGTTTTTCAGATTGTCGTATAGTTATCCTCGACCATTAAGTACAACCAACGAAACTTTTGCATATGGCCAATATACCGCAAGTTTGTACAATATTCCATCGGTAACAACATCGCCGGACACAACAACCAACAGTATTACTCAAAATGTTGATTTGTATCAGGACACGCTCGATCTAAGAAAACAATATTCTGGTACATACGACACTAGCTCGTTATATCCATATGCTAATGTATGTGTTACTGACACACCTTCAACGTTTCCATATAATTTCACAGAATACAACGTTAATCAGTCGTATAGACTTTCTAACTACGGACCAAACCTTTTGTGGAATAACAAAATTTCTGTAAAAGATAGACCAGACGTTACGTCAATAACACCTTTCCAAAAATCGACACCGTATGATAGTAATATCGATTCTAATTTGATAGGTATTTTCGCATCACCAACGTCAAATAAAAATACAGAAATTCTAAAATTTTTTGGTGACAAAGCTATTATTCAGGAACTTGGTGATCCAAGATTGCAATTTTCACAAAGTTATGCACCTTTAGATCATTTTAGAGACGTTTACTATTCGTCCGGCAACCCACCATTCAGTGGTAAGGTATTGTATCAAGAGTTCATCACTGTGTACAAAATATACTTTGATGCTAGTATTTTTGAATCGATTCGAAATGTTGTTGCTGCAAGAAATAAATTGCTGACTGGTATATTGATCGAACCGACCGTATTGGAACGACTAAAATTTCCATCAAAGCCTATCGGTGCAGAGTCTATCGTTACGGATGTAGATTATGGATCGGTAATCAAAAACGAATCGGCTGAATCAATTATCGCGTGGAGTAATGATCTTATTCAAGATCAAACCACAATTGGTACATTTGGTACTAATACGGAAAAACAAGCAATTCAAGCAAATCCATCATATGTAACACATGTTATAAATAACAATTTTGATGGATCATATATTCGTGACATCAGTTCGGATCCTGAATTATTTGTGTGTGGTCTATCAGATGGCTCTGGAAGATATATCACATATTTGGATGTAAATATCAGTGGATCAAACACATATTTGTCTTCCGTTCCACATTACATTTGGAGTGTACCGTACAGTTCTTCTGTAGAAGCTTATGATACAGATGGATTGGTTTATAGTTATTACAAGGTGTTTGAACGAATCGTTGTCACTCCTAGTTCATCTTTATATTTGGACCCAAATATAGTTGGTACACCACATCCTGGCTGTACGTTGAACTACTTGGGTCACAGACCATCAGTTTTCAGTTCAAATACATATAAGGTATGGTCTGATGATGCTACGCGATATGGATTTTTCAAAAGAAACAGTCAGTTATCGATTTATACGGTCGATAAATGTGGAGATCCAGATCAGACAAGTCCGATTGAAAGTACGATAGTGACGAACACATCTATCACTACCAATAACAGTGGAGTTTTGACAGTAAACTAAGAAAAAATAAATAAAAAAGACACAACAATCTATACTTATAGACAAGATATATGGCATACGTAGACAATAAAACTATTACCGTAGATGCGGTTCTCACCAAAAGAGGACGTGAACTACTTGCTCAAACAGGAAATTTGAATATTACATCGTTTGCTTTGGCCGACGATGAAATCGATTATTCTCTGTACAATCCAAATCATCCACAAGGAAGCGCGTACTACGACATTGCCATCAGAAATACACCTGTGTTTCAGCCGCTTTCTGATGAAACACAATCTCTAAAATACAAATTGATAACTCTTGCACAGGGCGTGGTTTCAATACCTGTGATCAGCGTATCTCTTGCATCTATTGATACACAAAAAGACAACAAGTCTGATTTTATCATTTCCCCGAGTACCAATCCAGCATACAATCTGACACTCGGATATACTGCAATTCTTGGGAACAAAAAAGTAGGAACCTTGATTGTAGATCAAACAAATTCTGTAAATAGTTCTACAAGTACAGTTCCTTCATTTGCGGGCGATTTGATCTCGACCACTTCACAAGTTGTTGTTGGAAATCGTTTCCGATTTGTTCCTAATACATCGTTGACCACAACAACATCTACTACCATCACAATTGTAGGTAACGAAAGTGGTGGATCGGTTTCGATTCCTGTAACAGTAAGAATTTCTTAAACCTATGATTTATAAAGCATTTGAACAAGCCGACATTGTAGCGGGAAGAGCGGTAAAAGTTTCTACCGGATTTTTTGAGGGAGGAACGTTATTCGCATCACAGTCTTTGTTCGTAACAAGCAGTACACAAGCTACAATCTCCGGATCAAACAGATACGACGTATACAATGGATACTATTATCTTGATGTATTTCCGTCATCTGCACAGAGTTCATCTGCTGATCAAATCTTTAGTATTGCATATGGAAATGTAAATGGATACGGAACAAGTTATGACGAATATACCAATATTCAGGTTCGTCCAACTAAGTCTGTGTTTAAACAATACGTAAATTCTCTCAATAACGGTGAAACGTTTTCGGTAAAAACACAAACCGGTGTTGGTGGAACGATTTCGTCTGTATCTCTTTCAACCGATTTTGTTGCTTTATCCTTTAATTCTCAAAAAACAAAAGACACATTGGATCCGGGTCAATTTCAATTAACTTTGACAAATGATGCAGCAGGAAAGTGTTGGCGTATTATCGATGATTCCACACTCAATAGTGGTTCTCTTGATGTATATAATCTTATTTTGGGCGAGTATGATGCAAATGGCAACGTGAAGTATTGGAATCCATCTGTTAATCCTACAGGATCTCTGGATCCATCTGGAAATTATACAGGCAGTCTTTCACAAACACAATACTTTCCATCATACACACTTGCTTCGGGCACCACAACGGGTGGAATTGGATTGTTTTATCCAAAAACAGGAACGATTATTTTTAATCCCGACTTTTTAGCACTGGTATCACAATACACAAGCAACATGGCAAATACGATTCCGGTGTTGAGTGCTGCAAGCAACTATAGAAGCACAGCACCATCGTCGGGTGATCCAAATAGACCAACGGCACGAGCAGTTTACAATATGGTTCAAGGTGTAGGAACTAATACTGACGAACAAATGAGAATACGTCGATCTGAATATGTTCCTTCACGCCATTATTTTATACGTGTAAAAAACCGTGAGTTTAATTACAGTAATAATCCAACGTTCTCATATCAATCATCTCAAACTGATGCAAACGGCGTATTTCATCAAAAAGGTGATATCGTTCAACAAGAATTTTTGACAGATCCTAAAGTATATCCAACGTCTGTTGGATTGTACAATAGTAACAATGAATTGGTTGCTGTGGCTAAATTAAGTAGACCTTCTCAAAAAACATTCACCAATGAATTGTTGATAAAAGTAAGACTCGACTTTTAAATAGATGATTAAGCCAATTCAATCAGATGAAACATTCAATACACCGTTCATATCACAAAAGTCGTGGGAGTTAACATCCAATGATTCGATATTAACGGTTGAGGATGGTTATTTTGTAAGTAGTAGTTATAACTTCTATGATTCATCATCGAGTTATGAATATGGTTATCCATTAGAACCACAAAATCCTAATGGTACTTATAAAAGACTGATATATAATTTAGTAAAAAATGCGTACTACAACAACAGTGTAGTTAATTCTTTTGGTTTAGAAACACTGGATTCGGACAAAGTAGTAAAGATTCTTCAAAATTCATTGGTAAGAATGACTCTTCCAAGAGTTTATTTTGGAGAAAAAATAAGACCAGACTCAGTTGTAATTATTGATAGTTCCAAAGACAAAGACTATACCATCTACGATGACAAATATGGTAATCTGTATGTTGACGGAACAAACTTCATTAATTATACCGATACAACATCTCGTTTGTATTCCGCTCCTTCCATATCATTCACAGCATCTCCTGTCACTGGTTCTGCTCCATTAACAACTGTTTTTTCTATATCACAGTCCGGAAACGCTACCGAATATCTGTGGGATTTTGGCGATGGTTATACTCTATTTAGAACATCATCTGCTGCTTTTACACATATTTATAGCAGCCCAGGAAAATACACAGTAGGGTTGACAGCTACAGGCATAGGAGGAACAACAACTACAGTTCGCAAATCATACATTTCGGCTACTGTATTAATTCCATCTCCAGTAGTGGATTTTATTGGAACCCCAACAAACGAATACTATCCGTTTACAGCATCCTTTACTAATCTTACAACGGGTGCAACTGTATATGAATGGAATTTCGGAGATGGATCGACAAGCAGTCTAGAAAATCCTACTCACGTATATACTACATCCGGGGTGTATGATGTCACACTTACCGCATTTGGTTCGGGTGGATCCACAACTGTTACCAAATCAGCGTATATTACATCTCTGGCTACACCGGTGCCTACAGTAACATTCTATGGAAATCCATTAACTGGTTATGCTGGATTAACATTAATATCATTCACAGGTCTTGTTAGTGGTGTCGGAATTACTGGATATTCTTGGAATTTTGGAGATAATACATCAAGCGCTGTTCAAAATCCTACCCACACATACTATACACCCGGAACTTATAATGTGGAATTTAGCGCATCAAATGCAGGAGGATTTGGTGTAACATCGAGAGCTAACTATGTCACAATTAGTGCTGTACCGGCGCCGGTGGCTGCATTTACATTCACACCACCAACCGGAGACATTCCTATTACCGCTTCATTTACCAACAATACAACTGGTATCGGAAGCATAACATATTTGTGGGATTTTGGCGATACCAATACAAGTACAGATGTAAATCCAACACATATTTATAGTTCATCTGCTGGCACCAAGACAATAACATTAACAGCCACAAACCTTGGTGGGTCAAGTGTGGTATCACAATCAATTGTTTTATATGATCCATCACTGCGTCTACAATACAGTCCTTCTAGCCAATTGATGAATTGGGTCGGATCTGACAACACTGTATACAATAATGTTACTCTAGCAAGTTTTGATACCATCGTAGATCCAACACTTGTATCTGTGATCGAAATTACGAGTTCTGCTATACCAATAACAACAATAAGCAACACTGCTTATTATACACCGTTAAAGTCATTGAGAATTCAGAATCAAAATCTTACAACATTGACGGGTATAGGCATCCCTAATCTTGAAGAAATAGATCTTACTAACAATGATTTATTGAGTAATTTGGACTTGTCCGATTTGCCAAATTTAAAAACTATTGTTTGTAAAGATAATAGTGCGTTAACGAGTAGTTTAGATGTCAGTGGAAAATCATCATTGTTTTGGTTGGACTGTTCTCAAAATCCAAATATAACCAATATCGATGTGACAGGAAATACTGGTTTGTCAGTGATATTTGCATATCTTAATCCAAGTCTCACATCAATTACAGGATTATCAACATGCACCAATGTAACAACGTTACAACTTTGGAATAGCAATTTTACAGGATCATTATTGGATCTGTCGGGATGTTCCAATTTGAAAACTATACAAATAAGTGGAAATCCTAACTTGTCAGCGATAGATGTAACAAATAATCCATTGTTGGACTTTTTGTACTGTCAGGATGACAACATAAGTTCTATTGATTTGACAAACAACCCCGAACTGAAAACGTTGGGTATCAATGGAAATATTTTGACTTCGTTGAATTTGACAAACAATACAAAACTTACAACGTTGCTTGCTTATCAGAATACTTCATTGTCTTCTATAACAGGATTATCCTCATTGATCGATCTAGTCACATTGAATGTGTACAATTGTTCTATTCCTTCGATAAATCTTACCTCTAACATTAATTTGGAGACGGTTGGAGTTGGTGGTACATCGTTGACTTCTATAAATCTCACATCATGTACAAAACTTAAATCACTTGATGCAACGAATTCTATATCTATTACCACATTGAATTTGCCTTCAACTGTGCCTTCTCTAAGAACTGTACGCATTGGTGGATTGAGCCTGACACAATCTGAAATAAATAGCATATTAGTCAAACTTGATGCAAATGGGTTGACTGGTGGTACATTTAACTCGGCTGATACAGGATCGCCTGGTAGTGGAACAAATGCTGTGCCATCCGGATCTGGACTCACAGCAAAGGCAAATTTGATTGCAAAAGGATGGTCGGTAATTACAAATTGATTTTATGAATGGAACAATAGGTGCTGTAACATTGTATGGATATAAAGTGGAGGCACACGGACGATTTGGTGCTGTGGGCAATCCACATCCACGACACGCATCTTTGATTGGTACAGGAAGTATCGAAGTTTATCGTTATGATCCTTCTGTGGGAACATATTCATACTATGGACTTGCACAATCAAGAACGGCTGGATCGTCTGGAACAGGTGGAACGGGTGGTAGTAGCGCAATAATGATCGCGGATCAGTATGGAAAATCTTTTGATCTGTACAATAATGTATTTGTAATCG